ACATCAGATATTAAACGATTAATGAATAATCAACCGATCAAATCAGGATTTGAATTTGATCATCACATAAAACGATTTGTATAATGAAAAAAATACTAATATTAGGAACATTATTACTAAGCAGTTGTTCAGCTTATCGTATTGAAATAAACCAAATTAGATATACTCAGCCGGGTACAAAACAAGTTACATATTATACCCCAGCTAAACGTGTAGGACTAATGTGGGTAGAACATTATAATTCATTTATCCATAAGCATGAAGCAGTCAATCAGATTATAGAATGGCAAGATGAGAAGAAAATGTTAAATTCAAAACCACAATATATATATTATAACAAATAATGAATAAAGGTCCATACGTTAACGTTGAAGATAATGAGTATCCTGTTGCCCATAAAATGGTTGAGGTAACCGGTAAAGGACCTAGTCATTATGAAAGCATTAATGATTATTCATTTAAAAATGATGATTTAAGTAACTTCCTTAAACGATGGAGTTTTAATGAGGTGTATTCAACTTACTATTCTACACCTAAAAAACGTAGTCAACATAAATACTTTAGTAAAACAGTTGTTAATGAGAATAAAGAAACATTAATGATTGTACTGAAAGTATCACCATATGCATTTAAGAAAATAGGCAGTGGTGAAGTTGATGATTGGGAAGATGAAAATGAACGTACATTATTAGTTTATTCAAATGTAAGTGATAGTGGGTATGAATTATTTAGAGAAGATCTATTTAAAATCCTTAAAAAACACAAAACAAAAGAAAACAACATATCATTAATTGTTCAGACTCGTCACGGATATGATACTCAAACATTCGATCTGCCTAAACAGAAGTTAGAATTAGAATATAATTATGGTTCATCGTTTATGCCTGTTCATGAGAAAATACTTAAAACGCTAAATAAAAATAAAGCGAATGGATTAGTTCTATTACATGGCGAGCCAGGTACAGGTAAAACACATTATTTAAAATACCTAGCATCTAAAATCAAGGACAAGAAGGTGATGTTCGTTCCACCATACCTAGTGGATTTCATCACCTCACCTGAAATGACACCATTTCTAATTGAAAACAGTGATTCGATTCTATTCATTGAAGACGCTGAACGTGTTATTACTGACCGAGATACTAACGCAGCCAACGGTGTATCTAACATACTCAACTTAACTGACGGTATTCTGGGAGACATATTAAACATTCAAATAGTCGCCACGTTTAATATGGATCGTAAGAAGATTGATACAGCATTACTACGTAAAGGTAGATTAATTGCTGAACACAAATTCGACAAATTAAAAGTCGACGACGCAAATAAGTTAATCAAACATTTAGGAATGGATCATATTGTAACTGAGGATATGACATTAACTGAAATATATAATCTACAGGAAGTTGAATATAAAGCTGAAGAATCTAAACGCAAAATTGGATTTTAAAAATGTCTTCATTACATTCAATCATATGAAAAAATTAATATTATTGTTATTGATTGCTACCATAACGTCGAGTTGTTATACCTATATTCCTGGATTTGGAGTTAGACGTGTAAATACTAGATTACAACCTTACCATCGTATGGGTGTTAATGGATATCATTTACCTAACCGTAGATATAACAGAATTATTATACCTCGTACAATAAAACGTAGACAGAGTATAATAATTATACCTTCAAATAAAAAGTAAATATTTATAATAAACCAAAACCAAGTAAAAATGAAAAATTTATTCGCACTAACATTCGTTACATTATTTATCACATTAGCAGCCACATCATGTGGTTCTAAAACAGAATCTGCTGCTGCTGACTCAACTACAGTAGACACTATTGCTGCTGATACAGTTGTTGCTGATACTGCTGCTACTGACACTGCTGCTGCTAAGTAATTAATGTTAGTATTTTGATTGAGGGGAACTTAGGTTCCCCTTTCTTGATTATATTTATATCAAATGAATAAATAATAAAATGAAATTAACTCCAGAACAAATACAAGGCGTTTTAGAATTAGAACCTAATGCTCAAATTGATCGTTTACAAGGTGAAAGACCATATATCAGAACTGGATATTGGAATCGTCAAAGAGATTTAAATGGATTAAACACTGGATTAGCTAAATTAGGTCTAAAAGCAGATGAAATAGATGATTACGATGAAGATACAGGTTGGTTATATTGGTATGAATTATCTCCATTAACATCTGAAATTAATGAAGTAATAGAAGAATTTGGCCCTGATGCTAAAGATGAAATGAGTCCAGCTGATTATATAAAGTTTTTAATGGATAAATTCTATGAATATAGAACATTAGCTATGGATCCAACCATCAATGATCAAGCAACTAAATTATACCTTGATAAAGCAAGTGAATATTATGCTCGTGCTCAAGATGCAATGGATGAAATCGAACCTGATAATACTGATCATCTAAGTGATGAAGATAAAGCATTACCTAATAAACCATTATCAGATAGAGATAAAGCAATGATAGACGATTATGAGGAAGAGGAAGCGAACCGTGAAGTACCTCGTGACTATGCTTCAATGTATGAGCGCTTAGGTAAGTTAGCAGGTTTGGATAAATAAGATTTCCTTATTATCTTTAAATCATGAAAACGAATAAATTAACATTTGCAGAAATTTTAGATCAATTCAAACCGGAACCATTATCAATAGGTGAAAGTTGTCACATCATATCTAGAATGACAACGCAACGAACAGGTAAAGGCAAACGAGATAAATTATATCAAGTAAAACATAAGGGACATAGAGATATGTCCCATTATATTTATATGTGTATATAATATGAGCAGTGGAAATAAATACCATAATTACTCAACTGATGAATTTACACAATCAGTCAACAAGAATATTGTTGGCAAGTAGAGATGGACTACGCTCAAATGAATATAAAATGTTACAATTAGAAATACGTCAATTACAAAACCAACTATCAGATGCCCAGAGGACGACCAAAATCAACACAGATACCAACTGAAAAATGGACAATCACTTATATAGTGATGGGATCCAAAGACAAAAAAGGTAAATACCAAGATTATAAGGTAGTACGAAATCAAGATAACCAATTGAAATGTAATTGTTTAGCATTCCAATGTGGACGTACTAAAGTGTGTAAGCATATTCAAAACATTAAAGACCATTTACATATATAGTTATGAAAACAGTTATATTAGGCGACACACATGGTCGCCCACATTGGAAGCAAATCGTAGCAAGCGAATCTCCAGATCGAGTTATATTCATTGGTGATTACTTTGATTCATTTGATAATACCGCAGTTGAGCAGATGCATAACTTTCAGGAAATCATTGATTGGAAACAATCAGGCCAATCTGAAGTAATTATGTTGATTGGTAACCACGATTACCATTACATGCGTGGTGTTACTCAATATTATTCAGGATATCAAAGTGGGGCAAGACCCGCCATTGAGCAGTTATTATATGAAAATAGACAACACATGCAAATGTGTTATCAAATGGGTGATTTCTTATTTACTCATGCTGGTGTTAGTTATGATTGGTTAAAGATTAATAAATGGGAAGGATGGGAATCAGTTGAAGAGAAAGTAAATGATTTATGGGAATATACCCCAAATGTATTTTCATTCGCAGGCCGTGATCCATATGGTGATAGTAAAATATCATCTCCAATTTGGATTCGTCCCTATTCATTACAACAAGCAAATCGTGATACATTACGTGATCAATTTATCCAAGTTGTAGGTCATACTACACAAGGTAAGATTGATACTGAAGGTAAATCAACAGGTGGTCGTTACTACTACATTGATACTTTAGGTACATCAGGTCAGTATATGATTTTAGAACAAATTAGTACGGATAACGGCGAAATTAAATTTAATACATATAAAAGATGAAACAGTTACTACGTAAAATTGAATTATGGATCGATATCCATTTAGTATATTTCCTATATAATGGAAATAAAACACAACGTTATTACGATTATTTAGAACAAAAGTGGAACATTAAAAAATAAGTTATGGAAAAGTACAATAAATTAAAGTACGGTAAATTTAAAACAGCAGACGGAACGATCGGATATTATTTAGATCGTGGTGGTAAAAAACAACTACACAATTCAGACGGACCTGCATTAATCCCACAAGGCGATCGCAAATTAAAAGAATATCATGTATTCGGAATGCCAATGAGCGAGAAGGACTTCGATTATTGGCAACGTAATTTCGAGGGTATTCCTGATTATAAGAAATTCCAAAAAGCAGGTAATCGAGGCGAATAATGAAGTTACTATTATATTTAGTATGTATATTACTAGGTGATATGCTACTATTAAATAACGTTATATTCCCAGGGTTAACAGCAGCTGATTCACTACTTAATATAGTAAGTGGGTTAGATCTAATTGGATTAATTGCTTTAAATTATCAAATATTCACAAATAAAACAAAATAAGTTATGGCAACATTTAGAAGATATGATTATCGATATAATAACGATGAAAATCGTTATCGAACCGATGAAGAAATCGATCAATTAGAACAAGAATTTATTCAAAAGCAAAAAAATAAAACAAAAGTTATGATCAAATCAATTTTAGGAGGCGTAATCGCTTTAGTAGTAGTAATATTCTTAATGGCATCGTGTGAACGAATCGATGCCGGACATGTTGGTGTTAAAGTAAACCAATATGGTGATAATAAAGGTGTAGATGATATAGTAGCAGTTACTGGTGTGGTATTCTACAATCCAATTACAACTCGCATTTACGAATTCCCTACATTCATTCAACATAAGGAATACAAAGGTGAGAATTCATTTATTGTAAATAGTAAAGATGGCTCCGAATTTTCAGTATCTCCTATTATGAATTATTCAGTACAACGAGATAAAGTACCTTCTATATTTGCTAAGTATCGTAGACCATTAGAAGACATTGAAGAAGGATTCCTAAAGACAGCAGTATATGATGCATTTAGATTAGCAACAAATAAATACACTGCTGATGAATTAATTAGTAATCGTGCTGTGTTTGAAGTTGAAGTTCGTAGATTATTAGATGGACAGCTATTAAAGGAAGGATTCACAATTAATCAATTCACATCTAATTTAATTTATCCTGAGACATTTAAACGTTCGATCGAAGCTAAGAATAATGCAGTACAAGCAGCATTACGAGCAGAGAATGAAGTTAAAACTGCTGAAGCACAAGCTAAAATTAAAGTAGCAACTGCTGAAGGTAATGCTCAAGCAATGTTAACAAGTGCTAAAGCTGAAGCCGAATCAAATAGAATGAAGCAAGTAACATTAACACCATTATTATTACAATTAGAATATATTAATAAATGGGATGGTGTTCTGCCAGTATATGGTACTGTACCCCAATTATTTAGAGATGTTTCAAAATAGTTATAGTTAGTTTATAAGTTAAAGCTCGGTCGAAAGATCGAGCTTTCTTAATTATATTTACTATGTACGAATAAATAAACAAACATATGAATAAGACAGAAAAACGCAAACTAATTAACAAAACGTTCCTAACGTGGTTAAATGAAAATTACCCAGAATACGATGTAGAAGACATCGAGGGTGATGGAACATTCACATTGACTAATGAAAATTATCCAAACGAGTCAATGTCATATCATAGATCATATTATGATGTATGTACACCTAATTGGTCTCCTGCTGAAATGGTTGAACATGAAACGCTATTCAACGATTACATCCAAACAGTTATCATTCCTGAAGCCGATAGGCTAGAACAACTTTCCTAATTACATTTACTCTATACAAATAAATAAACATATGGAAAATATAACAGCAATTGACCCAAACCAATTACCATTATTCACAGATCTATTAACGGTAGAACAAGAACAACGTGTTGTCGCTGCTAAAGCAGACGCTACAAAGCAAATGGATCGTCAGAGATTAGAAGTAATACGTAAAGCAGCAATAGTAGATGCTGCTGGATTCACATCAAATCATTACGGCTACAGCATTGACTGTATTAAAGTGATGCGTGAAATCAATGTTAATTCATGGAGAGAAGAACATAAAATGGTTGAAGTTGAATTAGATCAATTTAAAGGTAACTTCTATATTGTGTTTGATGAATATGATAGTGGTAAGAATGAAATCATTAAACGTAAAGCATCAGTTGATCTACGCGGTGATAAAATGGAATGTTATTGGTTAAATAACAATTCACGAGCAATGAAACCTGCTACAATATTAGCTAACATTGCTAAAGCAGCTGAAACTGCTAAATACAAATACGAAATCGCTAATAAAACCAAATCAACAGTAGAATATACAGTTGACAAATATCAAAAATTATATCCAGACGCTGAAGTAAAAGCAGGTAAAGGTTATACTAGTGGTAGAGGTAATTATACTGAATTCGATACAGTTACAATTACATTCAAATCAGGTAGTTATGTTACGTTTGAAGTATATACTACACCTGATAAAGAATATGTACGTGAGAAAGTAGACGTTGTATTCCGAAAAATGTCAATCAACGAAGTAATGGATTACTTTAACGCTCAATAATAAATAACATGACACAAGCACAATTAAACCAATTAACATTAGAACAACTAAGCGCACTAAACAAATTAGTAGTAGATACTATTAAATTGAAGCGCAAGCAATTAATTGCTCAATTCGAGTTAAATATCGGAGACAAAGTGAAGGTAAATCATCCTAAACTACAAGGTAAATCTCTAATTGTAAAGAAGGTAAAACGAACTACAGCAACATTACAAGTTGAAGGCGCGTTTTCATCTTACAATGTACCCATTTCCATGATCGAAATTTCTTAATTACATTTATAATGTATTAAAAACAAACAAACATGAAAAATAAATATCCAAACGGCTACATGCCCAAAATTAAGTACTACGCAGATATTATCTCCGAAGTAACTAAGAGCCAACGCACTTTAGATATCAACACGTTAGATAAAGGTGGAATCAATGCACAAATTGATTTATTAGTAATGCTACAAGATGCAGCATTGAGTTTAGATTACTTCATTAGCAAGGAACACATGCGTTTAAACTTAAAGAAATAATATGGGATTAGACATGATGTTAGTATATGACGGCAATCAGATTGCTTCATGGCGTAAAGCAAACGCTGTCCACAAATGGTTCGTAGATAACGTTCAAGATGGTGTTGATGACTGTGGTGAATATAAAGTAACCAAAGAACATTTAATTCAATTATATAACATATGTAGTGATATATTAATTGATCCTAAATTAGCAAAATCATTACTGCCTACTCAAAGTGGATTCTTCTTCGGCGAAACAGTATATGAAGATGGGTATTATGTAAGTTTAGATTACACAGTGGAAATCATTGATGAAATACTTGAATATAAGTCATACTGCTTAGACGATCTATACTATAGTTCAAGTTGGTAAAATAAAATAATATGCAATTTATATATAGAGTTCCAGGATTAATACCTAAATCACTTTGCAATCAGATAATAAATAAATTTGAGAAATCAAACTTTAAAAGACCGGGAGTTGCAGCTCATGATGATGGTGAGAAAATAAGTCGATCGGTTTATAATGATGTTAAAATATCAACAGATATTAGTTTTGAAAGTAATATATTAAAAAATGAAGAATTCCAAAAGGAATGGGGGATAGTTCTACATAAATTATATCCATTAATACGTGAAGGTGTTGATGGGTATGTAAATAAATTTCAACATTTAGATTTACTTACAAAGTTTACATTAGAAGCATTCAATATCCAAAAATACAATCCAGGTGAAGGTTTCTTCCCGTTTCACTGTGAAAATAGCGGTTCTGGGATTGGACTATCAAGAGTATTAGCGTGGATGGTTTATTTAAATGATGTTCCTGATGGAGGTACAGAATTCCAATATCAAAATCACATTGAATCAGCAGAACAAGGTAAATTCATGGTGTGGCCTGCTTATTGGACACACGCTCATAAAGGACAAATAAGTAATACAACTACTAAATATATCCTAACAGGTTGGTTTTCATTCATATAGTGGAATTTAAAAATTTCCTTATTATCTTTAACCTGTAATAAAAGTTAAACCAATAAATAAACAAAAACATGAGAAACGAATTAAATCAATTCAAAACATCATTCGAACAAGTACGTGGATTAGGTATCTTAATGGGATTACCAAATGATACTCACAGTAAATTTTCAGATCATATTACAGTATGGTTTTCAGAGAATCACAACGTAACATCAATTACATTTGGAGAGCGCTACAATGAAAAGGTAGAAATCATGAGATATTCACATCGTGATGAGAAGTATAAAGTAACATTTCCAATCGACATTACAGATGAAGAGTTAAGTGATTTACTTCAAATGGTAAATGAAGAGTATCGTAAGGCAAAAATCGCCTATTTAGAAATGGAACTATTCATGTTAAAAAATGACGATGTTGTAGAGTTAGAACGAGAAGAGGTAGTTGCTTAAACTACCTTTCTTAATTATCTTTAATCTGTACAAATAAATAAACTAACGTATGAAAACATTTAGGATTGAAACTAAAGTAGAAGTAATCAAAACAATCGGATATGTTATTGAAGCTGAATCCGAAGAGGAAGCAAGGAATATTATCTTAAGTGGAAGTGAAAATTATGAAGGTGAAGAGGAAGATGAATATTACTATTGGGATGGTGAAACTATTAGTGAAGTAAAATTAATTGAAGATTTAGATAATTAAAATTTCTAGATTATATTTAATCATAAGTTAAAAATTTAAACAAACAAACATGAAAAAGTTAAACGGACATGATCAATTCGTAATTGAACAAGCATTAGAGCTATGGGTAGCTCAATTTGAAAAGGAAATCACCGAAGCAGAAGCAAAGGGACATCGCGTTATGTTCGATATCAAGTATCCAGCAATGGCTGCTAATGAGCTCAAATCTAAAATCGCTTCACTAACTAAAAAGAAATAATCATGGAATTGAACTTCGGAATATACAAACAGACTGTCTATATAGTGGAATTCGGTGATGTGGATCTAAGTCATATTAAAATTGAAAATAATGGTAGTGATGACTACGTAGTATTCAGTTACGGTGAAGAAATCGATGTATTCAATTACAGTGGTAGTGATCCATTTGATGCAATTAATAAATACTTAAGCACATACGCTAATGAAAACGGCTACGTATAGTGGAATCTAAGGATTTCCTAATTATCTTTAATCTGTACAAACAAATAAACATATGGAAATCCAAGATTTAAGACTCAAATTATTTCATGTTATGGATGAAGAAGAAGCATCCCCACCATTCCCAATGAAACAAATACGAAAGGAATTAAATCAATGTAATAATTTACGTGATTTTGTCCGAATCTTAGATAAGTATGGATATAATTTGATGGAATCAATTGATATACTTAATTCAGTAATATTGGATAAATAGAATTTCCTTATTATCTTTAATCTGTAATAAAACGAGCAAACATGAGAACATTAAGAAATCAAGACTTCGCATCAGATAAAGTATGCGGCACATCATTAAAAGGCTATACTAAAGCCACCTACAAACGATTAGTAGAAGTATTAGGTCCACCTACATTCAGCGAAGCATCACTCGATGATAAAACACAAGTAGAATGGGTAGTTAAATTTAAAAACGATTACTTTACTATCTACGATTGGAAAACATACGATCGCGAATATACAATGAATACATTGGAAATATTCCACGTCGGAGGTAAAATAGACGCATTTGATTTCATTGTTAAATTAGAATCTAAAATCAATAAATAACATGTCACAAACTACTCCATTACAACGATTAATATTCCATTTGGATGAAGCAGCAGCAGCAGCGTTTGAGCTCCAAAATAATACAGAGCTACCAATGAATATGAAGAGATTCTTTAAACAATTAAACGATTACGCAGCAGACTTAATGGAATATGAAGATAATCTACCTACAAACAACGATTAATTACATGTTTCAAGTGGATCCCGAAGGAACACAGCAAATGTTCGAGCAAATGGGTATGGAACCACAAATGAAAGAAATTGAAACAAGCGGTGGCGATACCATAAGGTACTACGTATATACACTTGATTAATCAAACTTTCCTAATTATCTTTAAATGTAATAAGAAGTTAAACCAATAAATAAACAAACACATGAAAGAGGATATAGACTCAACAGTAGTAGAAGCAGTTATCGCATTATTAAACGGAATCGACGTTGATGGCGAAACAATGGAATACATCATCAATAAGACGGCAATGCGTGATCAAATGAAGGTGCAATTAGGTGTTGAATCACAAATGCCAGACGCAGTTATAGATCAAATCGCAAAGGATATCTACGTTGACTTAGATAATGAAGGTGTAGACATAATCGAAGATCAAGAATATGGGATATGTGCTAATGAAATAGTTTTAATGGATATATCATTAGACTTATGGAAAGTACAAGCAATAATTAAGGATGTGTTACGTAGTCACTTTAAACCAATGGAATAATATGAAACCATTCATAGAACAGAGATTATATACTCAAATCGAGCAAACAGTACTCATTCAACCGAATGAAAGCAATAACGGCTTAGTACTCGTTACACGAGAAAATGTAGATACTACATCAGATGCAAGATTATACCTAACATTCGAAGAAGTAGACGCATTATGTAAATCGCTTCAACAAATGAAAGACCACGTTAAGGATGGAAAATAAAACAGCACTACAAGAGTTAATGGAGTGGATGATTGAAGAAAGTCAAGTCATTCCAGTGGATCCAGGTGATGTGTATCGGAAAGCAGAGGAACTACTTACAAAGGAGAAAGAGCAGATAAAAAAAGCATTTAAATATGGAGAAATGCCTGTGTTATTTATAAACTTCAATGCAGAACAATATTATAATGAAACATATGGTAACATCACCGATTAATCCAATGCGATATTGGAAATTAGAAGAAATACAACGTATGCTCAATCAAATTGAAGGATACGAGAAAGTAATAATCGAATTTCAATGTCAACAATCCGATAGTTGGACTACAAAATGGGATTGTTCATATGGTATTAGAGAACAACTCGTTAACGGACAATGGAATTGGTTATTGAAACATAAGTTTGTAGTTGAAGAAAAAACCGAAGTCGGAGCTAAAAATTTAGCATGGCAAGAAGCAGCCGAACGATTAGTAACAGACATTTGGAGAATATCAATTGATTCGTTTAGAAAAAAACAACTAACACCATCAGTAACAAAGATAGGAGAGAAGATAACGAATAAGAAAACAAATACAACTCAGACTAATAAAACATGGTGGACGGAAACCAAACTATGGATCGTATCGAGTATATTCTTTATTACGTTCTTAACATTGGGGTGGTTCTATCCTATGATAGCATTAGCTATATGTTTAATTGCTTTAGGTGCCGTATTTCTATATGTGCTTGTTTGGTTAGGGACATTATTATTAAAAGAAATATTAGGATTAGATGATGAATAACATGAACGACATATTAGGATATGTAGCGATGGGTTTAAGTATACTCTCGTTTACACTATCAAAACAACGCTTCATTCGTATAACGAATTTAATAGCATGCTTAACGTGGGTAGGGTACGGATACATGATAAACAATAACCCGACCATTATAGTAAACATATTAGTTTGTTTAGTACACGTGTATTGGTTTATTAAGCGTTATGAGCGTATTAAAAAGTTGCGCGTTAAGTAACACATTTTTTTGTTAGCACATAGTATAATACAATACGTTTTTTTGTGTATAATTCACGTGAAAGATGCGTGATTTATTAATTATTTTTTTGTAGTGAACGGTGGAATGATGTTTTGTTAGTAGGGAATGTGGTTAGTTGAATGACTAATTAGTCAAACAACTAAGCGTGTTGTATGTGGAATGGAATGTAGTTGGGTTGGGTGTGTGTTTTTGTGTCATCCAATTTTTTTCCCACCACCTCCTACCATTTTTGTAACTATTTTGTATATATTTTTTTGTTAGTAGAATAGTCCACACGAGGGTGACATGTTCGTATATAAAGGGTCGCATCCCTAGTAGGATAGCCCACTTAGTTAAATGACTAAGCGCAATGCTGAGTCAAATGACGAAGCACCGTTTAAACGTGTTAAGCAGTGGTTAGTCAAATGACTAAGCGCTGCAAAAACAAAATTTGTTTCCAAAAAGTGTCTTAATTATATTTACGACGTACTAAAACGAACGAACATGAAAAACGAAAATTTAAAATGGTGTAAAACACAAATCACTAATTGTGCTGACGATTTATTTTTACGTGGCGACAAACGAAAAGCATTTAAAACAGAATTCATGAGCGCTGTCGCATTAATGAAAGATGGAGACAAAGGACAATTTTGGGACTATGCAGATATATTGATGCAGAAATATAATTAATTTTTTCATATATTGTTATTGAATATTTTCTTAATTACATTTATATTGTAATAAAACATAAACAATAATAATATGAACGTACAAGAACTAATTAATCACCTACAACAATTTAATCCTAACACACAAGTAATGTTTTCTCATAACGATCATACAGATTTTTTGTATAAAACAAACATGTCTGTTAACGATGTTTATATAGGAACAGTATTGAGTGACGATGAATGTGACGAAGACCTATTTAATGATATGAATGATTATATAGGACCAGAAGTAGTATTATTTGAGTTTAATTTGGAGTAGTCAGGTTTCCTGACTATTTTTACAATGTAAAAAATAAAAAAACATATGCAATTATTTCAAATTTTAGGCTCAGCCGCATTATTAGGTGTAGGTGGATATTTCGCTTACACAGCACTTTTAAATCGTTATTTTGAGACGGTGGTTGATCGCCGTGGCGTAACTCGTAAACGTGACATCCGTAATGGACGATTTGTTAAGGCAAATTAAGAGTAACCGATTAGGTAGTGTAATTGGAAACACACCGACCGAGAAGGTAGGCGCTACAGGTTCGAATCCTGTCCTAACCACTATATTGTTTATTAGTTAATTATTACAGATGCATAAGAGGAGGACATTGTCCTCCATCTTTGTCCTTATTATATTTACTATATAACAAATAAATTAACATATGACTAACGATCAAAAATTCGAATTAAAAGTACAACAAATCGAGGACGCAATGAACCGTCTAGAACGCTATAAAGCCTTAGGATGGGGTGAAATGGTTAAAACATCTGAAGCGCTGATTGATAAGTTGATTAAGGAATTAGATAAATTGGATCAATAGAATTTCCAGATTATCATTACCCTGTAATAAATAATTAACTAAACAAACAAAATATGTCAGCTACAATCAAGAACGCCCACATTAAAAATTCAAACCCAAACATCGTACCTGTTAAGACAATTAACGGAACTAAGTACTTACACTACAGTTACTGTGTATGTAGACACGACAATTTCATCTTAATAAACGGTGTTACTTATTATGATATTAGTAAGTAATGAATGTCTTAATTAATTTTACTCCATACATAACAAATAAATAATAACATGGCAACTCAAATCATCAAGAAAGCAGCAAGCGCACAACCAAAAATCGCATTAGGAGAAAGAATTCAATTTAAGTATTGGGTTCAATTACAGAATATAGGATGGGGAACTGAAGTTGAAGAAGGTGTTATCCAAAAGGTAAATCCAGTTACTGTTCATGTAGTAGACTTCAAAGGTAATTTATGGAAAGTAGAAAAGGAGGATATCTTAAGAAACATACCCAATAGCAAGTTTCTAGATTAACTTTACTATGTACATAAAAACAAACGAACATGCTTAACATTCAAAAGTGCATCGAAGTCAAGAAATTACAGTGGGATATCAATTCAGACATTGATCAGATCGGTTACACAACCATTGCTAAGGCGGATCGCTTAGATGAGATGGTGGATAACCTAACACCTGAGGAAATAAAGTACATAGCCGAATGGATTGATAGGGATTAACCAATTTCCAGATTACATTTACTCCATAATAAATAATTAACTAACTAAATAAAAAGACATGTTGACAAAACAATCAAGACAATTCGAACAGTGGGCTGATGACAAAGATCGTTTAGCTAAGATCGCAGCCGAGAAACAGGCTAAAACCAAGAGAAACAGTGCATCATTGCTTCTAAAATTAGGTGTAACGTTAGTAGTAATTGCATGTTACGGGTTCCTATATAATCAAGACACCGATTGGGTAATCGTTCTAGTGTTCGGATCCATAGTAACAGCATATGGAGCCGTTAATTTAAAAGATTAGGTTCCAATAGGTTTCCAAGTTACATTTACAACATAATAAATAATAATAACTAACAAATAAACAAAAACAGTATGAAAAATCAAGAAAACAACACAGCACAATTAGGTCGTCCAGTTAATCCAACTTCAGTAAGACAAATCCGTTTAGCTGAAATTAAAGCAAAACGAGAAGCAGGTTTAATTAAGCGTGGTCGTCCATCAGTTCCAGGTTCAATGAATGCTATTAAAAGCGAAATGCGATTAATGAAGCAAGCATTAGGTCTAGATATTAAGCGTGGACGTCCTACGAATCCAGAAAGCGCTAGAGCAAAACGTATAGCTGATTTAGAAGCTCGTCGTGCAAACGGGACATTAAAATTAGGACGTCCTAAAGCGATTGTGATTGAAGTGCCTACTAAGGCTAAGACCAAGGTTAAATCAAAGGTAGTGGCTAAATAGCCATTACCAATTTAATCCGCCTGAGTAATCACATTCAAACAAACAACACATGACCAAATTGACTAATCCAAAATCACGTGCATATAAGCAGGTGATATTCAGTTCTATTCACCGTATTGCAAAATATCAAATAGAGTCACATGTTCACGCCTATCATATGGATGATGCTGGAAATGTGACGTATTACACAAAGGTTAGGTAGTCTGCGTGTATTACAAAAAGACGCGCGTATGACAAAAAAATCGCGTGTACTAAAAAAATCTCAAAAGAGACGGACGATAGCGGGTCGACCGCGACTCGTGCGCGGGTTGCTCCCACGCTGGCCGCGGTCCCTACGCGCGGCGGGTAGGGCCGTGTCTTAACCATACACACTCTCAACACGTATACAATTTTACACCCCGCGCCTCGTATATACAAATATAATATTTCAATGAACGTTTCAACACTATAAACATAATAAGGAAATTTTAAATTCCAAAATAACCCTTTTGAATAAAAAATCCAAGATCTCAAATTTTAACCTCTACAAAATTTTTTGGAAACCGGTTTGTATATACAAAATGTCCTTACCACATTCACCGGTTATGAAGAAATTAATATGTAAAATTTTTGGTCACAAATACGTGTACAATTTTGGTTGGATGCCAAATAAATGTAAATGCTCACGTTGTGGTCAGTCTTGGAAAACAATTAAAAACCCAAATTATATTCCAGGTAAAACTAGTCCGTTAGAGGAAGATTTAGAAATTTGGGTTGAAGACAAATAGGTTATGGAAAATTTAACAGGTAAGGACACGTCCGAATTTTACGAGATGAACGCTCAACAAGTGCGAGATAACGTCAAAATGGCTAAAGCGTACGATTTCGTTGAAGTAGGAAAAAATGCATGGAATGTGCGTTATTTCAAAAAGAAATATGGGAATAAAAAAACACCTTTTTCAACGGGTCACATCTATGTTTTACAAAATACATCGGTACCCGGTGTTTTTAAAATTGGATTTACTGAGCGTTCGGTTGCGGACCGTGTTAATGAAATTAATTCTTCTTCGGGTGTTATTTCACCATGGCAAGTACGAGATTTTTGGTTCACCCAGAATCCTTATGCTATGGAACAGGAAATTCACCGACGTTTGAATGATTTTAGAGTTGAAGATAATCGCGAAGGTTTTGCTGTTTCTTTTGATATTGCGCACGACGTGATTTTTGAAGTTTTAGGCATACCTAACGAGGATCTCACGTAAATCATCAATTTATATATTTATTATAAACAAAATAAAATTTTAATATGGCAACATATCTATTTAAAGATGCTAATAAAGCAGCTTTTGTAAACGGTATAAATACTTTATTTAAAGATAATGGTTTGGATCGTGAAATTTCCTCAACCGATTTACTTGATGCTTTACCGGGTAAAGCTCAATTTACGTTTTTTATTACTGATGATCCACAAGAGGATGATATTTTAAAAAATGCTGAAAAAACAAAATACTTTTCATTTCCATTTAGAGCAATCGATTTACAAGAAATGATTAAAGAATCTAAAAAATTATTAAAAAAATCCAAGAAATAATTTGGCGTTAAAAGTGTCCCACGTATATTTAAACGTTGGGATGGTTTGAAACCCAAACAATTGGAAAATAAACGCGAAATGTTACAAACGTTTGCAAACGTTGACCAAACATCACACCAAACACGTATATACGTATAAATGTATTAAATTATGAGGTATAAGGATCAAGTCTTAAATAAAATAAATCAATTAGAAAATCTAAACCGTACATTGGATTTTCAACTTTCACGAGGTGAAGGTTTTAATGAATTGATGCAAACATTAAGTGACATGAAGGAAAAAATTGAGGATTTACGCTCAACTGTTTCTTTAGAACACGATGAGTTTTCTACGTACATTTAAATAAAAAAATAGGTTATGTTGAATGAAGAGCAATTGCTAGAAAACTGGCAACAATTTTTAGGTTATATTGAACAATATATCACTGGTGATCGCCAAAAACGGTTAATTGATTTTTATAATAAGTATGAAGAACGCTTTATATTATTACCTGCATCGCATAAACCAGCATATCACAACTGTTTCCCTGGAGGATATATCGAACATGTTAATCGTGTGGTATCAGCTAGTTTGGAGATAGATATAATTTGGAGAAAATTTGATGTTAAACCTACATATACTACTGAAGAGGTAGTGTTTTCTGCTTTAAATCATGATTTAGGTAAATTTGGTACATTCGAACATGAAGCTGTTTTACCTAATCCGTCTGAATGGCATGTTAAAAATAGAGGTGAAATTTATACCTTTAATACCCAAATGGATTATATGACTGTTCCAGACCGAGGTTTGTGGTTATTATCTCAAATTGGTGTTGAAGTTTCTAAAAATGAATGGTTAGCTATTAAATTACATGATGGTTTATATGATGAATCAAATAAATCTTATTTACTATCGTGGGGCCCAGAAACTAAATTACGTACATCATTACCACTCATTATCCACCAAGCTGATTTATTAGCAGCACGTATTGAATTCGAACGTGAATGGTTGGATAAATTAAATGGAACTCCGGTTGAACAACCAAAGCAAACAATTTCTCAACCAAATAAAAAACCAGTACAAATAACTGTTCCAGAGAATTCTAATTTAAAGGACATTATGAATACATTTTTTGATTAATATGGAAATTATATTATATACTTTAATTACATTAATTGTAGCCGTATCATATGCGTGCTATAATTTATTTTCAAAAACAGAACGATTAGAAAAAATTGTTGATCAACAAAATCAATATATTACTAATATTTCTGAACTTATAGAATTATCAAATAAAAAAATAGGGGAGTCTGAAGTCGCGCAAGCATTTAAGTCAGATGATGATATTGGTTTTTTCTTTGAGACATTACAAGAAATTCAAACACAATTGAATTCTTTTAAAACTCGAAATAATTAATATGGATTTAATATCCCCTCCAGAAGAAGAGGTACTTTTAACTAAAAAAGGAACAATACGTAAACGTAAACCTAAAAAATCAATTTTATATTTTACTTCAGATACCGAAGAAGCAATTATAGAATATTTAGCCTCTAAAGATCAAGATAATCGTAATCATATATTTGATCAACGTATTGACTACGCATTCCATAAATTAGCAGAAAATATAATTCACACATTTAAGTTTTATTATACTGATGTTGATACTATAAATGAGTTAAAACATGAGGTAGTAGCTTTTCTTTTAGAGAAACTTCATTTATATGATCAATCTAAAGGTAAAGCATATTCTTATTTTGGTACTATTGCTAAACGTTATTTAATTATATATAACGAAAAAAACTATAAAAAGATTAAAGGTAAAGGTACTTTAGAAGAAGTAGATGAAGATAAAATTATAGTTGAAGATTTGGTTCGTGAATCAAATAACGATGCTGATTTAAATGATTTTATTTCTTATTTTGTTCGTTATATGGATGCTCATCTTGAAAAATTTTTTCCAAGAACCCAAGATCAAAAAACAGCGGATGTAATTTTAGAATTGTTTCGTAAACGTGAAAATTTAGAAATATTTAATAAAAAAGCTATTTACATTTATATTCGTGAAATGATAGATGTTGATACCTTTCAAATAACTAAAGTAATAAAAGTATTAAAAAAGGTATATTATAATTTATATAATGAATATTACGAAACAGGATTTGTAAAAATCTAAAAAAATATATTTATAATAAAATAAATATTATGGATTTTGAACAAAAAATATTTGGAAATAAATCGTTTTCCGATCTTTTAAAAAATATATACGATAATTCTCGAGAAAAGGAAAAACAAATAAAAGATTTAATTACAAGTCTTAAACCTTTAGTAGCCGACACTCAGTCGGCTTTAATGGTTGTTCCATTAATTAAAGAATATCTTGACGTGTCTGTTAAAAATGATGATTCATTAATCAAAATGGCAGGTATTGTACAGCGTGCTATGGCTAATTCGGGAGGGAATGGAGATGGAGACTTTTTAAGTGAATCTGAATTAGAACAGTTAAGAGGTGAAGTACAAAAAATTGGAAACGAAGTAAATAAACCTATAGAAAGTAATGTCGACCGTAGTAAGGATTAATCCTGGAGCTCAAACTCAACATATCAATTCGAATAATTTAAATCTTAATTCTAACTCTGAAGAATTATATGGTCGTGTATTTCATATTGTAAAAAATGATAAGGATTATGGGTATTCTGATTGGAGTAGTATAGGTAAAATATATTATGTTCCTTGGAATCAACCAACTCCTAAAAAATCAGAAATAAATAATGCATTATTATCTCAATATGAAGATACATCTGCATCACCTTTACTTCCATATATAACATTTTTTCCTAAACAAGAAGAATTAGTTATACTTCAAAAAATTCAAAATAGATATTATTATTTATCTCCTATAAATTTATATAATAGCCCCCACCATAATTCAGAAGCAACTAATAATATTAGGGAAGATGGAACTATTATTTTAGGTTCATATATTGAAGAGCGACAAGTGTCACCTTCTTATCCATTTGAAGGGGATTTAATTATTAGTGGAAGGTGGGGACATGGGATTAGATTTAGTAGTACATTAAAGTATACTGAATTAAATAATACATGGAGTACATCGGGAAATGTAGGTGATCCTATTATAAAAATAGTAAATGGTTATCAATATCCTAAAGATAATGATGGTAAACCACATATAGAAGATATAAATAAAGATGATTCATCTATTTATATGACTTCAAATCAATCAATATTTTTATATCCTTCTCGTTTTATTTCATCTAACCCAGTAACAGGCCCGATAGTACCATCAGTATACACACGTCCTCAATTATTATTAGTATCTGATCGTATAACGTTATATTCTAGAGCAGATGAATTAATATTATGTGCTAATACTAACGTTGAATTAGCTGCAAAAAGAACTATTCATCTTGATTCTGATGAAAGTATATTTTTAAATAGTCCAAAAATATTTTTAGGAAATAATGAAAATTCTACTCCTAAAGAACCTGTATTATTAGGTAAACAAACATTTACTTTACTTTCCGATCTTATATCAGCATTAAATGAATTTTCATCCGATATAAAACTATATACTACTCAAGGTGAAGGTGTATCTAATCCTATAATTAACTCCTCAGCAGATACTTTAAGAGGAAAATTAAAAGGAATGAGAAAGAGATTAATTAAAATTTATTCTAAAACTGTATTCGTAGCTAATTAAAATTATGGCTGAAAATGATAATCTAATTTCTTTAACCGATAGACCTAAAAAGGTTAAAAGAAAACCTTTTATTGTGCGTGCGGCCCGACGTGTTGAAATTGAATATAATCAAGCTCAAATTAAAATTGAGATGCGTGAGATTAAAATCAAACGTGGTTTAGAATATAATAAAACAAAAAATAATCAAGAGTTTGATGAGGAAACTAAAAATAAAATAGTTGAAAATCTATATAAAGTTACCGATAAACAATTAGAAAATCTTCAAAAACGATGGGATGAATTACAAGATGAACAATTAAAATTAAGTGATCCTCTTCCTCCTGAAGAAAAAGAAATTATTGTAATTGTTGAAGATAATAAAAAAGAAGAAATAAAAGAAGAATCAAACGAAAAGAAAAATTATTTTAAAAGATTAAAAACTGCTGCAAAAAGTCTTGATATAGTTGCTACTTTAAGTTTTGTTGTTAGTCTAGCTTTAGAATTTATATCTTTAAATAATTCTAAATTAGATGATATAGTTACTGAAGTTAATAATGATATAGCGAATATTAAAACTAAACAAGATGTAGATGTTGTTAAAGTAAAAAGAAATAATGCTTTAATTATTATCGGAATAAATGAAAAAAGATTATCTGAAGTAAGAAAATATGCTGAAATTTTAACTCTTATTACTGGTGTATTAACTTTATTAGTAACTGCTCTTTCCTTTCTACCTCCATTAGCAATAACAGGAGCTACTATTAGATTAATAAATAAATTAGAAAAAATATTATTTAAAATTTTACCTTTTCTTCCTATATTATTACTAGTAATATCAAAATTAGAAGAAAACTTAGCAGAAATAAAAGCTAAACTTCAAAATATAAGTGATATATTAGATAGTAATATTGAAAATTTATCATCTAGTGAAATTCAAGATTTACTTAAAACTAGTGATTTAGGTTATCTAAACGGATATGATTATAAAGATTTTAAATTTTATATAAAAGAAGAAAAAGATGATAAATTTGTTGTAAAAGGTAATAAACGAAGATATGCTGTTGCTACTAATAAAGATGGAAATGAAGTACTACAAACAAAACCTTCATTCACTTTAAATCCACCAGTATTAGTTGAAGAATTAAAATTGCAAATAGACCAAAAGGGTCTCGTAGCTTAATATTTATAATCATGAAAGTAGACGTATTTAAAAAACTTATTAAAGAAGCTGTTCGTGAGGTTCTAAGAGAAGAACTATCACAAACTAATCCTACTCCAATACAAGAAAATAGAACTATGAGTTTCACAACTCAGGATGTAGATATGGTAGCCTATAGACAAAATTTAGCTGCTAGTATGGGATTAACTCCCCCATCTCAACAAATAAATTCTAAATCTAAAGTTCCCCCATCAGGTAACCCATATTTGGATATTATAGCTGAAACCGCTGCTAATATGACTTCCCAAGATTTAGCTGCAATGAGACAATATAACGAATAACTATGCCAATTCCTCAAATAGTACGAGTTGATCCATTAGATTTGCAAAAAAGTAGAGCTATAGGAATTTCAATTCCCTTTAATGGAGGTGGAGTATTTAAAAGTACATTATCAACTCAATCACAAATAAAATCAAATCTAATTAATCTTTTACTAACAAGTAAAGGAGAAAGAATTTTTAATCCAAATTTTGGCTCTGATTTAAAAAGATTATTATTTGAACCTTTAACTGATACTTTAACTAATAGTATCAAAGATAATATATTAATGAGTATTAATACTTTTATACCTGATATAATAGTTACTAGTATGGATATAATTCCAAATACAGAAGGAAATAGTATAACAGCGATGGTTTCATATAAATTAAAAATTTCAGGGAATAAAGACCAAATTTATATAGATTTTAGTACAATACGATAATGGCGAACAATACCAAAGATATAAAATATGTTAATAAAACATTTAGTGATTTTAAAACATCACTTAATGAATTTGCTAAAACATATTTTCCAGATACTTATAATGATTTTTCAGAAGCATCTCCGGGAAATATGTTTATTGAAATGGCATCATATGTTGGTGATGTTTCATCATTTTATATTGATGCTCAAATTCAAGAAAACTTTTTAAATTTAGCTAAAGAGAGAGAAAGTTTATATAATTTAGCATATTCATTTGGATATCGTCCAAAATTATCATATGCCGCTACTACTAAAATAGATGTATATCAATTAATGCCCTCAAATAATGGAGTTATTGATATGAGTTACTCTCTAGTAATTCCCTCAAATACTTTAGTACGTAGTAATGTTGATTTTTCTCCATTTATTACAACAGATGATGTTGATTTTTCATCAACGGCATCAGCAAATATATCATACTATAATGAAGATTTTTTTATTGTAAAAAAATCAATTAGTGTAATATCTGCTGAAGTAAAAACAACTACTGCTAATATTCCTCCTAATTCTAAATTTACTTCTACTACAATTCAAGATAGTAATTTAATCCAAATTTTAGAAGTTACAGGAAGTGATGGAGATAAATGGTATGAAGTACCATATTTAGCACAAGAAACTATCTTTGAACCTATAAATAATGCAATTTCAGGATCTTCAGAAATTGATTATTTACTTAAAATTAAAAGAGTACCTAAACGTTTTGTTACTAGAGTTAAATCTACAGGATCAATTGAACTTCAATTTGGTGCAGGGGTATCTACTAAATTAGATACAGAAATAATTCCTAATTTAGATAATATTAATTTAGGATTAATATCTAGTGTGTCTGATAATATAGATAATTACAATAAAGCATCAACATTTTTTACTAAAAATTATGGTATAGCTCCATCAGGTGATTTACATATTAAATATCTTGTTGGAGGTGGATTACAAGCTAATGTAGCTGCTAATACATTAACTTCTTTAGATACTACAAACGCATCTAGTTGGTTTAAATATAATCCATTAAATACCGAATTAAGAAACTCAATTATTAGTAATTTATTAGTTAGCAATCCGGAGCCAGCTACTGGAGGTAGAGGAGGAGATACAATTGAAGAAATTCGTTTAAATACATTAAATTCATACACTTCCCAAAATAGAGCAGTAACTAAAGAAGATTATATTGTTAGGACTTTAAGTTTACCCTCAAAATACGGCAATATAGCTAAAGCTTATATAACACAAGAAACATATAATAATACTGGTAATTTACTTAGTGAAAATCCTTTAAGTTTAGATTTATTTGTCTTAGCTTATAATATAGATAAAAGATTAGTATCTGCAAATGATACATTAAAAAATAATTTAAAAACATATTTAAATGAATATAGAATGATAACAGATTCTATTCATATTAAAAATGCATTTTATATTAATTTAGCTATTAATTTTGAAATAAACTCAGACCCAAGTTACAATAATAGGGAGTTATTAGCTAATTGCATATCTCAAGTAAGAGATTATTTTAATATAGATTCGTGGCAAATAAATCAACCTATTATATTATCTGAGATTAATGCGCTTCTTTTAAAAGTACCTGGTGTTAGATCCGTACATAAAGTAGAAATAATAAATAAAAATGGAGGGGATTATTCTCCATATGGGTATGATATCCATGCAGCTACTAGAAATGGTATTTTATATCCCTCAATAGATCCTAGTATATTTGAAGTTCGCTTTCCAGACAATGATATAAACGGTAGAATAATTACTAATTAATAATGGCAGTATATAAATTATTTCCCACTAAAGATTCTTCTATATATTCATACTATCCTACTAAAAATGCAGGATTAGATGAAATATTAGATATAAGTTTGTATAAATCTATAGAAGATGCTGGTGAAGTTTCTAGAGCATTATTAGCATTCTCAAACACTGAAATATCTGATTTATTAACTAATAAAATAGCTTTATCAAATTATAAAGCATATTTAAAATTATATTTAGCAAACGCTTCTGAAATTCCATTAGATTATACTTTATATTGTCATCCAATATCAGGTTCTTGGAATATGGGAGTTGGTCGTGCTGCTAATGTTCCTTCTACTACTGAAGGAGTTAGCTGGAAGTACAGAGATATTTTAAGTGGAAGTTCATTTAGTCTAAATACTACTGCTACTACCAGTTCATATAATGGAGATAATATTGGAGGTGGAAGTTGGTGGACCGGAAGTAATTTAATTTCAACTCAATCTTTTAACTATGCTTCAAGTAAAGATATAGAATTAGATGTAACTAATGTTATTAGTTCTAGTTTTTATCAAAATGGATTTATAATTAAACATTCTTCTTCTTTAGAATTTAATACAGGGTCATCGTTTGAAACTAAATATTTTTCAACAGATACTCATACTATATATCCTCCATGTTTAGAATTTAGATGGAATGATTTCTCTTACTCCACGGGTTCATTAACAACAGTTCAATCTGATAATATAATAATATCTATATCTAATAATAAAAAAGAATACCAGGAAGATTCAGTTAATCGTTTTAGAGTAAATACAAGAGATAGATTCCCTACTAGAACATTTCAGACTTCTTCATTATATTTAAATTCTAAATTATTACCTACATCATCATACTATGCGGTAAAAGATATTAAAACTGAAGAATTTGTAATTGATTTTGACACTACTTTCACTAAACTATCAGCAGATTCAACTGGTAATTATTTTGATTTATATATGAATGGTTTACAACCTGAAAGATATTATCAAATATTAATCAAATCAATAATAAGTGGAAGTACAATAATATTAGAAGATAATAATTATTTTAAAGTTATAAGGTAATGGCTAATATATCATTTAACTCTAGTACTTTTTCAAGAGATGATTTTGAAAAATTAGTTGATACTAGATTTACACAATTATTAAAACCATCAACAGATAGTGATACGTCACTTACAATTGATGAATTTTTTATATTGTATGATGATTTATTCTACCAAATATCCCCTGAAGGTGATGTTCAATCTCACAGATTTATATTAAATAGAACTGCTGAATATTTAGGTGTAAAAATTAATGAAGAATCGAATATTCAAGCTCTATTGGATGAAATAACATTATTAAAACAAGAATTATTAGAAGCTAATAAATCTTTAGGAAGTATAAATAAAAAATAATGGCGGATAATATTAAAATTATAGGGGATGTAAGTAATATTCGAAGATTATCTCGTATAAAAAATGAAGATTTAAATTTAATAACAACATCTCTACAAAATAAAACATTTGGGGCTAAAGAAGATTATATACAATATATAGTATATGATGATCAAGGTGAAATATTATATTCAATAGATAATTACTCAAATTATAAATTACCTACAGATTTCTCTCTTACCCCAAAAGGTGAATATCCTATAATTGAAATAAACCCAGTTAAAGATTTAGAAGATCTTGGGTATATATCTGGTCAGTTTACTACCCAATATAATTTTAACAAATCAGTAATATCAGGTCCTACTCCTATATTATTTATAGATGAAATATCTGAAGATAGAACTGAAATTAGATTTAATTCAACGTTTCTTTCAACTCCACAATTAGTATCTTGGGGTAATTATTTAGGTTCATCCATAGAGAATAATACTGAACAAATTAATTTTCTTTTAAATTTTCCTAATAATTTTCAATTTTTAATAATAAATGTTGCTGTTGATCCTAATTCAGCAACACCTACATTATTATTAAAATTATACGATCCTCTTCCACTAGATATAGTAGAAAAAACATTAGGTTGGATTAGTGAAGAAATAATTGAACCTTATATATTTACAGTTAATTTAGATTCATCTGTAGTATTACCTCCACCTCCACAATTAAAAGGTCCTAATTTTGATATAGATCTAGATATTAAACAAAATGTAGCTACAAAATATGAAAGCTATAGCTCATTAATATCTTCATTAACTGGTTCTTCATATCATCGAGTATTAAATTATATGAATAATAATTCGTATGATTTAAATATCGATTATACTTCATTTGAAAATTTCATTCATTTTAGCTCAGCTAAAAAACGTTTAGAAATATTTTACAATAAAGTTAAACAAATTGAAGATTATAATACTGATATTAATATTTTATTGGCATCAAATTCAATTCTAAAAAATGAAGAAACAGCATCTATTAAATTAAAAATTGATGGAATCGCTAAAAATTTTGATGGATTTGAAAATTACATGTATTTTGAATCAAGTTCATATACCTGGCCTAAAACAAATAATGTAAAACCTTATACTTTATTATCTACTAGCTCATTAATAACAAAAAACTGGTATAATTCATATACTGGTTCTGCTGAATTATATGATGAAAATAATTTAGATCATTTATATAATGTAATACCTGAGTATATTAAGTTTGATTCTGCAAATTACCAACCATATTTTAATTTTATTAATATGATTGGTCATTATTTTGATAATATATGGATTTATATAACATCAATTAATGAATTATATAATGCTGATAATAATTTAGAAAAAGGTATTTCAAAAGATATTGTATATGATGCCTTAAAATCATTAGGTGTTAAACTTTACAATAGTAAAGGAGATGATGAGTTTGATGATTATATTGGAGGTATAAATTCTGGTAGTACTTTATTTTCAAATGATTTTTCTGCGACAAGTAGTTTTTTAAATAATATTCCTAAAAAAGATTTATTATCTGAACTATATAAAAGAATATATCATAATATTCCTTTATTATCAAAAACTAGAGGAACAAAAGCAGGTTTACAAAATTTAATAACTACTTTTGGAATTACAAGTAGCATATTTGAACCTAAAGAATTTGGAGGTGATTTTAAATATGATAGATTAAAAGGTCATAATCATCTTGCTGGTAAAATACATTTAATTAATAATCAAATAACAGGTAGTGTTTTATCCCCATTTATATCTTTACAACAACCTGTAACATCATCTGCTTTAGTACAATCAACGGACTTACATTTTATTGATTTATCATTTAGCCCCCAACATGCTCAAAATGATCTAATTTCAGCATCTATAGCTCGTACCCACACTACATTTTCAGTAGATGATTATATTGGTGATCCTAGATACATGTATACTGATTCATATACTGAATTAGATCTTGAAAATAGAGATCATATTATAGTTTCTGGAAGTATACCTTACAGATTAGATTATAAAGGATTTTTTGAATTAGTAAAATACTTTGATAATAGTTTATTTAAAATGTTAAAAGATTTTGTTCCTGCAAGAACAAATCCTATTATTGGTATATCAATTAAATCCCCAGTACTTGAACGTAATAAAGTAAAATCATATAAACCTAAAGTTACTACTGAATTTATTCATGAAGGTATATATGAGGCTCCTACAATTTCTGAAGTTAAAGACTATAATTATGATATTTTAACTGGGAATAAATCTGAATTTTATACGGGTGAGTTTACTGGTTCATATGCTAATATAAATTACCATTTTGAATCTACAAATCCAAATCCATACTTATTTCCATCAAAATCAATTAATATAAACGAATTTAATCATACTGATTTTAATGTTACTTTAAATAATATTTCTTCAAGTATAACATCTAAAAACAGATTAAAATTAGAAGATGTATATGTTACTTCTAAAGTATTAAAAAGTGGAGTAGAATTTACATCTAGTGCTGAATTACAAGATAGTTATAATTCATTATTAGGACATCAACGTTCTCGTTATGAGGGAACTAAATTATCTAGTTTAACATATAATAATTATTCATCAGCATCCGCAACATATAGTGGAGATAGTTCATATGGTAAAACAGCAGCTATTGATAAAAATACTAGAAAAATAGGTTTATTTACTCAAATTGTATCTAATCCATATTTTGGTATTCCTAAAAGAAATAATGTTGTATTAAAATATTTAGTTGATGCTGAAGGTAATTTAACTGAACTAAATAAGAAAAATAAACATTGGGAAGAAGTCCAAAATATATTTAAAGCTGGCACTACAGCAACTGTTGCTTTATTTGATAATCAAAAATATTCCAACCAAAAAGCTACAGATGGTGTTAAAAACATATATAATAGTGGATATTCTTATTCTCCTATTTTATATAGTTCAGGTTCAGATAGTAGATTATATTTTAACTATACAGGAGATAGTTTATCTAAATTATTTAAAGTATCAACAAAAGGTGGAGCTATTATAAATGCACTTCCTGTAGTATATCCTATTACATCAGGTAAAATATTTGATTTATTTAGTGTAAATACTGATATATTAGATGATAAATACCAAGAAGGAAATGCTTATCTGACTTCAGCCACTAATACTTTTACTACATATAGTATTGCAGAATCAGGTCAACAATTATTTACTGCTAATTTTTCAGTTAAAGTAACATTTGGAAGTGTTGATCAAAGTGGATCTTTTACTTTTAATATTAACAAAGTAGGATCTGGACCTTTAACCAATGGTTCTAAAACATTAGCATTTACCTCTTCATATAAAGGAGAAGTAGATGTACAAAATTTACCAACTACAACTACACAATTTTGGTGTACGTTAACTGGCCCCGGAGATGGTCAAACATTAAATACTCCATATGAAACTAAAATATTTAGACCTGGTGAAACAACCCCGTATGAAATTCTTCCTGCGGGAACTAAATTTAGATCAATAACTATAGCTCCTTTTGTTTATCCTTATGGACCTGGTGGGGCATATATACTTCAAGGCTCTAGACAAGTTTGGGTTAGAAATACTACAAGTGGCGAAAATTTTTATGATGGGATTGGTTCTATAGCTTATTCAAACTTAGGTTCAAGTTCTCCTCCAATATATGATGTACCATCATATACAAATCAATATAGAAAATTTTATTTTAATTTTAATAATTTATTAACTCAAACTCAAGAATTTAATGTTGAAACATTATATGGTGAACTAGCATTAAATGATAAAATTGCATTTGAATTTATTACCGGAAGTGGTGGATTTAATACTAATGGATTTGTAGCTGAAGTATTACCTGGAGGTACATTAACTAATTCACTAGCTACAAATCAAACAGGACTTAATCCATACGCCACTAGCTCATTAACTCAATTTGTATCTGGTTCATCTAATAATAATACTATAATATTAAGTAGTGAATTAAGTTATTTTCAAAATTATCAATTTGTACCAAGTGGAAGTAATATAATTAAAAATTCACTTTATGATTCATTTGGTTTAAAAAATGGAGATATAAATTTTGTTTTCTCTCCTAAACCTGGAGATATTGTTATATTATATTATGGTGGAAATGGAAACTTTGTAGAATCTAATATAGCTTCAATAACTAAAGTTGGAGGTAAACTTAATATTACTTTAACAACAACGTTACCAAGTGCGCTTCGTATTCCTGTTTATTCATCAACAACATTAGATAAATTTTTAATATTAAGTAAAACTAATGATGAAAATAATATAATATTAAGCTTTATTAAACCTGATAATGAAACATCATTGGGATTAATAATTCCTAACGATATTCACCCTGATGTGCTAGATAACATAGATGCAATAACAAAAGAATTAAAACAAAAATTAATTGACCTAGGCTCAATAAACAGTGGGGGTGGTTTTTAATTAAAAAATTTATAAAATATATATTTATACGAAAATAATAAATAAATTATGGCAATTTTAAATAACACTACCGTAACTGTAGATGCTATATTAACTAAAAAGGGACGTGAATTGTTGGCAAGAAACGACGGTTCTTTCCAAATTACTCAATTTGCATTAGCTGATGATGAAATTGATTATACTTTATATAATCCAACCCATCCATCAGGTTCTGCATTTTATGGTGAAGCTATTGAAGCTATGCCTATGATGGAAGCCTTTCCTGATGAATCTCAGATTATGAGATATAAATTAGTAACTTTACCTCGCGGTACTTCGAAATTACCTGTTATTTCTTTAGGTTACAACACAATATCATTACGTCAAGGGGCTTCATTAACAATAACTCCTCAAACGTTAAATTATTTAGGATCAACTTCAACTTTTGAAGCTAATGGTTATACTGCTACTATTGCTGATATTAGATTAATGTCTGCTTTTAATGGTAGTGGTATTGTATCAATTACAGATGTAACAAATCTTAATACTACTACTGGTACTAAATTAAGTAAATCCGAATTAGGAACTTCATTTACATTAACCGGTACCACAATTAATACTTTATTTGGTACTTCATTATCTCAATTATCAACAACTATTACAGTTACTGGTAGAGATTCAGGTGCTAGAATAACAATCCCAGTAAATATAATTAAAGTAAATAACTTATAATATGTCCTTTATTAGATACAACACTGATGATTCAGTAATAAGTTCGGAAACCGTAGTAAGAGGAGCATGGACTAATGATACTGCTAGTTTAACTACATTTTTTACTTCTAGTGTAGTTACTAGTTCTTATTACATAAATGTATACGATACTTCAGCTACTTCTTCTTTACAATTTACGATCCAATACGGACACGTAAGTGGAAGTGGATCCACACTTTTAAATCCTTCAGTAAACGGAGTTACACCAACTCGTATTGCTTATGGACAGTATAGAAGTTTAATTTATAATGATGAAAATTCATCATTTAATTTTGGAGGTAAAGTTTCAGAACATTTCTATGCATTATCAGTAGCTCGTTCTAAATATAAAGAATCTATTAAACCAGGATCATTATCTTTAAAATTATATTCTGGTTCATCTGCTTTAGTGTTAACGGATGATAGTATTATTAATGGATCTGTTACTAACTTTATTGGTTCTAACCGTTATTATACTATAATTTCTGGTAGTAATGGTGTTGCTGCTACTTCTCCTAAAAATGGAGTTAGCGGTAGTTATGGATTAGTATTTCCTGATTTAGGAGTTATTTTATTAAATGCTCGTGCTTTAGATGTAACATCAGCTGATGGTGGTATTGGATTTATGTCTAATACTGGAAGTAATGTTACTGGAAATCCAAACAATTTCCAAATGTTTAAAGTAATAAGTGGATCAAATGGAGTATATGGTTTTACACTTCAATCTCAAGAAACCGTGTCATCACGTTATTTCTTTACTAGAGTTAAAAATAGTGACTTTAACTATACAACAAATCCATCTATTATAAATGAAAGTGGTAGTTTATTATATGATACATTAATAGATAATCCTCAAACATACATTAGTACTGTGGGTATGTACAACGATAATAATGAGTTATTAGCGGTTGCTAAATTATCTCGCCCTTTAATTAAAGACTTTACTAAAGAATCTTTAATAAGAATTAAATTAGATTACTAAAAAAACGCTATAAATGGCTTCATTTAAAAGGTTAAAACGATCAGATGTAATATCTGTACCATATGTAGCTAATAAAAAATGGTTTTTTGAGTATTGCCCATATCCTGAAAACGATCAATATATCAAAATATATAAAGGAACCAACTTAACTGGTTCCTTTTCATTAGATGAAGATCCAGTTACGGAAGGGCAATATGAGAGATTAGTATATTCTCAAGTAAATCATCTATTTTATCAAAAATATTCATCCAGTGTTGAACTTCTTGACACTGGTTCATTACTGCGTTCTTTATATTACGATAACCAATCTCAAGTAAGAGCTACAGGTTCTTATTTCAACTATAATGAAAATCCAGGTTTAATAAAGAATTTCCCAACTGGATCAAATGCTGGTATTCGTGTATTGTCAATAGACCAAGATTTATATGGTCAACAAATTCTTCCGTATCATTTTGAACTAACATCATCTGTTTATTCTATCAAAGATGATGGTATTGGTAATTTAATTGATACTCAAAATTCAAACACTCATATAGGTAACATTTTTTATTCTCATGGTTTGTGTATAATAACAAATCAAGATTATCAATTAATGTTTCCTTTAACTCCTTTAGCAAAATATAAGAGTGTTACATACTTAGATACGGATATTAATAGAATAATAAATCTAATTCCAAGCACTGATGGTAGAGGAGGAAATATAGATGTTGCTAGTGTAACATTATCTGGTGAAAATGCTAGTTTTTATAATATATACAATAATGGAACTGTAAAATTTAGTGATTTAGGATTAGGTTCATACCCTGTAACTTATACTATAAACTCAGTATTGCCTGGAAGTAGTTGCTCTGATAAAGTTTTAATAAGTAACAATGCAACATTAGTTGCTAATGTAATAAATAATTGCGCGTTTAAAATAAGTGTAGTAGAAAAACCTATGTAAAAGGTTAATAGTAAATAAATGAGAAAATATACAGTAACACTTACGGTAAATAACAAGTCGGGTCCCTTTAATATATTTTATAATACTAATATATTAGCTTCTTTAGTCTCTGGGGGATCTGCAAGTAATATAAGTGCTACTGCTTTAACTAACGGGATTGATATTCTTGTTGGTGATGATGTAAATAGTATTGATGTAGTAAATTTAAAAGAAACATGTCTTAATATTGAATCTTACTATCCAAATATTACACCTACACCAACTCCATCAATCACACCTTCTAATACACCTACCCCAAGTATAACGCCATCATTTACAGTAACTCCTACAAATACTGCAACACCAACAAATACAGCAACAAATACCCCTACAGGAACACCAACTCAAACTCCAACAACTACAATAACTGCTTCACCAACACAAACACCAACTCAAACTCCAACTCAAACACAAACTACTACACTAACCGCTTCTCCATTCTCATCCCCAACACCTACACAAACTGTAACTCAAACTTCTACTCAAACACCTACTGTAACTTCTACTAATACGTCAACACCAACTCCAACAGTAACTAAAACTTCAACACCAACTCCATCTACATCACAAACAGCAACACCAACCCCAACTACTACAAATACAGGAACTCCAACAAATACTCCAACATTTACAACAACTCCTACAAATACAGGAACTCCAACAAATACTCCAACAGTTACTCCAACATCTGGTTACTTATGTAACACTCCAATAAGTGGTAGCTACTCAGTTTCAGCTACTGATTACATAATATATGTTGGTGGAGTTAACGGAAATGTAAACTTTAACTTAAATGTTAATACAATTTCAGATACATTTAGATTATATTATCCAAATGGCACATTGTTAAGAACTTATTCCCCATCTAATGGTGTAGTACGTGATACTCTTTACCTAGATGGAACTTCAAATTATATTAGAGTAAATGTTGATGCTTCTACTAGTATAGAAACATTATGGTCATTCGTATTAGAATGTCCTATAGCAGTTAGTCAAACACTAACCCCAACAACAACTCCTACTCAAACACCTACAATGACTCCTTCCCCAACAGTTCCAAACTGTGGTAGTGGAATAAGTGGTAGCTACTCAGTATTACCTCAAGAATTTAGCATATATGTAGGTGCATTTGGTGGAAATGCGACATTTGAATATAACAATTATGATTTAGCTGATACAATCCAATTATATTATAAATCTAATTTAATAGCAACTTATAATAATACGGGTTATAATATTGCAACTATTAGCTTAGATGGAACTTCGGATCACGTTGTTGTTAAAGTAACTCCTTACAATGATGTTGAAACTCAATTTAACTTTAAATTATCTTGTTTATCAATAACTCCTACTCCAACTCCATCTATAACACCTACTAATACTGCAACTCCAACAAATACACCAACTAATACAGTAACATCTACAAATACTCCAACTCAAACTAAAACCCCACAAAATTCACCGACTACTACAGCTACACCTACTAATACACCAAGTGTAACAGCTACACAAACTACTACCCCTTCAGAAACTCCAACAAATACTCCTACTAATACAAATACTCCTAGCATAACACCTACTAATACCCCAACTACAACAAATACAAATACCCCAACCCCTAGCGTAACTGAAAGTTCAACCCCTACTCCAACTCCAACAATTACAGCAACAGTTACTCAAACATCTACCCCAACTAATACAGTAACTAGTACTCCTACTAATACTGTAACTCCTACAAATACATCCACACAAACACCAACAAATACTCCTTCTAATACTACTACAAATACTCCAACTCCATCAACTACCCAAACACAAACCCCTACAACTACACCAACAAATACACCAACTCCATCTATAACACCTTCAGGAACACCTACTAATACACCAACACAAACTGGAACACCTACTAATACACCGACTAATACAGTAACTCCAACAGTTACTGCTACTAATACTTTAACACCTTCTCCAACTATCACTGCTACTCCAGGATTTACTCCAACTAGCACATCTACAAATACCCCAACTCCAACAAATACTCCTACAAATACAGTTACACCAACTACAACACAAACTCAAACTCAAACTTCAACCCCATCTAATACACCAACCCAAACAACAACTCCATCAAATACACCACCCGTAACTCCAGCTAATACATCTACCCCAACTAATACTCCATCTAACACAGCAACTCAAACACCTACACCTTCAACTACATTAACTGCCACTCCAACACCAACAGTAACACAAACTGGAACCCCTACTCAAACTCCAACACCTACTCCAACAATAGTTAATTTAATCATAACTAATGCAACTGCTAATTGTGAAGCTGGAACAGCTACTATTGATATATCAGGTGGTACACCTAATTTTGAATATAGTATTGATGGTGGCGTAACTTATACTGCTCCTACTTCAGCAACTACTTATACATTTAGTGGTGTTGCTGGAACGATAGAACCTTGGGTTAGAGATTCAACAGGATATGTGTATAGATGGCAACAAATTGATTGTGGTAATTTAACAGTTACTTTTACACCTTCATATTTAACTTATAATGCAGAAGGATTTATTAGTGGTGAATCAGAAAGTCCATCTATATCTAGTTTTAATGTAAGCCAACCATATGATACGATTCACACAGTTCAAGCAACTTCTACAGGTGCTACTGAATTTATTGGATGGTCTAGATACCCAAATAATGCTGTTGGTCCGTTAACAACAACCGTATCATCATATACTCATAGATTTAAGAAAAATGAAACTATATATGCTATATTTAATGCTTTAGATGTTACTCAAAGAACATTCTGTTATAAACCATTTAATGCTGGATATACGTTAACTGATATAGATAGAACAGCAATTTGTGCAACCTGTACAACAATTTCTGTATATTTTAGAATATCAGAATTAGAATCTAATTCAGGTAATTTTGCGGCATCAACATGGTATTCAGATCCAACATTAACAACTCAAATTCCAAGTGGCTCATTTAGATTACCAATTAATGAAACGACATCCCCAACTTCAACAATATTTATGTTAAATAATGGGGTTGCAACAGCAACAGGAAGTTGCCCAATAACAGTAACAGAAACTGATTGTTAATATAGAAAATACAATATTATGCCTTTAAGTAATTCGTTGAATATTAGTGTTTTATCATCTGATTTTAAATCAGCTTCTCCTTCAAACGGAGGTACACAACTTTTTAATTCAACTTCTACTGGAGCTCGTTATGCCAATAAAGAGCATAAAATAAAATTAACAGATACTTCTTATGGATATGTAACAATTGACGTAACATTTTCAGGTAATGCTCATGTAGCTGGAATTACATTCTCAACTCCAAATGGTTCCCCAATTTCCGTTGGTACTGATTTAAATGATATATTTCTTCCTTTTTATGAAGGTAAACCTAAAGGATATAATTTTCAATTAACCTCGGGTGTTAAAAAAAGATTATATGTTATTGTAAATGGAGATCAAACAAATACTACTAAAGAACTTGTAGTTAATATAGCTTTAGGTAATAACATCCCACAATCAGGTAATTCTATATCTTTAGAATATGATTGTACCTTACCTTTATATCGTTATTTGATGGGAGTACATGTGTATTCTCCATATGATGCTGCTTCTACTCCTAAATTAAGAACTTATCTTTATTCAAGGGATTTTATAGATGATTGGAATACAACAAATAAAAATAGAGTATGGAGTGATGCTTTTTTTGCACAACCTGCATTTCCATATTATTATTCCTTTTACCCAAACAATACAGTTCCTAAGGTTTTTAAAGTAGGTGGTCCTTATGATCGAGCATATGGTGTACAAATCCGATACGATATTGAATATTCAGCTTACAGAGAATCAAAACTTGGAAGTTGGTTAGGGGCTACTCCAGGAACTATTACTCCCAAAATATCAGGTCCTGCTTATTGGGAGAATAATCAAGGAGATGTAAATGCTTGTACTAATGTAGTAATGACTGATTTAGGGAAAATAAAGCAAATTCTTCCCCATTCAACACTTTCTCGACCATCCACATATGAATTTCTTTTAGGATATGATCCAATAGTAAAGACTAAATCAAATGATGAATTTTTTACTAAATATGTTCATTCTCAACAAAAACAATATTCAATAACTGGTATAAGACATGCTTTAGCAAAATTAGCTTATGGATTCAGAAAAGCAGTAGATAGTAAAACTTTAGATGAATTTGATGTAGATATGTCATTTTTATCAACTTTAGGTTTACCTATGGGAGCTGCTGCTCTTGTTGGTGGGCTTGCTATGAAAGCAGCTTCAGGTTTAGCAGCTAAAATTGCTGGTTCTTCTATAGCATATACAGCTGTAACCCAAGTATTTACTGCTGAAGTAACTGAATTAGTAGTTACCTGTTTACAAGTTATAGGAAAGGGAGGTGCTGGATATCAAACATCTGCTACACTTATTACTAAAACAGTAGAACAAGTATCTACCGTTATAGTTAAAAGTACTGTAGGTTCTATTTCGGCAAGCGCTAGTGTTGCCTTTGCAGTTATAGGAACTATACTTTTATATGCTGCTATAATGCTAGCAGTTATATGGGTGGTTGATACTTTATTTAATTACTTTGTTACTCGCAGAATCACAGCATCTGAAAGGGATTGTAGATATTTTTTAAAACATAAAACAACAACTCCATATATTGAATTAGCTAGTATATTAGTTAGAACAAAATATGAATATATTGTAGATCCATCATTAAGTTGTAATGTATATTCATTTAGTAATTTAAGTAACGATACTGATAATTATGCAAATTATATTGCATGTGGTGATACCCAAGAAACATCTTATTATTTACCTGGTGGCGGATCAATTAGTGTTTGTGTAAAAGGAGGAACTACCCCAACAGTTGGGGATAATATTACAATTAATGGTCCTTTTGAGTCATGCACCAATACATTAACCCCAGTAGAATATACTAATGATGGGTATTATTGTGATGGGGTTTATTATTATCGTCAATTAAGTGGTAATATAGTTAGTAAAGAATTATCTTTTACTAATGCTGGGTTATTATCTGAAAATCCAGATATAGAAATAGGATATGATACTTCACTACAAGCTGATAGTCCTATTTTAATTCAGGATATTGACAAGTTATTACTTCTTCCATATACATCTGGAAAACCTTTAGCATATATACCAGGATCAACAGTTTATTATAGTTCAAAGAAAACAGGATCTATATCATTACTCCCAGGTAATGGTATGGAAATCAAACCAGGTACTGTATTTTTAAATTTAAAACCTAGCGCCTCATTTAGTTTTTCAAGCTCACAAGATGCTAATGATACTGCTACAGGATTTGTAGATTCATTAACTAATTTAGTAACTGGATCTTTTAATTATGTTAGTCCTTTAAGTGGTAGCAATTTAGGCTCAATTCAATCTTCATTTACTAATGAATTAAAAATTGAAAGTGGGTCTCTTCCTGTTACTTTATATTTTAATAATACAAGCGGATCTGGAATTAATGTAGGAACTACATTATATTATGATCTTTTAGGAACTAATAAATTATATAATGGTTTTTATAGTGCTACTGGATCTTTAGTTTCAAGTTCTTCTGATAGGATATTTTATCAAGTAAGTAACAGTATTGTAACTGAAAAATATTTCTTATCTTCTTCAAATGCTATTTCTGCTTCTAATAGTTCGGGTAGTTATTTTCCATTAACTACATCTTCATTAGATCATACAAGCAACTGGTTCTTATATTCTATAAATCCGACTCAACTACAGAATGATTATTCTGCTATATTATTAACTTCTTCTTTTGATCCTGCAACAATATATTCTGGATCAAATTTATATAGAGGATTCTATTCAGGAAGTATTATTTCTTCATCAGTATCAAGTTCAGTTACTTCAAGTATAGATACATTTGTAGTATACACTGATAATTTTAATTCAACAACAACTGCAAGTGCACCTGCAGGATATTATATACCATTAGTTCCTCCTGGAAACTTATATATGTTTCAATATAATGTTGCTAGAAGTATGTCTTTAGATATTGAAGAAATTTGTTATTCTTCTTCATCATTTTCATCTTCATTATATGGATTTTATATAGTAGGTAAATCAGGAAGTGTTGAATCTCCTTTGTATAATGATATAACATTAACGACAAAAGTATATAAAGACGTATCTGGAAGTAATTCATTAGCTGCTACATATGGAGTTACAGCTTCATTAAGTGGATCTAGAACTTATATTCCTTATGGTAATGAAATTACCGCAAATGATGATATTACTTTAATCGAAATATCTTCTATAGATTCATACAGTACATTAAATAAAATTACTTACGTAACAGGTAGTTTTATTAATTGTATAAAGCCAACTCCAACTGCTACCCCATCACCTACTCCAACTCCTACTAATACGGCTACACCAACGGTAACACCAACACCAACTCTAACTCCTACTCAAACATTAACACAAACAAGTACACCTTCTAATACCCCAACAGGCACACCTACTAATACTCCAACTCTAACACAAACTCCAACAGGAACATTAACTCAAACCCCTACAGTAACACCTACTAATACTCCTTCAATAACCCCATCAAATACCCAAACTTTAACCCCAACTACTACAGGAACACCTACTGGTACTCCAACAGATACTCCTACTAATACTCCAACAAATACTCTTACTCAAACACCTACTCTAACACGAACTCCAACACAAACACCTACTGGTACCCCAACAGGTACTCCAACTAATACTCCAACATTAACTCCTACTAATACTCAAACTCAAACCCCAACCTCAACAATAACCCCTACTCCATCTATCACTTCATCTCCAGGTCTTGTACCTTTAACTCCTACACCAACAGCAACTCCAACTTTAACTCCATCAATAACTCCAAGTGCTACAATAACAGCTACTCCTACTCAAACCGGCACACCTACTTTAACCCCATCAAACACACCATCAATAACTCCTTCGATTACTCCAACAACTACCCCTACAGTTACATCAACTCAAACAGGTACACCTACTTCTACTCCATCTAACACACCATCATTTACCCCATCAATTACACCAACTACTACCCCTACAGTTACATCAACTCAAACGGGTACGCCTACTTCTACTCCAACAAATACCCCATCAATAACTCCATCAAACACTCCAACAACAACTCCTTCATTTACTCCTACTCAAACTACAACTCAAACATTAACACCTACTAATACTCCAACCAATACCCAAACTCAAACCCAAACTCAAACACCTACTCCTAGTATAACAGCTTCACAAACTAGTACAAAAACTCCTACCCCAACTCCAACTCCAACATCAACCCCACCTGTTACTCCATCTAATACTCCATCATCAACACCTCCTAACACACCACCAGTAACTCCAAGTTCAACTCCTCCAGCTACTCCTACACAAACACCATCTAATTCAACAATTAGTAAGGCTATATTATTAGGTAATCCAAATTTTACATCAACTTATGATGCATGCGCTGTATCTTCAGGAAATACTACATATATTGATATTGCATCACCTATAACTAATGGAGTAGTTATATATAATAATACTCGTTTAACAGTAAGAACATATAGCTCAGATCCAGGAGGATATAGTACTATAATAAGTGGAGGTAATAAATATGTTGTTACCTTTGATAACGCAGGTGCAATTAATACAGTAATAGATTGTGTTGCTTTACCAACACAAACACCAACTCCAAGTACAACACCACCTTCAACTCCTCCAGTTACACCAACTAGAACTCAAACTCCAACTCCAACAAATACAAGAACTCCAACTCCATCCCCATTATACGGAACTGTTGAAATAAATCCTTTAAATAGTTTAGATCCTAATAGTTATTTGATTTATATTAATGGAATTGAAGATAATTCCTGGAAATCAGGATTAAGAAGTTACGTTGCTGGAACAACTATTATATTAACTCATACATCACCAGCATGTGGTGTTACATTAAATAATAGTTCATATACTTCAAATTCTCAATTTACAGTATCTGGAAATAGTACTTATACATTCCAATTAAACAATGCTAATTATTTTACTCCATCAGGTGGTGGATTTTGTACTGATTGTGTAAGTTATTTAAATACATCAAATCCATGCGGTACTAATAGTAGCACACCTGGAGGTTCAAATTGTAATACTTCAGCCAATTATAGCAGTGCAATAGGTACTTACTATGTTTGTAATGCTGGAACGGTAAATTCATACACTGTTTATCAAAACACAAATGCTTGTTTTGGAGGAAACCAATATTTTACTAATGGTAGTTCATATTCATCTAATCCATCAAATAGTGTAAACACAGCAGCTAACTGGGTAAATAACGGAGATATATTTTGTTCTGGATGTGATAGATATCAACCACAAATTGATAATAACACTTGTTCATCAACTTATAATAATACAAGAAATACATTATTAGCTTCAAATACTTCACTTTGTGGTGGGTGTTGCGGTCAAAGTACTGCTGAAAACTGGGTAAATAATGGAAGTATTTTCTGTTCAGATTGCAACCAATACCAACCTCAAATAAATAATAATTCATGTTCGGCAACTTATAATCAAACTAGAAATGTTCAGTTAAATACAAATACTACAAATTGTGGTGGGTGTTGTGGTCAATCTTTATCGGCAAACTGGGTTGATCAAGGTTACGATACTTGCGTAGATTGTACTTTATATGCAGTATTTAAAGATACTAATGCTTGTTCTTCTACATATAATAATTACCGTGTAAATAATATTAATGTTGGAGGCGGCCAACCATCAGGAGCTCCATGTAATAATACTCCAAACTGGCAGAATACAGGAGGTCAATATTGTTCAGGGTGTAATTTAGTTCAAGACCAATATGATGCTAATACTTGCTCAAATAGTGGAACTAGAACTGTTACTATAACTTCTAATGCTGAAGGTTGTGGAAGTTGGAACTTAGAATATTATTGTTCAGGATATAATAAGTATAGTAGAGAAAGAAATTCATGTAGTAATGCTACTAGAAGTGATACTTTAGTTGAATCTAATAGTGCTTATTGTGGCTATACAACATGTACACAATATGAAATGGTAAATAATAATGGGTATGGAATATCAGATTATGTAGAATGGGTACCTTGTGGTGGTGGTCTTTCATCAATATACATATCTGATGGAAGTTCATATATAATATGTTTTCAAAATGGAAGTCCTTTAACCTATTCTTATTCTTCTCCAAATAACTTAGGTAGTTGTTAATATTTATATATATGGCAGTAATAAACGTAAATAACTTTAGATTATCATTCACTAACGAACATACAGTGTATGAAAATTATATTACTGCTCATGTTAAAGAAAATGAATTTGGATTAACTTATAATCCATCATTACGAACTACCGGATCCGATGCATATTCCCCTATAAAGAATTTTGCAACTGGATCCGATTTCCAACCATATGCTTCAACATTAGGTCTATATAATGATAATCATGAGTTATTAATGGTTGCAAAATTTGGTCAACCTGTCCCTATCTCAGGAGAAACAGATATGACATTCTTAATACGTTACGATACATAAAAATAAATAAAAGTTATGGTACAAGTTATAGGACCTGCTACTCAGGTTGAGGATCTAATAAATGATCCTAATTTTGATTCTTCTGAATATTATGGATATGTCTATTGTACATTAGATGCAACAACAGGTAAACAATATATTGGTAAGAAAGCATTCTTTCACAAACAAAATAAAAAATTAGGAAAGAAAGAATTAGCATTATTACCTGTAGCTCGTGGTAAAAAACCAAGCAAGAAATTAGTCATATCAGAAAGTGACTGGAAGACTTATTATGGTTCATCCCTCGAAGTAAAAAAATTACCTAAAGATAATTTAAAGCGATATGTGTACAAGCTATGCAAAACTAGCAAACAATTAACATATTGGGAAACAAAATATTTATTCCAATATAATGTATTAGAAGATGATCGTTATTTAAATGATAATATATTAGGTAAATTCTTCCGTAAGGATTTGATATAATTTATTTCCTAATTATTGTTATAGTATGGAAAATCTAGTTTTGATAAACTTATTGGAAAATGTGTTAGGTAAATCTAAACCTACATCGCGAGGCAATCATTCGTTTCACTGCCCATTCTGTAAACACCATAAGCCAAAATTAGAAGTTAATGTAGCCACTAACGAGAAAAAAGAAAATCCGTGGCATTGTTGGGTATGTAATACTAAAGGTAAATCAATACATTCATTATTTAAAGCAATGAAAGTCGACCGTTCTAAAGTAGAACAGCTAGACGTTATCATTGTACCTGGTAAACGCCAAGAAATTGTTTACAATCAAATAACACTGCCTAAGGAATTTAAAACACTGATTGACGTTACTCCATTGTCTAAAATGGATCAAATATATGCTAAACAAGCATTACATTTTTTACATAAACGTGATATTACAGACAATCATATTAAAAAATACAATATCGGATTCTGTACTGAAGGCGAGTATAATGGACGAGTTATCATACCATCATATGATTCAGAAGGACAATTAAATTATTTTATTGCTCGTTCATTTGATCAAGACTCACCTCGTAAGTATAAGAATCCATCAGTACAGAATAAAAACATAATTGGATTAGAATATTTTGTAAATTGGGATGCACCAGTAGTATTAGTTGAAGGTATGTTCGATGCCTTAACAATACAACGAAATGTTATTCCATTATTTGGTAAAGTACTCTCTGAAGCGCTAATGAAACGATTAGTTACTTCAGATGTAGAAAAAGTATACGTTGCTTTAGATAAAGATGCACAACGTGAAGCATTACAACACTGTCAAACATTAATGAACTATGGTAAAGAAGTTTATTTGGTTGAAATGGACGGTAAAGATGCAAATGAAATCGGATTTAAGAATTTCTTAAATATAATTGAAAACACATATCCACTAACATTTGAAAAAATAATGGGTATAAAACTAAAAATCGCATGATTGAGCAAAACTCAAATGTAATCAAAGATCCAAACATTAAACGGATTGTTGAATACACCGAAAATTCAAAACAAGTAAACATTTTAGATAGTCGTTTCTACAGACGTAGCGAAAAGTACTACCCATCTGTTACATCCATATTAAATTTCTTTCCTAAGAACGGTTTTTTCCATTCATGGTTAAAAGACGTTGGACATAATAGCGATATTATAATGCGCAAAGCAGCTAATGAGGGAACACAAGTACACAATGCAATTGAAGATTTCTTAGGTGGAAATGAAATTACTTGGATTGATGAGTATGGTAATGCTAAATATCAATTAGATGTTTGGAAAATGATTTTACGATTTGCTGATTTTTGGAATCAAGTAAAACCAGAATTAGTATCTAAAGAATATCATTTATTTTCTGACCAGTATGAATACGCTGGTACTGCCGATTTAATTGTGAGAATCAACGGGGAACTTTGGTTATTAGACATTAAAACATCAAATTCACTACATACATCATATGATTTACAACTCGCGGCTTATGCGCAGGCTTGGAATGAAACTCATACTGAAGCAGTTACACGTACTGGTATTATTTGGTTAAAAGCTAAAACACATAAGGAAGGTAAAGAAGGTCAGATGCAAGGTAAAGGATGGCAAGTTAAAATTGTAGATGAAATCGAAAAGAATTTTACTATGTTTACTAAAATTCAAGATATATACAAACTTGAAAACCCAAATGCCTCCCCATATACTGAAACATTACCTACATCAGTTAAGTTAGAGACAGGAAATTAATATTTATTAGTATATTATACTGTATATTAATTAATGAAGATAGCAATTTATCCAGGCGCGTTTAAACCACCTCATAAAGGTCATTTCCAAGTAGTCAAATTATTAGTTGATAGAGATGATATTTCTGAGGTGGTAGTTGCCGTTTCATCTAAAGAACGTGGTGGAGTATCAGTAGAACAATCATTAAAGATTTGGGAATTATATACTAATATATTAGGTCCTAAAGTTAAAGTTATAGCTGCTGAAGGTTCTCCTGTATATTATACATTATCATCGATTAAAAATAATCCTGATCAAGATTTTGTAGTTGCATTTGGTAAAGAAGAAAGTTCACGTTTTGCTTCATTATCTAATAATCCTAAAGTAGAAGTATTTGATGCTGGTAATTTTGAAAATATATCAGCAACTGACTTTAGAGATGCTATTCAAGCTCGTAATGTAAAACAAATAGCTAAATTTTTACCTGCTGGTATTACTACAAAGCAATTTTTTGATGCGTATGGTAGTGTTTATAATAACAATGAAGAACCAATGCATGAATCATTATATGAAGATAAATTCCCATTATTGAAAGAATTTATTGGATATTGTAGAGAATATTTAAAATTAAAATCATTACCCCCATTAAAAATGTCTTACGATCCTACAACTGCAGAATCAAGACGTTCATTTGGCGGATACGATCCAAATAATAAAAGTATTGAATTAAGTGTAGCTAATCGTCATCAAGCAGATGTTTTTAGAACATTAGCACATGAATTAGTTCATTATAAGCAAGACATACAAAATAGATTAACACCTGAATCTGGCAAGACAGGACATGCTCATGAAAATGAAGCTAATGCTGCTGCCGCTATAATGATGAGAAACTTCGCTCAAATGCGACCTGAAATGTTTATTATAAAATGATAAAATTATTTGATATATTACAAGAAATAACTGGAAAGCCAAAAGCTATATTTTTAGCTGGCCCTGCTGGCTCAGGTAAAACTTATACATTAAAACAATTACTTCCAGTTGAAAAATATCAAGTAATAAATGTAGACGATACATACGAGGAATTACTTAAGTCATCTGGTTTAGGTACTAATTTAAAAGATTTCGGTCCTGAAGAATTATCTCAAGCAGCTAAATTAATGGGCCAAGCTCAAGGAGCTACTAAGGAAAAGTATGCTAAAGCGCTTGAAGGATTAAATAACGTTATTATTGATGGTACTGGTGCTGCATCTAAACCATTATTAAAGAAAAAAACAGAATTAGAAGAATTAGGATACGAAACAATGATGTTAATGTTATATGTTTCACCTATGACATCTTTAAAACGTAATGCTGAACGTGATCGTTCATTATTACCTCAAATTGTATTACGTACTTGGAGAGATACAAATAAAAATATAGATTTATATCGTCAAGAATTTGGTAATCGTTTTATTTTAATTAATAACGATCCTGAAGATGCTAATAAAACATTTGATCCTACTGAAGTTAAAAAATTGTATTTTGATACTGCTGGATTTAAAGGTAAACCCAAAACACCAGAAGAACAAGCTAAATCTAAAGCAGACGCTGAACAATTAAACCAAGATATAATTTCATTAGTTAAACAAATCCCACAAACAGATACACTAGATTCAGCTAAATCTAAAATTGCTATGTTAGCTGAAGCTCAACAACAATATAAAGTATATTGTGATATGGATGGTGTATTAGTTGATTTTGAACGTGGGTACAATGATTTAACAGGCAAACAAACACCTGGTGTTGATTCAACATATGATAAAAATGATTTTTGGTCTGCAATCACTAAAGCAGGTGCTAAATTTTGGGCTGAGTTAAATTGGATGTCTGATGGACAACAATTATGGAATTATATTAAACAATACAACCCTAAATTATTAACGGCCCCATCACGTGAACCATCATCAGAAATAGGTAAGCAAGAATGGATAAACAATAATTTACCTTCCACTCCAGTTATATTTAAACAAGCAAAAGATAAAAAAGATCTAGCAGAACCAAATGCTATATTAATTGACGATAGAAAAGATAATATCCAACAATGGATAGATGCAGGTGGTATTGGCATTCGTCATACATCTACAGAATCAACAATAAAACAATTACAAAAATTAGGGTTATAAAATGGCTAAAGAAACATTATTACAAAAAGAATTTCAAACACGAGACCTACAACGTATTCGTAATCTAGTATCAGGTAAGCAAGATGATGCTACTCAAACTCAAGTAGGATATACTTCAAAATACATTAAACGTTCTGAAGGAGATGTGTGGGAAGAATTTGGTAGAAAATGGACTATAAGAAATGGTATCAAAATGAGTGTTACCAAACTAGATAGAGCTAAAAAAGCTGTATTCACTCCATTACTATGCCCATCTTGTTCAAAACCTATGAAAACTGAACATGATAAAAGAATGTTTACACTTCACAAAACTTGTTTTGATTGTGTTATTAAAATGGAAACACAATTAAAAGTAGAAGGTAAATATAAAGAATACGAAAAAGGAATTGTTAAAGCCAATGCTAATTTTATGTTAGATGAATTTGTAAGTGGATTTGATTCATTTTTAAATTCAATGGATTCTAATAATGGATTCGTAACTGAGCAAGGCGATATTGAAGATTGGCATGTAAAAGCTTTAGATAAACAGAAAATACGCGAACAAGTAATGAAAGACGTAGAAGAATCACGGGCTAAATTAAATAGTTAATATTTATGGTCATAACATTTTTATCTCTTCTTAATAAAATGCATCAATCAAATGAGCTAAATGCTGCCGGGGTAGCAACAACGTGTATAGCATTATTTAATAGCTTTTTTTCTATGTTAAATCCTGTACTTACTGGTCTATTTTACATCCTATCTATTGGATGGCTCGGGGTACAAATATATTATAAGATAAAGAATAAAGGTAAATAATGATTAAATTAATCAACATATTAAGTGAAGTATCTGAGATATCACCTCCATACATGTATTCTCCAGTAGGATTTGGATGCCACGTATGTAAATTTTACTATAAGCAAGACGATAAACATATGTGTTCAAGTACAAATTATCAAGAACATATGGGTACTTCTGAATTAGTTGATAATGATGGAAACCAAATTAAAGATCCATCTAAATGGTGCTCAAATTGGTTTCTACCAAAACAAGAAGAAAATGGATCAGAATAAAATAAAATCCATAGTTGATAGTGTTATAACGGAAAAAAAGCTTTGTCCTAAGGGTAAAGCTTACTATGATCGTCGTATAGCTGCTGGTGAAGTACCATCTGCTTATTTATCTGGTCGTGCTGTTAAAGTATGTAAAGGATTAATGGAGGAAGACGAGTTAGATATGCATGAGTCACTTCGTGATTGGTTTGAAAAAGAAGATTGGGTTCGAATCGATACTCAAGGTAATATAACAGGTCCATGTGGTACAATGAAAAAAGGGCAAGCAACAACTCGTTGTTTACCTCGTGCTAAAGCAAATTCATTATCTAAAGAAGAACGCGCTGCTACTGCTCGTAAAAAAGCAGCTGCTGATCGTAAAGGCGATCGTGTTGTTCCAAATACAGATAAAGCTAAAGTACGTTTAGAAAGTAAATCTCCATTATTATGGATTCCTATTTTACAAGCCGAAAATGAGGAAATAGAACGTACAGCAGATGAATTAGGTCTACCATATGATGTAGTATATAATTCATTCGCAAGTGGTAAAGAAGTTACATTAACTGATGAAATGTGGAGTCGTTTAGAAAATACTGACTCATACGATATAAATTCTGAGGAAGAAGCGATTGAATTGGCGCAATATTACGGTAAAGACATTCAAAGCATATTAGCCGCTGAAAAAACACCTCCTGCGTTGATTCTCCAATATTCTCCGAATAAATATTATTTAGTAGGTGGTAATACTCGTTTAATGGTTGCTAGAGCAAAAGGTATAAATCCACAAGTAATTTTAGGTACAATTGAACCTTTAAATAAATATGCATACCAAGACGTAAATGATATTGGAGCTGATTTAGATGAAGAATATGATGTAGAAAGTGAAGAGGATTACGAGGGATTTATCATGTTTATGAAAGAATACTCTCGTCAATTAACTGAATCTAAATTAACCGAAGCTGAATACCGTGGACGTAAAGTTCAATTAGGTAAAATAATGCAAGGCGATATTAAAAAATTTAAAGTATATGTTAAAAATGCTAAAGGCAAAGTTGTAAAAGTTAACTTCGGTTTTGGAGGTAAATCAGCTAAAGGTAAACGAATGGTTATTAAAGCTAAAAACCCAAAACGCCGTGCCGCGTATAGAGCAAGACATAATTGTAGTAACCCAGGACCACGTTGGAAAGCTAATTATTGGTCTTGTAAAAAATGGTAAAATAATAAAGATATGATTACTAAAGCAAATTTCTTCATTATCATTATATTGGTGTTAGTTGGAGTGATTGTTGTTCAACAATGCACGTCTAAAGAAGACAGCGATAAGCCGTTAGTAAACGTGGATGGTAAGAACTATGAATTACTAAAGCAAAAAATAGATACTGTTGTTATAGATCACTATAAAACAAAATATGTTAAAGGTGAAGATATATACCACGAAACTATAGTTGAAAAAGAAAAACGTGTTGAAGTACCTGTCTATTTAAAAGGCGATACTATTAGAATAGTACAAGAATACAATAAAAAAGTATTATATAAAGATAAATTAGTGCTAGATAATAATTTAGGTACAATTGAATTAACCGATACTATATCTATGAATAAAATTATTGGACGTAAATGGAGTGCTCAAATTAAAGAACGTACAATTACTGACACTAAAATAGTAAAAGAATTACCTAAAAATCAAGTATATGCTGGTATATCAGGTGTAGTAGGAAATTCAAATGTATTAGTTGGCCCACAACTTACATTGAAAACAAAGAAAGACAATATTTATGGACTGAATGTATATTTGGATAACAATCTAAATAAATATATTGGTTTCAACTTAGCTTGGAAAATAAAACTTAAAAAATAATGAATCAGAAAGAAAAATTACGTGCTTTAGTTAAGTCAATGATTGCTGAAGCAGTTTCTCACCGTATCGCTCAAATTGATGAGGCAGGTGATATCGCAGCAAACGAAGCTAAAATGGCTCGTATTGAGCAAGAAGCTACTAAAGCTAAAAAAGTAATGGAATTAATGGGAAAAGTTAACCTATCTCACTATTTAGGCGAAAAATTATACGCCAAAGTAATGGAAGAGATGGACAAATCAATAAATGAATATGAAGGTGCTAGATTGGCAATTGAGGAAAAAATGTCAGGCGGTAAAGACGCTGATAAAAAAGGTAAAAAGAAAAGTGTTAAGTCTGACAAAAAAGACGAGAAGCCAGAGGAAAAAGATGAAGTTCTAGAAACTGAAGAATCAGTTGAAGAAGTTGCAATCGATTCTACTCAATTGTAATAATGACTAAAAAGGAATTAGCAGATAAAGTAAGAGCAGCAGCACAAAAGATTGCGGGTAACACTGAAAAGTTAGAGACCCCAACGGCTGCTGCTTTTAAATATTCTCCAATGTTGGAGAAATTCCCTAAACTTCAAGAAACATTAATTACATTAATGTCTGAAGACTTTACTGCATTCGTAGAAAATATTGAATGGGTAGCACCTCGTCCTACTACATTCAAAATTACACTAAAGAATTTTAACACATATCATTTAATTTGGAACGGTTCTGAATTCACTGCTCGTGTAGCTGGTACGCAATATAATCTAGCTAATTTAGGCGAAGAACAACGTGCTATCAAAGCAATACAAGAGTTATTAATTGTAGGTCCAATCAATCCTGATAAAGGAGCAGCTACACCATCCCAAAATCTAAATGCTGCTCCTGAAGAGGCACCAGCTGAAGAAACACCTGCAGAAGCATAATGAATGTTATAGATAGATTTTTAAAGCAATACTCATATCGTTTTCCTAAAGGATATCCTAATCTAACTGATCCTTCAGATAAAAAATTAATGCAAGAAATTTTATCTGAATTGGAATTAGATTTAAAATCCCGCCCAATAACTGAAGAAACAGAATTGTATGACAAAACAATACAATCTGCTTTAAATGTTGAAGTAGTGCCTGCAGTTCAAGGTAAATATTCTTTAGGTGCTAATATTTCTTTAAGTGGGAATGATGGAGAAATATTTAAAAGATTATACCCAATATCTCCTCCAAAAGGTGGGAAAGAAGTAGGCAGTGCTGGTTCTAAAGGAACTGGAAATGGTGAAATTGCTTTATATTGGTTATTTGCCCATCAGGCAGGACATGATGCTATAGGTACTCAAGGAGGAGATAATCCGGATTTGAATATTGATGGAGTTGGAGTTGAAGTAAAAGCATATGATACTAATCGTATGACTTTAGGTAAATTTGGTTCAGATAAAGCAAATATTGAATTATTAAATACATTATTTGGTTTAGATGCTTTAGTTTCATCTTTAGAAAGTAAAGGAGCAAGTAAAAAAGTATCAACATCAACAAATTTTAATAAAGTAGACTTAACTAATACGTTTAATACTTTAAGAGATTTTAGTAGTTCAGATTTAAGAGAATTATCCGATAAGTATTCTTTGATTGGGAATATTTATGCTAAAGTAGATTCTTTATTACAATTATTGAATTTAGAGTCTTCGTTTGATAGTAATGAAGGCGCTGCTAAATTATTAAAACAGATATTACTTATTAAATTTGCTAAAAAACCTGGATTTGGAGGATATATGGCAAATGTTACTGAAAATGGAAAAATATCATTTAGAAAAGTAACTGAAGAAGGTATCAATAATTTATCAACTGACGACATATTAAATAATACCTATATTAACGGAGGTGCTATTATAATAAATCCAGAAGGATTATTAAAAATTTAAAGAACGATTCATAGCCGTTCGACTTAATATTAAAAATGGATCTGTGGCCCAATCGTAAGATTGGGCCTTTCTTAATTATATTTAAAAGCAATTTAAAATTTATTATGGACAAAAAAATTATAATCGTAGGTGCTGGAGTAGCAGGTATTAACGCTGCTACTAAATTAGTGGATAATGGATATCCGGGTGAATTAATCAAAATCATTGATAAAGGAAATGACCCACATAATCGTTTACCTGAAGAAGTAATGACAGGTATGTTAGGTGCTGGTGGGTGGTCAGATGGTAAGTTAACTTATCATACTGAAATCGGTGGTCAGTTAGCTAAGTATTGTGGTGAAGATAAAGCAATGGAATTGATGAAGCAAGTAGTAGATAATTTTACTCGTTTTCATCCTAAACCAGACGAAATATTTATGTCTGATCCTATTGCTGAACCTGATTTCATCAAACCATATTTTGGATTACGTTTATTTCCAGTATGGCATATTGGTTCAAATTATTTGCATGAAATTGCTAAAGCGTGGTATTCATATTTAACTGATAAAGGTGTTGAGTTTATATGGAATTGTGAAGTTAAAGATATAATATTTCATTTAAATTATTTAGATTATAAAACTAATAATATACTAGATGGGTATAAAAGTTTAAAATATGATAAATTAATATTTGCAGTAGGTAAATCAGGTATTGATTTTGCTCAAAAATTAGCAGATGATTACCAATTACCAAATGAACCTAAATCAGTACAAATTGGTGTTCGATTTGAAGCACCACAAAAATATTTTCAAAAATTAATCGATGTCAGCTATGATTTCAAACTTTATCAGAAATTCGATAACGTATCTCTTCGTAGTTTCTGCACTAACAATAACGCTGCTTATGTGGCCGTTGAGGAAACTTATGGTGATGTTACTTACAATGGTCATGCGAAAAAAGGGGAACAATTCCGGAACAATATGACTAACTTCGGTATCCTAATGGAAATTAAGGGTATCGAAGATCCATTTGCTTGGAGTAGAAATGTAGTACAAAAACTACAATCAAACGGAACAGGATTATATTACTCACCATCTAGAACTCCATCAACAACATCAGAAGGTAATGAAGTATCAGCTACTCGAATTAGTTTAGATACACTTGCTCATGTAGTTGAACCTGCACTTGATGGATATTTTAAATATGTTTGGGATTTTATTCAAGATATGAATAAAATATTTGAATTTGGAGATGATTGGGGAATGTATATTCCTGAAGTTAAATACTTATCACCTGAACCGTTAGTTAATTACCACGATTTATCATTAAACGACTACCCTAATGTACATTTTGTAGGTGATGCATTATCAGCTCGTGGAATTACAGTATCAGGGGCACACGGTATTTATGTTGCTGAAAAACTAATTCAAAGAGATATACTAGAGCAAATAACAGGAGTAGAGTAAAATATTTGTTTCCTAATTATATTTATATTAAACAAACATTAATATTATGAAAACAGAAAGACGGGGTAGACCCAAAAATCGTGAAACGTTAATTACTGAAGGTGTGATCCAACCACAAAAACGTAAATATACTCGTGAATTTAATCATGCAGATGGTACGAGAGATGTATGGACATACGATCTAGACAAAAACCCATCCGGACCTATATCGGTAGAATGTTTTTATCCTAAGGGATATAATCATATTCTTGATTATACTCATAGAGATAATCATTGGATTCCTGTTGCTCATAGAACATACATCAATCCAAAGAATGGTAAAGAAGTTAGTCACAATAAAGCATTAACATTAGGTTTAGCACGATGAAAATAGGTTTAGCAGGTACAATGTCTGTAGGTAAAACTACATTGGTTAAAGCATTATTAGAATTAGATGAGTTTAAGGATTATACTGGGTGTGTTGAACGATCTAAATATTTAAGTGATTTAGGTATCCCATTAAATACTGACTCTAGTGTTAAAGGTCAGTTGGTTTTCATTGCTGAGCGTGCGAGTGAATTATTTAATGATAATCTATTAACTGACAGAACAGTATATGATGTTTGTGCATTTACTAAAGAGGCTAAGTCGATTAAATCTAATGAAAAAGAGATATTATTTGACGCGGCTATGTTGTTGGCTAAGCAATACGATATTATTTTTTATGTATCGCCCGAGGGTGTAGATATAGAAAATAATGGTATTAGAGAAACTAATCCTGAGTATCGGGATAGGATAGATAAATCTATTAAATGGTTCTTACAAACATATAAACCAAAACGTACAGTTGAGATTAAAGGTAGTACTGAGGAGAGAATTGCTATCATATTAAATGAACTAAAAAAATAACGATATTTATAATAGACAATTTCTATTCAAAAAACAAAATAATGGAAGATAAATTAAAAGAAATAATTAATAAAATAGTACGTGAGGAAATCATGGGTGAAGATAATACTGCATTTGTTACTACTGCTAAAGGTAGAGAAGCAGTTTCTTATAAAGATACTAAGGAATTAGATGCTATTAAAGGTAATGCTGATGTTAAAGGTATTGAAACTGCAGGCGGTCAAAAATTAAAAGAAATGGCTCGTGCTGCTGAAGTAAAATATTCATTAAAACCAGATTTTAGAGGTGAGTTAGAAAGCGTACAAAGTAAATTATCTAAATCAGAATTTAGAAGTTTAGTTGATATAGTTAAAGTATTAAAAGATAAAGGCGAAGCATTAACAGCAACGGATATTTTAAAGTTTCATAACGAAGCCAATCCTGATCGTCAATATGCATCACAACAATCTTTTATTCGTCCGTTAGTAATTGGTGCAATTGGAAAGAAAAAAATATCATATGATGAACTGCCATTTAGTGCCTCGCAAAAAGATGTGTCAACAGGATTTGAAAAAGCGACTGGTGTGGTTACTCCATCTCAAGACCGTGGTTCAAAATTCGGTCGTGATATTGAGTATACTGCTGCTACTCAAGCTAATCCAGATTACCAGTTACCTACTGATAGAGCTGAATTGGCTGCCAAAACATTAGATTATAAACGTGCTCGTGAAGCATATCGTAAAGCTGATAACGCTGCTGGAAAGCAACAATATGTTGATAAAATGAAATCTATGGTAGATAATGATGATGAGTTAGGACAAGAAATCGCTCAACAATACGCTGATGGATTGATTCAAACACAAGATCCAGTTACTTTAGAATTAGCTAAAAAATTCCGTATCACTAAAAAGAAATACGGTATACCTAAAATTTCAGATAAAGAAACTAGAGATGCTGCTGCTATCGTTGGTGCTGAAGACGCAGAAGAAGAAATATAAGATTTTTCATAATAATGTTTGTTTATTTAGAGAGTCCGCTTTTAGCGGACTTTTCTTTTTCTATATATTTATATACAAAACTACATTATGACAAGAAACGAAGCATTATACAACGCAAAATTAGCAGTATTAGCTTATTCTAAACAAGAAGAAATTAAGTGGGGTGAATACGGATTAGAATTTGTTAAATGGATTGAAAATAAAAAATCAGACACACAAGGATTTGTAGCAACAAAAAATAAATCAATATATGTTGTATGGAGAGGTAGTGAATCAAAGAAGGATTTTCAAAACGATGCTTCAATTGATAAAGTACCATTTTTAAACGATGGAGAAAAGGTTCATATTGGATTTAAATATTGTTGGGAATCGGTAGTGGGTGATACTTACGATGCAATTGATACTGCATTAGAAAATTTACAAGGTGAAGCTACAGATATTGTAGTTTGTGGACATAGTTTAGGTGGGGCAGTAGCAACATTATATGCACACTCAATAAAAAAACATTATCCACATTATAATATTAAATCAACAACTATTGGCAGCCCAAGAGTTGGCAATAAAGTATTTAAGGAAAATTACGATAATAGTGGTATAGATACTCTACGAGTAGTACATAAAAATGATCTAGTAACCCACGTACCATATATTAGATTTCATCACGTAAACTATCAAGTAAGATTAGATACAGATGGTAATATATTAAAAAAAGAATCATCATTAAGATCATTTTGGTTATATCTTAAAGCATTATTTTCAGGTAAAAATATAATGGACCATATGGGTGATGGATATTTAAAAGCATTAGAAAACTGGACTAAATGAGCGAACAAAGTATAAAGGACATAATGCGGCAGGAGTATGTTAAATGTTTAACAGATCCTATCCACTTTATGCGTAAGTACTGTATGGTACAACACCCAACTAGGGGACGTGTAAATTTTAATCTCTACCCATTCCAAGAACAAGTACTGAAGTTGTGGTTAAAGAATGATTATACAATCATTAATAAATCACGTCAATTAGGTATATCAACATTAGCTGCTGGTTTTTCATTATGGACAATGTTGTTCCATAAAGATAAAACAGTATTATGTATTGCAACTAAGCAATCAACAGCTGTAAACATGGTAGATAAGGTACAATTTATGTACCAACAATTACCAGCTTGGCTTAAAGGTAAAGAAAAACCCGATTCAAATAATAAATTATCATTAAAATTATCTAACGGATCTCAGATTGTAGCATCATCAGCTGCTTCTGATGCTGGTCGTTCATACGCTGTATCGTTACTACTAATTGATGAGGCCGCCTTTATTGATGGAATTGATCGGATCTATACCGCAATTAAACCTACAATTTCATCTGGTGGTGGGTGTATAGCATTATCATCACCAAATGGTATTGGTAATTGGTTCCATAAAACTTGGGTTGGTGCTATAAATAACGAAAATTCATTTTTACCAATTAAATTACCTTGGGATGTACATCCTGAACGTGATGCTCAATGGTTTGAAAATGAAAAGGCAAATATGGGTACTCAAGAAATCGCCCAAGAATATGAATGTGACTTTTTAGCTTCTGGTAATAACGTTGTAACAAACGATATTCTAGAATACTATGAGCAAAATCACATTATAGATCCTGTTGAGAGGCGTGGTATGGGTGGTGATTATTGGATTTGGGAATATCCAGATCCGTCTGAAACATATGTTGTGTGTGCTGACGTTGCTCGTGGTGATGGAAGTGACTATTCAACATTTCATATTATAGCAACTAAAGCATATAAACAAGTAGCTGAATTTAAATCTAAAATCGGTACTCGTGAATTTGCAAATAATTTAATTACAGCCGCTATTGAATATAATTCAGCATTGTTAGTAATTGAAAATGCAAATATTGGATGGGACGTTATTAATTCAATTATTGAACGTGGTTATTCAAATTTATATCACTCACCTAAAGGTGGTGATATGTCAATTGATAATTTTGTGTACAAGATGGAAAATGATCAAACCGTTCCTGGATTGACTAACTCATCTAAAACACGCCCATTATTTATTTCTAAATTAGAATCTTCATTACGCGATAAGCAATTTGTATTTTATTCTAAACGCCAATTAGAAGAACTAAGAACATTCATTTGGGATCATGGCAAAGCACAAGCACAAGGTGGGTATAATGATGACTTAACAATGGCATTATCGTTTGGTTTGTACATCAGAGATACAGCATTAGTATATCACCAAAATGGATTAGAAATGACTAAAGCATCACTAAATGGAATCAACATAGCATCTTCAGGTATCAGTTCAGGAACATATATGAGTGATAATCCTTGGCAGATGAAAGATAGTTATGGTAATACAGAATCATTAAATTGGCTCCTTTAAATTTCTTTGTTATGTTTGTATATTTATAACATATACTACATATTGAGTAACACAAAATAATATGGCAATAGATACTAGTCTTTTCGGACGACTAAGAAGGTTATTTTCCACTGATGTAATAATTAGAAATGTAGGAGGTAATCAATTACGTACGATTGATGTTGACCGACTACAGACTTACGGTAATATTCAAACCAATTCATTAATAGATAGATTCAATCGGATTCATGCTGGCAATTCAAAATTGTCATATACTCCATTAATGAATTACCAAACATTACGTACTTCACTTTACACGGACTATGAAGCAATGGATACAGATGCTATCATTGCTTCAGCGTTAGATATCATAGCTGATGAAGCTACTCTAAAAAACGAGCAGGGTGAAGTATTACATATTAAATCTCCAAACGATAAAACACAACGTGTACTTTATAATTTATTTTATGAAGTTCTAAACGTAGAATTTAATCTATGGTCATGGATTAGAACGATGTGTAAGTATGGTGATTTTTATTTACATTTAGATATAGCAGAAAAATTTGGTGTATATAATGCACTTCCATTCTCTGTATATGATGTTCAACGTGAAGAAGGATCTAATCCAAATAATCCATCATATGTGCGTTTTAAGATTAACTTAAATCAATCTTATGGATACGCTACAAACACAAATAAAGATGATTATTTTGAAAACTACGAAATAGCTCACTTTAGATTAATTTCAGATCCATCTTATTTACCTTATGGCCGCTCATATCTTGAACCAGGTCGTAAAATATTCAAACAATTAACTTTAATGGAAGATGCGATGTTAATACATCGTATTATGCGTGCGCCTGAAAAACGTATTTTCTATACAAACATTGGTAATATAGCTCCAAATGAAGTAGATGGATACATGGAGAAAATGAAACAACGTATTAAGAAAACTCCATATATTGATCCTCAAACAGGCGATTATAACTTAAAGTATAATATGATGAATTTAACTGAAGATTTTTATCTTCCAGTTAGAGGAAATGATACAACTACTAAAATAGATACTTTAAAAGGCTTAGAATATACAGCAATCGAAGACGTATCTTACTTACGTGATAAATTATTTGCTGCATTACGCGTTCCAAAAGCGTTTTTAGGATACGAAAAAGATTTAACTGGTAAAGCAACTCTTGCTTCTGAAGATATTCGTTTTGCTCGTACAGTAGAACGCATACAACGTATTGTTGTATCTGAATTAACTAAAATTGCTTTAGTTCACTTATATACTCAAGGATTTGATGATGCTGAATTAACGAATTTTGAATTATCGTTAACTACTCCATCTATCATTTATGAGCAAGAAAAAATTGCTCTGTGGAAGGAAAAAGTTGAATTAGCTGGTAATATAATGGACAAATCATTATTGCCGACTGATTGGATTTACCAAAATATATTCCACTTCTCAGAAGATCAATACGCTGAGTTCCGTAATCAAACAATTGAAGATAAAAAACGTTCATTCCGTATTTCACAAATTGAAAACGAAGGTAATGATCCAGTTGATTCAGGTACATCATTTGGTACGCCACATGATTTAGCTTCATTATATGGTAAAGGCCGTTACGGTGAAGTACCTATTGGATATGATGAAAAAGAAGCAGGACGTCCACAAGAAAAAGTATCTGATTATGGAACACAAGACCATGCATTAGGTAAAGACCCTATTGGGTCGAAAGGTATGCACGAGCCATTAAAAGCGGCTGCAGGTACTGGTGCTACTTGGACATTAGAGAATGCTAGAGTTGAATACTTAAAAAATAAAAAAATGTTAGAAAGTATTAACATAAATAAAACTAATGTATTTGAAGAGCCTTCCATACTAAATGAATCAAATATTCAAGATATATAAACTAATCGATATTTATAACAGAGTAATACTAAGACATGTCTAAATTAAAAAATTCTAAATACAAAAACACTGGCATATTATTTGAGCTATTAGTGCGCCAAATTGCTAGTGATATTTTGTCTAATAAAGAACCACACGCGGCTACTTTAGTTAAAAAATACTTCTCTAACACAGAAATAGCTAAAGAACATAAATTATATCAAGCATTAATTAACGTAAAATCATTAGCCGAATCAAAAGCAGATAGCTTAGTTGAAACTATCTTAAAATTATCTGAAAAGTTAAATAAAACTGCACTACGTAAGGAAAAATATAACTTAATTAAAGACATTAAGGAAACTTATAATTTAGAAGATTTTTTCAAAGCTAAAATACATAATTATAAAATCAATGCTGCCATTTTTAATTTAATGGAAGCACATACATCATCTGAATTTACTGATCCTAAAATTGTTATTGATAACCGAGTAACTTTACTTGAGTTTCTAACAAAAAAGGCGGTAGATAAAACAGCAGTACAAGATCAAGTAATGGAAGAATATTCTAAACAAGATAAAAGTACTCGTATGATGATTTATAAAATGGTAGTTGAAAATTTTAACACCAAATACACTGATTTACTACCAGAACAAAAAACATTATTGAAAGAATTCATTAATAATATTTCTAATACTGTAACATTAAAAGAATATATTAATAACCAAATTCAAAACATTAAATTAGAATTAGAAGTATTAACATCTAAAATTGTAGATAAAAAAATCCAAATCAAACTATCAGAAGTTAATAATATACTAAACATGATTCCTAAATCGGAAAATGTATCTGATGATGATGTGTTAAATTTGATGAATTACTACGAATTACTACACGAATTAAGAACAGCATAATGGAAAAATTACGTGAATTAATACGTCAAGCAATAGCTGAAATTTTAGATGAAGAAAATGCTACATCTGGAGGTGAAGCTTATTCAACTCCGTTTGCATTCTCTAAAGGTGGTAAAAATAAAGCTACTAAATATGCTGAAAAATTGGGATTTAAAGTAGTTGGTAAAGTTCCTAAATCAGGTAAAACATTTGATTTTGTTAAATACGAAGGACAAGATCCGATTAATGAAGTATCATATCGTTCATTTAATAAAACAATATCAGAAGTTACTCCTGAACGTAAAATTTCAAAAGCAATATTAGGTATTAAAAAACGTTTACGCGAAGTTAATCAAATAGTTGATTATAGTATTCGTTTACGTGAAGAAAATAGCCTAACCACTGAAAATTATTTAACTAATTCCATTCGTGGATTAGAAGAAATATCAACACGATTAACTGAATTAGACAAGAAAATTAAAAATTTAAAAGAATAATGAAAAGCATATTCGATCAGTATAAAGCATTAAATGAAGGAACATTGGGTCAAGCTCAATTTTTACGTAATGTAAAAATGGCATTACCTAAATTTATTTCTAATACAACATCATTTGGTGATGCTGTTAAAATCTTAAAAAACAAAGGTATCATTACTGAAGAAAAATCATCTTCAATGGAGTATGGTATGCCGAATGATTGGTGTAATCCTCAAGAATATGATTTAGGGATGCGCTATGAATTAGATAAAGGTACTGAAGAAATAAAAGCTGATAAGATCGTTTGTAAAAACTTAAAAGATAATGCTGCTTATTACTCTCAACTTCATTTAGCTGGATATGATGAATCATCAATGAAAGTTGATCGTAAAAAACGTACTGATTTACCTACTGAAGTTAAAGGTGATAATTTTGTAGACACTGCAAACGGTGTTAAAAAAGTTAAAATGGATAAATTGACTGAAGATGAAATGATCATTTTAGTTGGTCGTATCTTGAACGAAAGATCTAATGGATAAGCAATTATTAATAGAAACAGCCTTATTTACCGCTACTCCTCAATCATTGAAGGAGTCGATGATGAATCCAAACGGTAAAATGTTTGTAGAAGGATTGATACAAATGGCTGAAACCAAAAATGGTAATGGACGTGTTTATCCATACGAAGTATTAAAGCGTGAAGCTGATAAATACCTACAAGGACCAGTTAAAGAACGTCGTGCATTAGGTGAATTAGACCATCCAGACTCTCCAGTTATTAACTTAAAAAATGTATCACATAACATTGTAAGTTTATATTGGAAGGGGCGCGAATTACACGGTAAAATTGAAGTACTGCCTACACCATCGGGTAATATATTAAAAGAATTATTTAATAACAATATCACCGTAGGTATCTCATCTCGTGGTATGGGTTCTGTACGTCAAATTGGTGAAACAATTGAGGTACAAGATGATTTTGAATTAATGTGTTGGGATTTTGTTTCAACACCTTCAACACCAGGTGCGTATATGGAAGTAGTAAATGAATCTATTTCATATTCTAAACCATCTAAAGATTATTCTAAAATAGATAGCTTAATTACTGAAATTATTTGTAACCGCACAGGATTTTGTACCTGTGATTTTGATAATATATAATGGATTTAGAACAAATCGTAAAAGAAACCGTAGCTAAAATCGTTGCTGAAAAAACATTAACTGCTGCTGAAAAGAAAAAGAAAGAAGATATTGTAATGGCAATGAAAAAGGATTTCAAAGGTCCTAAAGCTGCTATGTATGCAATTGCAACTGATAAAGCTAAAAAATTAGCTGAAGATGGTTTAAACGAAGATTACGAAGTAGCAATGGCACAAGATTCATTAGATTCTATTATTCGTGCTGCTATGATGTTAAAAGCACAAATGGGAGATAGGGAAGTTAATCTACCAGCTTGGATCCAAGACCACATTACTAACTCTGAAAACTACATTTATCAAGCAGCTAAAGGATACCATGAATCAGATGCTCAAATGGATGATAAAGCAGGTGCTGAAGAAATGGGTGAAGGTAATTTAAATCATAACGAAGTATCTAGCATCGAACAAGAAGGTCGTTTTTGGATTGTTACTTATCAAACAGTAGACGGAACTAAAGAAAAATCATTTGAATCTGAAGACGAAGCAAGAAAGTTCTATAACGGATTAGACGAAGCATTTGTTCCAAAATCATCATTTGATGATTATTCAATCGGAGATAACGTTACAGTAGCAGGTAAAAAAGCTAAAATCACAGCTATGAAAATGGATGATGAAACTGGCGAACGTAGAGCTCGAGTTAGATTTGAAGATGATTCAGTTGAAGATATAAATATCAATTCATTAGATGAAGCACAAGAATCAAATGATGATAAAATAGCAAAATACGAAAAGTATACTTATACTTTAGACGGTGAGACGGTAAAACCAGAAATTACTTTCCTTAACAATATTCTTAAAGCTATGTTAGGTAATAAAATATACAACATAGGTGCTCCAGAAGATGGTAAAGTAGAATTAACACCGGAATCAGGTAAAAAAGGAACATACAGTGAATCAACAGAATTAGACGAATACGTCATTCGTAGATGGCAACACTACGCTGGAATTAAATAATTCATACCCCGCTATAGTCTCAGTATTATAGCTCTATGCCTCTTCTGCAAAGAAGGGGCATTTCTTTTCGCTTTGAATATATCCACATATATTTATGGCAGACTCAAATATACCATGTCTATATGGTATTACAAAAATAAGTACAACCCCCATTAAGATTCATAATAATCTTATTTCCAAAAACAAAAATTAAGGACAAAAATGAGTAACACAAAGCAAATTTTAAAAGATGCTATTGCTGATGCTAAAGCCGTTCGCGAAACTGCTCTTGCCCAAGCTAAACTTGCTCTTGAAGAAGCTTTCACTCCACAATTACAATCTATGTTAGCTGCAAAGTTAAACGAGATGGAGGAAGACGAAGACAAGATGGAAGAAGCTAAAAAAGCAGAAGATCAAATGGAAGAAACTCTTGACTTAGAAGCATTATTAGCTGAGGATTCAGTTGAAGAAGCTAAAGAAGAAGGAGAAGAAGAAGCTGAAGAAAAAGCATCTGAAGAAGCACCTGAAAAAGGTGAAGAAAAAGCAGGCGAAGAAGAAGATAAAGATATCACTGAAATGTCGCCGGAAGAAGTTGAAGAATATATTCGCCAAATTGCGGCTGAAGAATTCGAAAAATTAGAAGCTGGACAAGGCGAGGAAATTCCTGGCGAAGAAGGTGGAGAAGAAATCGATTTAGATGCTGAATTAGGAGCTGAAGCACCAGCAGGTGAAGAAGAAATCAACATTGACGAAATGATCGACGAAACAGAAGAAACAGTAAACGAAGAAGAAATCGACGAAAACGATATCAACATCGACGAATTGTTAGCTGAATTCGGTTTATCAGAAGAAGAGGAAGTAGAAGAAGGTTATGGCAAAGATGAAGATGATGACAAATCCAAAATGGAAGAAGAATTAGCTCAAGCTTTAGCTACAATCGATGAACTTCGTTCTTCAATTCAAGAAGTTAATTTGCTAAACGCAAAATTACTTTACATGAATAAAGTATTCAAAGGTACTAACTTAACTGAATCTCAAAAGATCGACGTAGTTAAAACTTTTGACAAAGCAGAATCAGCGAAAGAAGCTAAATTGGTTTACGAATCAATGATTACTTCATTCTCTAAGAAAGCTGAAACAAAATCAAACATTAAAGAATCAGTTGGTTTTGCTTCAAAAGCAGTAGGAATGATCACTAATAGCGGTGCTAAAGTAATCGAAACTGATGCTCAATACAGCCGTTGGGACAAATTAGCCTTCGGTAAATAATTTTAAAAAAATTTAATTTAAAAAAAAATGAACGTACAAAGTCTTTTAGAAAGCGCAAACCCGTTCCAAGATCGTCAAGCAGAAGCTGGCAAATTAGTTGGAAAATGGGAAAAAACAGGTTTATTGAAAAACCTTAATAGTGAGTATGACCGCAACAATATGGCGGTAATTTTGGAAAACCAAGCTAAAGCATTGGTTCAAGAAGCAAACGTGACTGGTGGTCAATCATCAATGTCAGGTGGTGCTGGTGAGAACTGGGCTGGTGTTGCTCTTCCGTTAGTTCGCCGTGTATTCGGTGAAATCGTTGCTAAAGAATTCGTTTCTGTACAACCAATGTCTTTACCTTCAGGTCTAGTATTCTATTTGGATTTCAAATATTCAAACTTAGGATTATCTGCTGATGGAGCTGGTAAAAAAGAATTCGGAACTACTTCTTTATATGGTAACCAAGCTGAAAATCATCCAAACGTTAAAAACTTAGAAGTTGCTGGTGGTTTGTATGGTGATGGTAGATATGGTTATTCAATCAATACTACTCAATCAGTTATCGCTGGTACTTCAGCATCTGCTTTGACATTAGCTAACTGGAATTACAACTCAGCAGTTTCTGCTTCAGTTGGTTCTTCAGCTCGCTCTATTACATTTGCTTCAGGTGCTTTAGCTGCTTTAGATACATCTGCAGTAAAATCAATCGCTATCGTTTCAGGTTCTACTTTGACAGCTGATAACGTATTGAACGAATTTTCTACATTGAACGCTGATGGTACTGTTACAGTAATAATCTCTGGTTCAGTTGTTGGTGCTACTGGTTCTTCTCAAGTTTACCAAGTATACTACCCTAAAACTACTACAGTTGCTGCTCGCGGTGATTTCGAAGATGCTTCAGGTGCTGGATATCCAAACGCTGAAAGCTCATCATCAATTGCTATCCCTTCAATTGATATCAAATTAAAATCTGAATCAATCGTTGCTAAGACTCGTAAGTTGAAAGCACAATGGACTCCAGAATTTGCTCAAGATTTGAACGCTTACCACTCGGTAGATGCTGAATCAGAAGTAACTTCTATGTTGTCTAACTACATTGCAATGGAAGTTGATTTGGAGTTGTTAGGTATGTTGCAAGAAAATGCTGCTACTACTGGTTACTGGTCAGCTGCTAACAATACATTCTGGAACGGTTCAGGTTTCACAACTGTATCTGCTAACTCTCAATCAGGTAACTTAACTGGATATTACAATTCTCAAGGCGAATGGTTCCAAACTATCGGAACTGTATTGCAACAAGTTTCTAACAAAATTCACCAAAAGACATTGCGTGGTGGTGCTAACTTTATGGTTTGTTCTCCAGCAATTGCTACAGTATTAGAATCTATTCCAGGATTTGCTACTGACGGTGATGGTGAGAAATCAGAATTCGGATTCGGTATCCAGAAAATTGGTTCATTAAATTCTCGTTACAAAGTTTATAAGAATCCTTATTTAACTTCTAACATGATTTTGATGGGTTATAAAGGATCTCAATTCCTTGAAACTGGTGCTGTTTATGCTCCATACATTCCGTTGATCATGACTCCATTAGTATACGATCCAGAAACATTTACTCCACGTAAAGGTTTGATGACTCGTTACGCTAAGAAAATGGTTCGTCCTGAATTCTACGGTCGCGTATTTGTACACGGTTTAGAGACATTAGGATACTAATATTTCTAATTTTTAGAATAAAAGTAAGGTCGGAGCTAAGCTCCGGCCTTCTTTTGTTTATTGCAATAAATAAATCTTTACATATTTATTAATGATAACTAAAACAAGTTTTATGAGTTCAAATCACCACACTGATGCGATTTTTCAGGAAAAACGTAAACCTAAAAATCCAATTAAGTTTCAAGTTCAACTAAACGAAGAACAAAAAGAAACAAAAAGTATAATTTTAGTTAATGACATAACAGTCATTACAGGACAAGCAGGAAGTGGTAAAACATTAGTGGCAGTCCAAACAGCGCTAGATCTATTATTTAACAAAGAAGTTGAAAAGATCATTATAGCAAGACCAGTAGTAACAGCTAAAGAAGAAATTGGTTTTTTACCTGGTGGTATTAAAGAAAAATTAGATCCATTCGTTGCTCCAATATACGACAATGCATATCGAGTATACGATAAAGAAAAAGTGGATATGTACTTTGAGCGAGGACAAATAGAAATTGTTCCATTTGCATTTATGCGTGGACGTAACTTCTCAAATGCATTTATTATTGTAGACGAGGCACAAAACGTTACTGATCCTCAAATGGAAATGGTAATATCTCGTTTATGTAAAGGAAGTAAAATGGTGATTGTAGGCGATACATCTCAAGTCGATTTAAAAAACAAAAAAGACTCTGGTATGTATTTTCTATCAAAACAAGTTGCTGGTTCCATTCCAGGAGTAGCATCCGTTGTATTAAAAACAAATCACAGACATCCAATTGTGGAATCAGTCTTAAACATGTATAAAGAACATATGTAATGCCTTTAACATTATTAAACACAAACGGTAATGGAGGATTTTCATTAGTAAATAATACTAATAGTGGTGGGTTAAATATTAGAATCTCTATTACATATAGTGCTGGTTTATATAAAACAACATATGCTGGATATTTTTCTGATGTTCCATCATTTTTTGCAACGGCAACACCAGGAACATACGGTACTAATCCTGCAACTTCTGTACAAACTACTGCAATTTCTGAAGCTGGCAGTGACGATGGTTCAAACTTTAGTTGTCAGTGGTTAGGTTATTTTTTACCTTCTACAACAGAAACTTATACATTTTTTACAGCAAGTGATGATGCTTCTTATGTTTGGGTAGGTCCAAATGCGTTATCTGGATTTACAACTGCAAATGCAACAGTAAATAATGGTGGTGCACACGCTGTTCAAGAAACCAGTGGAACTATTTCTCTCACCTCGGGTATATATTATCCAATAAGAATACAGTTTGGTGAAGCTGGTGGTGGGGATGCAATGACATTTAATTATTCAACACCTACAATAACTAAAACAACAAATGTAACAGGTAGAGTATTCTACAACCCAGCAACAAACGGTTTTTAATTATAATAAAAAATCTTAATATTTATAACAAACACTACATATTTGATTAATGGCTAACATAGCAATATATACTGGTTCATCTTTTTTTACTACTGGATCAACTCCATTTGGGTTTTATGATGCTGATTCAACATTCAGAACTGATGCTGATAAAGTAGTAAAATGGTGTGCACAGCGTTTAGGATATCCAATTGAAAATATCGAATTACAAGATATACAATTCTATACTGCATTCGAAGAAGCAATTACAGTATACGGAAACGAAGTATATCAATGGAAAATTAGAGAAAATTATATTTCGATAGAAGGATCTTCAACTGGATCTGTTCTAAATAACCGAGTAATTACTCCCAATTTATCAACTACAATCAAAATAGCTTCTACTTATGGTTCTGAAGCAGGAACTGGTGGTACAGTAACTTATTATACGGCTTCTATGCCTGTAACTGCAGGAGTACAAAATTATGATTTAAATACTTGGGCATCCGCATCTGCATCATTACAACCAGGTGATTCAATTGAAGTAAAAACAGTATTTCAACAAACACCTCCAGCTATTGTTCGTTATTTTGATCCATATGCTGGTACAGGTACAGGTATACAATCATTGTTAGAATCATTTAATTTTGGATCATTTTCTCCAGGTATTAACTTTATGTTAATGCCGTTGAACTTTGATATGTTGAAGCTACAAGCAATTGAATTAAACGATCAAGTTAGAAAATCAGCATTTTCATTTGATTTAGTAAATAATCAATTAAGATTATTTCCAATTCCTACAGCAGATACTACATTAATATTTCACTATATCAAAAAATCAGAACGTAATCAATCATTTATAAGTGGATCAGCTACCAATTTGGTTACAAACGTGTCTAACGTACCTTACAATAACCCAGTATATTCTCAGATTAATTCAGTAGGTAAAATGTGGGTATTCCAATATACATTAGCATTAGTAAAAGAAATGCTAGCATATGTACGTGGTAAATATACTACTGTACCTATTCCAGGATCTGAAGTAACATTAAATCAAGCTGATTTATTAACTGATGCTCGTTCTGAAAAAATAGCATTATTAGAACAATTACGTGGGACATTAGAAGATTCTTCTAGAACAAAACAATTAGAAAAACGCTCAATGGATGAAGGATTTGTAAATCAAACTTTACAACAAGTTCCATTACCGCTTTATATATTTTAATATGAAATTAGTAGATTTACTTTTAGAGGCATTCGAAACTTATTTTATGCAAGCCATAATTAAAGTAGAAAAATCGAAAGCAAACCAGACAGAAATTTATAATCAAGTTAGAGCAATTAAAGATATTGTTGTAATTAAAGTTATTTCAAACGATAAATTAGAATCATTATCTGATGCTAATTACGATTATGCACTACTTGAAATTAAATTCATTAACGAAGGTACACCTGAAGAAACTATTAAATCAATTAAAACTGCGGCTTTAGGTATTAACGGATTAGTTAAATTTTTCCCACGTGAAAAATCATTAGTTAAAATCAGAAATTACTAATATGGCGTTATTTGGAGGTTCTAGAGACATATCACTATTTCGTCACATCAATAAAGAATTGATTAATAATATTATTCAACAATCAGTTGGATATTATAAAATTGCTTTAAATAAGACTGATTCTAATTTATATGGAGAATCACTTATAAAAACATATAATGATCCAATTTTAGTAAATTGTTTAATTGAACGTAATGCTCAAACGTGGGCTGAAACTGAATTTGGTACTGATCTTACACGTGAAATTAATGTACGATTTTTACGCGATATCCTTGTGGATATTAATTTAGTTCCTGAAGTTGGCGATGTTATATTATGGCACGAAGATTATTACGAAATATCGGGAACTGTCGAAAATCAATTTGTAGTAGGTAAAGATCCATCATACGCATATGATGATACTACTGACTTTGGTTCTAGTATATCTATTATTGTAACAGCTCAAATAGTTCGTCCTGAAAAATTGGGTATATCTAAAGAACGATTATAATGGCTAGAGACTTAAAACCACTTCCTAAAAATCAATCACAAGTCGTTCAAGAAGCGTTTGTTCCTTACATTAATACTGTAAATAAAACACAGAGTGATACAGTATTCTCAAAAAATAGAGCAAAAGAAATATCATTTAAGGGTAAAAAACAAAAAGATTTTTCTGTTTCATTAAAAGATCACGATGAAGTAATTAAATATTACTTTGAAAATACAATAAAACCAACAGTAATACAGAATGGTGAACATTTACCTGTTCCTATTATGTATGGTTCTCCTGAACGTTGGAAATCAGTACAATCCGATGGTGGTTTACGTGATAAAAGTGGTAAGTTAATGGTACCTCTTATCATGTATAGACGTGATACATTAGAAAAAAATCGTTCTTTAGGCAATAAATTAGATGGTAATAAAGTTCACCATTATCAATTATTTGAACAAAAATTTAATGCTAAAAACCAATATGATAGATTTTCAGTAGTAACTAATAGACAACCTTCTAAAGAGGTATATATGTCTGTTATACCTGATTATGTTACTTTAACATACTCGTGTATTATATTTACTGATTATGTAGAACAAATTAATCCAATTATTGAAGCTATTAATTTTGCAAGCGATTCATATTGGGGAGATTTTTCTCGCTTTAAATTTAGAGCAAGAGTTGATTCATTTTCAACAGTTACAGAAGTAACAACAGCAGATGGTAGAGCAGTTAAATCTACATTTAATATTATTTTAAATGGATATATAATTCCTGATACAATTAATAAACAAATTGCAAATGCTGATATGTACTATGGGACTTCTCAGTTAATATTTATGGTAGAGACAACATCTGAAGATCTTAATTCTTTAGGTGCCGAAGCACAAACAGTAACTACAGTACCAATGAATTCAACAACTATATTTGAGGGAGGAAGTAATATAACCATTCAAGGAGCAGATGCTAAAGATCTTATTTATTTAGGTACTATAATAGCTAAAAAAGCAGCTACAGTAACTCAAACAACTGCAGTTTTTTCTCCAGCATCTATATTATCTATACCTATAAATTCATCATTGCCTCAAACAACAAAAATGAATTTTATATTTTATGTTAATGGTGTTTTTCTTCCACATGATTATATAACTTCATTTGTTGATAATGGAAATAATACTTGTACATTGACAATCGATGAGAATGGTTTAGGATATTATTTAACTGATAAAGAAGTAACCGCAATAGGTAAATTCCAATAACATGCCTTTAATTACATTAGACCAAATATTATCTCCACTTAGATTAGATCCAAATGATCCATTGCGGTTATTAATGTCTGGTAGTTTAATAATAACTGGTTCTGCTGTAGTGCGACAAGTTAATCCAAGCATTCCTGCTTTATCTATTTCTGGTTCAATATTTGATGTAGATTCATTAAATGTAGCAAGTAGTTCACTTACTGTTACTGGTGGATTAGATGGTGGAACTTTCTAATTAATATTTCTATTTTTACCGATATTTATACACAGCCCTTATATAGGTGTCTTGAAGTATATACTGTAAAAATTAGCAAATGTCTCAAAATATCAGGCTTAAAAGAAGTGCTGTACCTGGTCGTATACCTAGTGTAGAACAACTAGAATTAGGTGAAATCGCATTAAACACATACGACGGTAAACTATATTTAAAACTAGATAATGGAACAGCAGCTATAGTTGCTGTCGGAGAAACCGCTTCTTTAGCAGCATCTGCATCTTTTGCTACTTCTGCTTCATTTGCAGTATCAGCATCAAACGCTATTTCTGCGTCATATGCTTTAACAGCATCATTCGCCCTTTCAGCGTCATCAGTACCAGGAATGTCCGCTGGAACTTCGTCAAACGCTGTTTCCTCTTCATTCGCTGCAACTGCTTCATCTGCTGATAATTTTACAGTACGCGGTACCTTAACCGCTCAAACCATTGTTGTCCAAACAATAACTTCTTCAACAGAATTTATTACTGGTTCTACTAGATTTGGTTCTCAATTATCAAATACACATCAATTTACCGGTTCAATATTTGCTACTGGTTCATTTACTGTAGGTGGTACTTTAATAGCAACTAATTTAAGTGGTTCGGGTGCTGGAATAACAGATATTGGTGTAGTTGAAAAAGTATTCTATGTAGCCGAAGACGGATTAGATACAAATGATGGTAAGACATTATCATCTCCATTTAGAACTATAAAAGCAGCTGCAATTGCAGCATCTGCTTCAAGAGCTGCTAATCCAGGACTTCCAGCATACCGACAAAGTATTCAAGTTAAAAGTGGATATTATACAGAAGAAGCACCTATTACAGTTCCACCAAACGTATCTATATTAGGTGATGATTTAAGATCAGTAGTAGTATCTCCAACAACAGCGACATCAGGTTCGAATTTATTCTTAATGAATAATGGAACTTATTGTTATGGATTACGTTTAGAAGGATGTAGAATTGATGATTTAGAAGATCCAAGAAATGGTTTCTTCTTTGCATTTGCTCCAAGTGCATCAATCGTTACTTCACCTTATGTCCAAAACTGTTCTGCTATTTCAACACCAGCAGATAAATTTTATACACCATTAAATTCAGGTTCAGCTAATCCATTAATTGGAAACGGTCCAGGTGGTATGATAGTAGACGATTCAGTTTTAGATGGATATTCTCCACTTAAATCAATGATTGTGGATGCATACACACAGGTAGCATTTAACGGAATTGGTATATGTGTTAGAGGTAGAGGATATGCTCAATTAGTATCGTTTTTTACTAACTTTTCACGTGTAGGTACTTATTGTATTGAAGGTGGACACGCATCATTACTAAACTCAAATACTACATTTGGCGACTTTGGATTAAGAGCTAAAGGACTAAGAATGCTAGTCAAACCAGATATAAGTGCTGTAAGTGCTTCAATATCTACTTCTGGTTCATTATTAGTAAGTGCTAATAAAACAAACATTCAAACATATATGATAAATAAACTAGTACAATCTGGTAGTTTTGCATCAACATATGTAAGTGGAAGTGGTTCTCAATATTCATCAACAATTAAAGATAGTGGATTATTAATTGATGCCATTGCTGATGATTTATTAGCCCCAGGAGCTGCTCGCACATCACAATTTATCTCAGGTCTATTTAAAGGACAAGATACATCATCAGGTAGTGTTTTTACATTACCAATAGCATCAGGCTCTTCTTTTACAGAAGGTGCAATATCGATTATACCACAAAACGTATCAAATGCAAGTGGATCATTAACTGGTGATTTTATTTTAGCATGGCAATATATGAAAGAATATATTGTAACCGACCCATCAGGTAATTTTTCAACAATGACTACTCCTGCTAAAAATAAAGTAGGACAATTATTTGATGTATTAATTAGTACAATTACTCAAGTAGTTGTAAACGGAGCTGGAGCCCAATATCTACAAGAATTTGGTTCATTAATCACATCAACATCACATGACTTTTCATATGCTGGTGCTGGTGTTAACTTTTTAGCACTACCAATAAACCAAGGCGGTGTTGGTGAAACAAACGTAGCATTAAGAATATTTGAAGAAACTGGAGGTAGAGTATTCCATACATCGGGTGACGAAACAGGTGACTTTTATGCTGGTAATGATTTCATCATCAGACAAGCAACAGGAACGATTGAAGGTAGAACATTTACTAAAGCAATCACAGCACAAATAACTCCAATAAATTTAGCATTAGAAACTTACTCATAAAGATATGGCATTACCTTTAAATAAATTCCGATTATTAACCACTACTTTAGCTTCTGGTAGTAATACTATATACCAAGAAAATATAGACGTAGCAACTATTATATTATCTTGTCAGATTACTAACGTTAATACATCATCAATTCAGTATTGCGATGTAGCAATTCAAAAAAGTGGATCAGCTTCACAAATAACTTTATTAAGAAATGGTGTAATTCCTATATATGAATCATTAAATCCACTAGCTGGTAAGATTGTATTAGAAAAAAATGATGCATTTGTTATTAAAACATCTGTTAGCGGTAGCTTAGATGTAGTATTATCTGTTCTTGAAAACGCAATTAACTAAGAGTAAACAATGTCGAAAATAGTAGGAAGAAGACCCGTAGAAATTAAAATATCCACTCCACAAGATGGATATGTACCTGTATTTAATGGTTCTACTAGATTATGGGATGCTGTAAATAAAAATGATTTTATTACAGGTAGTGCTGCTATTAGTGGTTCCAATACATTTACAGGAAATCAAACAATTTCTGGTTCTCTTACAGTTGTTCAAGGTATAACTGGTAGTTTATTTGGTACTGCTTCTTATGCTGATAATGCTTGGGCAATCGGAGGTAATACTTTTACTGGGGGTGATTCAAATAGAATATTAGGTACATTATCTAATCATGATTTATCAATTTATATTAGTGGTTCTAGAGTAGCTACATTTACTAAATCAGGTAGTTTTATTTTAAGTTCATTTCCTCCTAATTCAATAGCAAATGAAAAAGTATTAATTGAAGCTGGTTATACTTCATTATATAATTTAATAAAAGCTACCTCGTATATTGATAATTATTCCCAATTTAATATACAAAATTTACTTTCAGGTTCTAATTCTTCTTCTGATGTAGTTGCTACTGCAGATAATGGTACCGAATTAATGAATTATATTGATATGGGTATTAATAGCAGCACATTTACTGGTTCAGTAGGTGATGCTAATGATGCTTATCTATACTCTACAGGTAACGATTTACATATTGGTAATGCCTCAAATTACCCAATACAATTCTTTGCTGGTGGTATTGACAATAACGCTAATAGAAAATTACAATTAAATCCAAATAACCTTCATCAAATGACTGGTAGTTTGGATGTTAGTGGTAGTGTTATAGCTCAATCATTTACAGGATCATTGCAAGGTACAGCATCAGTAGCTGTTTCTTCATCGTATGCTGCAACCTCTTCATATGCTGATAATTTTACAGTAGCTGGTACATTAACTGCTCAAACTATAGTTGCACAAACTATAACATCATCAACTGAATTTATTACAGGTTCAACTAAAAATGGATCATTACTTTCAAATACCCACCAATTTACAGGAAGTGTTGGTATAACAGGTTCACTAGAAGTAAATGGTAGAAATTACATAAACGATTCATCATCATTTGAATCACGAATTACTACAAATAGCTCATCACTTGCTTCATTTTCAGGAAGTTATATAAGTGAAAGTTCATCATTTGCTGGTAGAGTTACTACAAACAGTTCCTCATTTGCTAATTTTTCTGGAAGTTACATTAACGAAAGTTCCTCACTTGCGGGTAGAATTACAACTAATAGTTCATCATTTGTTTCATTTTCTGGAAGTTACATAAACGAATCATCATCATTTGCTGGTAGAGTTACTACAAACAGTTCCTCATTTGCTTCATTTTCTGGAAGTTACATAAGCGAATCATCATCATTTGCTGGTAGAGTTACAACTAACAGCTCTTCATTTGCTAATTTTTCTGGAAGTTATGTAAGTGAATCTTCATCATTTGCTGATAGGATAAGAGTTAATAGTTCATCATTTGCTGGCTTTTCAGGAAGCTATGTAAACGAATCATCTTCGTTTACTGGTAGAATTACTACAAACAGTTCCTCATTTGCTAATTTTTCAGGAAGTTATGTAAGCGAAAGTTCATCGTTTGCTTCTAGAATAACAACTAATAGTGCTAGTATATCTACTCTATCAGCTAGCTTTAATTCATTCAGTGGATCATTTATGACTGGTTCTTTTACCGGTTCATTTACGGGTTCAATATCAGGAACATCAAGTTATGCTACTCAAGCATTAACAGCTTCTAATGCTGCTACCGCTTCATCTGCTGATAATTTTACAGTAAGAGGAACATTAACTGCACAAACAATTGTAGCCCAGACTATTACTTCTTCTACAGAATACATAACTGGATCTACTCAATTTGGTTCATTACTTTCAAACACTCACCAATTTACAGGATCTATCAATGTAACAGGTTCATTAGAAGTAAATGGTAGAAATTATATAACTGACTCATCATCGTTTGCTTCTAGAATAACAACTGATAGTTCTTCATTTGCTAATTATTCAGGAAGCTATATAAATGAAAGCGCATCGTTTGCAAGCCGAATTACTACCAATAGCTCATCACTGTCCTCATTCTCAAGCAGTTATGTAAGTGAAAGTAGTTCATTTGCTTCAAGAGTTACTACAAATAGTTCTTCGTTTGCCTCATTCTCTGGCAGCTATGTAACTGAATCATCTTCATTTGCTTCTAGGATTGCTACAAATAGTGCATCATTATCTTCGTTCTCCGGAAGTTATGTAACTGAATCATCTTCATTTGCCAGTCGAATCACTACAAATAGCTCATCACTTGCTTCATTTTCAGGCAGTTATGTAACTGAATCATCTTCATTTGCTGCTAAAATAGCAGCTGATAGTGCTTCATTTACCAATTTTTCAGGAAGTTATGTAAACGAATCTTCATCATTTGCTTCTAGAATTGCAACTAATAGTTCTTCGTTTGCCTCATTCTCAGGAAGTTATGTAAGTGAAAGTTCATCATTTGATTACAGAATAAATAACATAAGTTCTAGTTTAGGCTCATTTACTAGTTCATTTAGTACGGGCTCATTTACAGGCTCATTTACTGGTTCTTTATTTGGTACTGCATCTTATGCTACTCGAGCATTGTCTGCTTCTTATGCTGAAAGTGCTCCTAATTATTTGCCATTAGCAGGAGGTACTATGACTGGCGACATATATGCTGCTGGTAGAAGTTTTACATTCCAAGATTTACTACTTGGAGCAGGTACAACATTTGGAAAAATTACTACAGATGGTAGTAAGTATATTTCTATTATGCCAACCTACAATGTTGAATCAGCTAGATTTTGGTCAAATGGTAATGTAACTATTCAAGATGCTGGGACATATGTAGATAATGGATTTAGATTAGATGTAAGTGGATCAGGTAGATTTACTAATGGATTAACAGTAACAGGTTCTTTAAATGTAACTAATGGAATAACAGGTTCATTATTTGGGACTTCAAGTTACGCAATTAATGCTTTAAGTTCATCATTTGCTACTAGCGCTTCATATTGGAGTGGTAGTATCATAAATGCAGCTACTGCTTCTTACGTATTACAAGCTGTAAGCGCATCATATGCTGCGACTGCATCATTTGTTGCTGGTATATCTAATGGAACTGCATCATTAGCAAATACAGCATCATACGCAATATCAGCATCATATTCTGCAACTGCATCATCTGCTGATGACTTTACAGTAAGAGGTACATTAACTGCTCAAACCATAGTAGCTCAAACAATTACATCATCAATTGATTTTGTTACTGGTAGTACTAAAAATGGATCATTATTAACTAATACCCATGAATTTACAGGTTCAGTTGGTATAACTGGATCATTAGCAGTAAATGGAAGTGATTATACAACTACATCAGGTAGTGCATCAACACGTTTAACTGCTTTAGAATCATTTAGTGGAGTATATAGTACAGGATCATTTACTGGTTCATTTAATGGACGTGTAACAGGTTCATTCTCAGGCTCATTGTATAACTTACAAAATAGTATTGTAGGCCATATTCCATTCTTTAGTTCATCACAAGTACTAGCTGATAGTATTGTACGACAATTAGATAATGGAAGTGGAAGTTTTAGTATAGTAATTAATCAAGATAATATTACTACTGCTGCTCCTGAAGCATTATATGTATACCAACCATCAACTACATCATATAACGTAATATCAGGTAAAGGTAATCTAAATAACTATTTACAATTAAACATTCAGAATACCAATACAGGCGAAAACGCATCATCAGATGTAGTTGCAACTGCAAATAATGGTAATGAATCAGTTAATTACATTGATATGGGTATCAATAGTGAAGGATTTACCGGATCTATTGGTGATGCAAATGATGCATATCTGTACTCAACAGGTAACCATTTACACATTGGTAATGCTTCAAATCAGTACGTAGGTTTCTTTGCAGGTGGTCCTGATGTAGATACTCATATGAAGTTATTATTGGCTCCGAGTAATGCACATGAATTAACAGGATCATTAACTGTAACAGAAAAATTAAATGTATTAGGTGGTGTTACTGCTTCATTACAAGGTACAGCATCAGTAGCTGTTTCTTCATCGTATGCTGCTACATCATCATATGCAAATAACTTTACAGTAGCAGGTACTTTAACTGCTCAAACAATAAATGTACAAACGATTACTTCTAGTATAGAATTTAATACTGGATCAACTCGTAATGGATCAACAACAACAAACACACATCAATTTACTGGATCTGTTTTAGTGACTGGATCTACAGAAATTACAGGAAGTGTAAGAGTAAGAGGAGGATATAATCAATCAGGAACTGATAGTAATTTATTTAATGGCTCCACAACATTTGGTAGTCCTGTAACTGTAAATTCAACTCTAGACGCAGCTAATGGATTTCAAGTATCTGCTAATGCTGCTCGTATATATAATTCAGCAAGTATAGGAAAATCTACAAATCCTAATGCTGTATTAGATGTAAATGGAAGTGTATTAATTACTGGATCATTAGTAGTAACTCAAGGTATTACAGGATCACTACAAGGTACTGCTAGTTATGCAACACAAGCATTAAGTGCTTCATATTGGTCAGGATCTATTACTAATGCTGCTACTGCATCATATGTTCAAACAGCACAAACAGCAAGTTATGTATTAAATGCTGTAAGTGCTTCATATGCTTCAACTGCATCTTATTTAAATCCGATAGAAAACTCATATTTAGTATTGAGCCAAGTATCACAAAGTTTAAATTTTGCCGATGATACAGCAGCAGCATCAGGAGGAGTTCCATTAGGTGGATTATATCGAAACGGAAACTTTATACTAATCAGAATTGTATAATAGAACCAAGTAAGAAGTTTTAAAAATAAAATTAAATAAAATAAAAATAAAATGGCAGTAAATTTTTCAGGTAGTTTAGTAGCAACAGGATCAATTATATCAACCACTGGATTTACTGGTTCGTTATCTGGTACAGCATCAAACGCAGCTACAGCATCTTCAGCCGATAATTTCTTAGTTAGAGGAACACTTACTGCGCAAACAATAAATGTTCAAACTATAACATCATCGATAGATTTTGTTACTGGTTCTTCAGTTAATGGTTCCTTATTAACAAATACACATCAATTTACAGGTTCAGTTGGTGTAACAGGTTCATTAGCTATAAATGGAGTTGATTACAATTCAACTTCAGCTTCATTTGATACTAGAATTTTAAATACTAGTTCATCATTATCTACTTTAGCTACTAATAATGCAATTGCTAGTGCTTCATTCGATACTCGTATCACTAATAATAGTGCTAGTATTGCTCAATTATCTGGAAGTTATTTAGCATCATCTGCATCATTCAATACTCGTATTACTAATAATAGTGCTAGTATTGCCGCTGTATCAAGTAGTTATATAGCATCATCATCATCTTTTGATACACGAATTAATACAATATCAAGTAGTTATGCAACTACTGGTTCAAACGTATTTAAAGGGAACCAAACAATAACAGGATCATTTGCTGTATCTGGTTCAACTATACAAGTAGGAAATAATACATTATTAGGTAATACAACATTAACAGGATCAATTACAGTTTCGGGTCCATTACGATTAGACCCGACAATAGATCCTGGCCTAATCAGTAATACATCATCATTTTTATTTACATCAGCATCAAAAACTAATACTGGATATGATTTATATTACAGACAAAGTAATAATACGGTTAAATTCAAATGGTTTGAAGGAGTATTAAATACTGGTATATTATATGGTGGTATTTTAACATATTCAGCTAGCAACTTCTATGTATCATCAGGTTCAGGTATTATAGTAAATCATAATGCTAATACAGGTTCAGAAATATCACCAACAATAACTTACGTTAATTGGGCGGCTACAACACATAGTATTTCCAATCCAACTGCTCAAAACACATATGTTTTTATTGATGCTAGTGGTAATTTACAACAACAAAATGTATTTTTCACACCAGAACAATACCATGACGCTTTACCAATAGGTAGAATATCGCATTATGGAGCTACAGGTTCGTTAGTTACTGGTGTAGGAAATAATATGCTAACATCATATGATCTTCCTCAACAATTAGGAGAATTCACACGTGCATTTGGTCCATTAAAAATGAGTGGATTTACAATCACACCACAAGTTGGTAATTTAAGTCTTAATATTGGATCCGGAACAGCATTTAATTTAGGTGGATATTACCAAAATTCACCTGATTTACCAAGTACATATAATTCTAACACATATGTAACATCAAGTATCATCAGAGTACACCGTTCAGGTTCTGGATTTTTATTCGATAATAATGGAGGAGCATATTATACTACTGTAAATCCATTAGTTTATGATGATGGAGATGGAACATTAGCTACAGTAGGTAATGGAAACTGGTCTATTCAACGTGTATTTGTAAATCCAATAACAGGTAGATCACACGTTTACTATGGACAGTCAACTTATACTACTTATTTAAACGCTGTTCAATCTGTAGCAACGGATGATTTTGTTGAAAGCGAAGTAACCAAAAATGCATACGTATTTGCTGGTTATTTAGTAATGCAAGGAGGAGCAGCAAATACTGATTTATCAGTTGGTGATACAACAAATGCTATTATTCAAGCTGGTCTATTTAGAAATTCAGTTGGAGGATCTGGTGGAGCTAGTACAGCTGTATCTGATTTAAATGATTTATCTGATGTAAATATTACATCACCATTAAATGGACAAGCATTAATTTATAGTACTGGTACATGGATAAATGGAACACCAATATCATCATCATATGCTACAACAGCATCATTTGTTGCTGGTGTATCTAATGGTACCGCATCGTTTGCTGCTACAGCATCAAATGCGATTTCAGCATCATACGCTGCTACTGCTTCATCAGCTGATAATTTTACTGTAAGAGGCACATTAACAGCACAAACGATTAATGTTCAAACAATTACTTCATCCATCGAGTTTAATACTGGTTCTACTCGTAATGGATCATTATTAACTAACACACATGAATTTACTGGTTCAGTTAGTATTACAGGATCATTAGCTGTAAGTACTAATATTACTGGTTCTACTATTAGAGCTACGAGTACATTTACAGGTCCATCTCTTTCTTTTAATTCAGAAATATCTTCCAATGGTGGAGAGATACGAATAGGTCAAGCCGATGTCAGATTTCGTAGTAGTATTCCAATTCTATGGAGTCAAACCACAGACAGTAACGGAACTAAGGATTTAGGACTTCGTAGAAACAATACAGGTTCTTTAGAAATATATGATGGTGTAACAAACGGAAACTATAGGGATTTAGTATTAAGAAACATTACAGGATCTAATGCTACATTTAGTGGTAGTGTAACTTCAACACTCGGTTTTACAGGATCATTGCAAGGTACTGCAACAACAGCATCATTCGTTCAAACAGCACAAACAGCATCATATGTTTTAAATGCCGTTAGTTCATCATTTGTAACACTAGCACAAACTGCTTCATTTGTACAAACAGCACAAACCGCATCATATGTGCTAAACGCAGTATCTGCATCATTTGCTTCAACAGCATCATCAGTTAACCGATTAAACCAATCAGTAGTTATATCTGGTTCATTAACAGTATCAGGCTCAACAAATATTGTTGGAGCTTCAGGTAATACATTAGTATCTTCAAATGCTGATACATTAATATTTACTGGATCGCTTTTAACTTCTGGCTCAATTGTTTCAACTGGTAGTTTAAATATATTAGGTGGAGTTACAGGTTCATTATTTGGTACTTCATCTTATGCCGTTCAAGCATTATCTGCTTCATATTGGTCTGGCTCAGTTATAAATGCTGCTACTGCATCATATGTAGTAACTGCTCAAACAGCTTCATTTGTAGCAAATGCTGTAAGTGCTTCTCGTGCTGTATCTTCATCACGAGCTGATAGTGCTTCAACAGCATCTTCAGTTAATACATTAACACAAGATGTAATAATAACAGGTTCTTTAACAGCAACTGGTAATATAACATCTAATGGTAATTTAATTTCAGCTAATAGCTCAGGTGATGAAGGTGGTGAAATTTTATTGGTAAAATCACAAACAAATAACTCACTTACAGGTAGTGGTGTTACAATAGATATTTGGCAGAATAGATTAAGATTTTTTGAACAAGGTGGGGCCGCAAGAGGAGCATTTCTTGATATATCAACATTAGGAGCAGGAGTATCAACTAATTTATTAGGTACTGCTGTAAGTGCTTCATTTGCTTCTACAGCATCCTTTGCACAAACTGCACAAACCGCATCATATGTATTAAATGCTGTTTCATCATCATTTGCTTCTACAGCATCGTATGTACTAAACGCAGTATCATCATCATTTGCTTCTACAGCATCGTATGGTAATAACTTTATAGTAGGAAGTACACTTACAATTGATCAAACATTAACAGATTATCATACAGTACCATCAAGTATTGTAGGTAGTAATAATATGTTTAATTTAATTACAGGTTCATATTCGTCTGCGTTTTTTAAATATACTTTAACAAAAGGATCAAATGCTCGAACAGGCGAAGTAATGGCTGTTTGGAATAGTGGGTCGATTCAGTATACTGATAATTCAACATTAGATATTGGGGATACTTCAACAGTAGTTGCATCCGCAGTAATTGTATCGAATTCAATTCAATTCAATATATCCACCGCAGATTCTGGATGGGTATTAAAATCATTAGGAACATTCATGTAACAAATAATAATATGTATACAATTCAAAAACAATTCATTCCAGGTAACGATTCAATTTGGGTACAACAATTAACACCCGAAGATGAAATCTTCACATTCGAAACAGAAGCTGAAGCACAAGCTAAAGCTGATGAATTAACTTCAGCCGATACTGAAGGCAGACTATACAGAGTCGCATCAGTATAATATTTATAAACGACCCACTTTAGGGACAGTGAACTAAAGTAAATAATATGCCAAATGAATTTGTATCGCGCAATGGTATAATTGCGAAAAATAATGTTGTGGTTTCCGGATCGTTAACAGTAACAGGATCCGGTATTACATTAAATGGAGTTAGTGTTGTACTAGCTAATCAGACATCATCTATGTCTGTTAATTCAGCATCATTTGCTGCTACTAGTTCATTTGCAAATAACTTTACAGTTGGAGGTACATTAACTGCCCAAACAATTAATGTACAGGTTATTACATCATCCATCGAATTCAATACTGGATCAACTCGTAATGGATCAACAACAGCAAATACCCATCAATTTACAGGGTCTGTTGGAATAACAGGTTCATTAGCTGTTAGTGGAAGTTTCCAAATCCCAGGTGTACCATCCGGTACAACAGAAACAAATATATTAGTTGCCGACGCTGGAGGTAATATTAGATTCCGTTCAAATTTAAGTTTACAAGGTGCTACAGGTGCTCAAGGTACTAATGGTGCAAATGGTGCTCAAGGTGCTACAGGTGCCCAAGGTACTACAGGTCCTACTGGCCCAACAGGTGCCCAAGGTACAACAGGTCCTACTGGCCCAACAGGTACTCAAGGTACTACTGGTTCAACAGGACCCGCTGGAGCTCAAGGTACAACAGGTAATACAGGACCAACAGGTCCAACAGGATCCCAAGGAACTACTGGTTCAACAGGCCCATTAGGTCCTACAGGTCCAGCTGGAGCTCAAGGTACTACTGGAGCAAATGGTCCAACTGGACCAACAGGATTAACAGGACCAACGGGTCCAACAGGATCTCAAGGCGCTACAGGAACTACTGGTCCTACAGGACCCGCTGGAGCTCAAGGTACAACTGGTGCAAATGGATCTCCAGGACCAACAGGATCCCAAGGTACAACAGGAACTACTGGACCAACAGGTCCAACGGGTTCACAAGGTACAACAGGTACAACAGGTAATACAGGACCAACTGGTTTAACAGGTCCTACAGGACCAACTGGTGCTCAAGGTGCTACAGGTACCACAGGACCAACTGGATCTCAAGGTTCTACTGGACCTGCAGGTCCAACTGGCTCGCAAGGTACTACTGGAACTACAGGTCCAACAGGACCATTAGGTCCAACAGGACCAGCTGGTGCTCAGGGTACAACAGGAACTACAGGATCACCAGGTCCTACAGGTCCAGCTGGTGCTCAAGGAACTACAGGAACAACAGGACCAACTGGTCCATTAGGACCAACAGGACCATTAGGTCCTACAGGACCAACTGGTCCAACTGGATCTCAAGGTGCAACTGGTACTACTGGTCCAACAGGACCAACTGGAGCTCAAGGAACCACTGGTCCAACTGGACCAACTGGAGCTCAAGGTACAACAGGTACAACAGGTCCTACAGGTCCAACCGGAGCTCAAGGTGCAACTGGTACTACAGGTCCAACAGGACCAGCTGGTGCTCAAGGTGCTGCTGGTGCTCAAGGTGCTCAAGGTATACAAGGTAGACAAGGAACAACAGGTGCTCAGGGTACTACAGGAACAGGTAGTCCTGGTCCAACAGGTCCAACTGGACCAACTGGCCCAACAGGTACATTCTCATCTTCTGCCAATGTAGTTATTAATAATACATCACCAACAATTTATCTACAAGATACGGATAACCGCTCTTCAATGATACATTGTAATAGTAATATATGGTATGTACTAAGAGGTAACGGAAATAATACTCAAACATGGGCTACATATAATGGTTATTGGCCGTTGGAAATTAACTTAGAAAACAATAACGCTCAATTTGGCGGAAATATAACAGCAATTTATGATGTTACTGCATATTCAGATATTAGAGTAAAATCAAATATTACTCCTATTGAAAACGCAATATCAAAAATATCTCAAATTAATGGAGTAACATATAATAGAACCGATGTTGCTGAAGCAGATATTGATAAAAGATTTGCTGGAGTAATTGCTCAAGAAGTTGAATTAGTATTACCGGAAGTTGTTTCAGAAAATGAAAAAGGCCACAAAAATGTTGCATACGGCAACATGGTTGGTTTACTAATTGAAGGTATAAAAGAACAACAAAAACAAATCGAAGAATTAAAAAATAGAATACATATATTAGAAAATAAATAATATGGCAAATACATATAGTTGGGTTATAGATTCAATGGAAGTAATACCGTCAATAGATGGATTAACAAATGTAGTAAATACAGTCAATTGGTCGTATAATGGAGTGAGTCCAACAAGTACTCAAGGTGAAATCTCTGGTAATAGTGTTATGCCACTTCCAACATCCGAAGATTTTATTCCATATAATGAATTAACACAAAATATGGTTACTCTATGGTTAGAATCAGTATTAAATATATCTGATTTACAATCTAGAGTAGATACCCAAATTAATTTTATTGAAAATCCCCCCACAGTAAGTATTCCATTACCTTGGGTTTAAAATAAAATTTCTTAATTATCGTTACTAGTTATTATATAATAATATGGCATTACAAGGTTCAGGAGCAATTTCAATATCACAAATTAGAAATGAGTTAATAAACTGTGGTAGTTCTTATTCATTACGATCATTGAGTTCTAAGGCTGGAAAGGGTACTTCTGACTCAATGAGTGAATTTTTTGGATATTCTAATACAGTCACTATTGCCTTAATGGTACAAGCCGCAGGTGGTGGTGGAGGTGGAGGATGGCCAGGTGGTGGTGGTGGAGGTGGAGCCGGAGGTCAGGTTCATTTGTCCTCATACGCAGTAAGTAGATGTAGTTCATTTGGTGTTGGTGTTAGTGGAGGTGGTGCATTTGCTGGTTCACGATGGGTAGATGATAATGATAAAGGAGCTAATGGAGGTGATTGTAATTTTGGAGGTATCTCTATAAATGGTGGTGGTGGTGGTGGATCTAGTTATGGCGACGCTAAAGGGGTAGATTTAGGTATTGGTGAAAATGGTGGGTGTGGAGGTGGTGGTGGTATAAATGGAAATCAAGGAAATAATGGAAAACAAGGACTACCCTCATACCCAGGAGGATTTGGTAATCCAGGAGGTAATGCAAATTGTCAAGCTGGAGGTGGCGGAGGTGGAGGAACTGGAGCTACTGGAGCAAATACTTGTTTAGGTGATCCTATAGGTGGTCGAGGTGGTGATGGAAGATACGTAAATGATTTTGGTGCTTATTATGGAGGTGGTGGAGGAGGAGGTAACTGGGATTGGAACTGGTCTGCTCCTGGAGGTGCAGGTGGTGGTGGAAAAGGAGCATCAAGTGGTGGAAATAATTATGATAACGTATGGCAATCATCAGATCCAGGAGGTGCAAACACTGGAGGTGGTGGAGGTGGTATAGCTCACGTTGGTGCTCCTGGAAGAAATGGTAGTGGAGGTTCGGGCATTGTAAGAGTTAGATACGCTGGAGGTCAAGTTTGTAATGGTGGAAGTATATCTTCAGGTGGTGGTTATACATATCATACATTCAATAGTTCAGGCACATTTTCGACGTAAAATAATATGGCACATTTTGCAAAAATAGACGAAAATAATATTGTAGTCAATATATTAAAAGTACCCGATGAAGAAGAACATCGTGGTGAAGAATACTTAAATGCAATCGGTTTTGAAGGAAGATGGATTCAAACATCATATAATACTTTTGCTAATGAGCATAAATTTGGAGATAATCCATTAAGAGCAAATTACGCTAGAATAGGTGGTGTGTATAATGAAGAACATGATGTATTTCATTCACAAAGACCAAATGATCAAGTAATATTAAATACTACAACATTTATGTGGGAATACCCAATTCCAGTTCCTAGTTATAATGAAGCAATAGAAATTCCAAAATGGAATAAAATAACACAACAATGGAATGTAATCCCGTTAACTGATATCTTCCCTCAAGACTCAGCACCACATAATCTACCCCCACAAGTATAAAATAAAAATAAGTTATGTCACAAATTTACAATTTTACAGTAGTAGGTTCAGGAACCGCAGGGTGGTTAACTGCACTTTATCTTCAAAAATATTATCCATTTACTAAAGTAAGAGTAATTTCAAGTTCTGATATCGGAATATTAGGTGCTGGTGAAGGTACTACTCCTAATGTACTAGCTGCCTTAGAGAATTTAGGGATACCATTTGAGGGTTTATTTAAATATGCTAAAGCAACTGTTAAAAATGGTATTGAATTTACTAATTGGAATGGAGATGGAGAGTCGTATTTCCATGGATTTGCTAATCACGATAATTTCAATCCATTTAAATTTGACAATCCTACTGGCCAAATGCTACCAGGTCTTGCTTTAGAACCTGTAGGGTATGGTAGAAATCTTAATGAAATCTTTATTGATTCTAAACTTAATAAATCTAATAGAGTAAAATACACACCAAACCAAAACATTAACAATAAATTAGATAATGCTAAATCCCATTTAGATCAAATGGGATCACATGCTGTTCATTTTGATGCTGTGTTATTAGCTAATTATTTAAAGGAAGTTGCTCTTAAACGAGAAATAGTCCATATTGATGATGAAGTAGTTGATTTTGTATTAGATGAAAATGAATACATTAAATACATCACAACTAAAAAAGGAGAAGAAATAAAATCCGATTTTGTATTTGATTGCTCTGGATTTAAAAGATTAATTATTGGTGGATTATATAAATCAAAATGGATATCATATAAAGAACACCTACCAATGAAGAAAGCTATTGGTTTCTTTATGGATTTAGATGATTTAGATGAAATTCCTCCATATACAGAATCAATAGCAATGGAATGTGGTTGGGTTTGGAAAATACCTATTCAAGATAGATTCGGATGTGGGTATGTTTTTGACTCAGATTATATAACCGTTGAAGAAGCTAAAGAAGAAATAATTCAAAAATTCGGAACCGATATTAAGTGGGGAAAAGAATTTGACTTTGAAGCTGGTATGTATGAAACTCCATGGGTAAAAAATTGTGTTGCTATTGGCTTATCGTCTGGTTTTATCGAACCTTTAGAGGCTACATCAATTATGCTTCAAGTTATAGCTCTTACATCATATTTAGATAATAACTTAGGAGCTATCATCAGAAAGCAATTTTATATTGATCGATATAATGAACGAATGCGTTCTATAAATGGAGAAAATATGGAATTTATTTACACCCATTATTTAACTCAAAGATCAACAAGTAAATTTTGGACTGAATTCAGGGACAAAAATAAAATACCTGAACGTGTTAAAGAATTATTAGATGAATGTGAAGTAACAATTCCAGATGAGATGTTTTTAACATCAAGACGTAAATTATTAGCATATGGTATTCCAAGTTGGTATTCAATTCTTGCAGGTTTAAAATTACTGCAACCAAAAATTGCAGTTGAATGTTTAGAAGCTATGTTATCTGATATGCGACGAGAAGAAATGGCAATACACCGTAGTAAATTTAAAGTAAATATGTTATTAAATGAGCATATGTTTATGAAGCATAGTGTATTCATTGAATATATGTTAGAGTTATAAAATTTATAAAAATACGTTATGATCTACCCAATTATTTTTATTACCTACCTGTCTTTATTATATTTTGTTATTGGTTATGATAAAATATTAAATCGGTACCAAATGTATTTTGATAAAAAATACTGGACTGATTATAATACGATCGAATTTTGCTCATGGATGGCAAAAGCAATTATCATCGTTCCCGGATTGATATTTGGTATTGAATTATGGTATATGCATTTTTTAACATTAGCAACATCATCCTCATTAATTTGGGCATCAATGAGAAAATCATTACCAACATTAATTTTATTTAATACAATATGGATTTGCATTTCATTAACAATCATTATTAAACATTTATATGGAGAATAAATTAGTATTTCCAAGGGATCAATCAATCGACCAAACAAGATATTATGTTATCGAAGATGCATTTAATGCTAAAGAATTAGAATGGATTAATAATTTACAAGAATTATATCCATTCCAAGAAGCTACAATTATCGGAGAAAATAATAATATTCGTAAATCTAATATAAAATGGCTACACAATAATGAAAGATCATTTTGGGTATATGAAAAAATATGCAAATTAGCTATAGAAGCAAACAATGAAATGTGGAAATTCAACTTACATTCAGTAATAGATGCTATCCAATACACAGTTTATTATGAAGGTGGTGGTCATTATGATTGGCATATTGATATAGGACCAGGAAGTATTAATGATAGAAAAATTAGCTGTTCTATTCAATTATCAGACCCAAATAAGTATGAAGGTGGTGATTTTGAAATATGGGCTGGAGGTGATTTTCAAAAAGTAGAGCGTAAACAAGGATGTGCAATTTTATTCCCATCATTTTTAATGCATCGGGTAACACCCATAACTAAAGGCACTCGTAAAAGTTTAGTTTTATGGATGGGAGGGAGTTCTTATAAATAAGATGAAAAATTTATCAAAACAAGTTATAAAAAATGGGGGTAATATTGTACCCCTTATTATTTCTCATCCCGATACAAACGGAACTGGATTAATGAATCCATCCATTTTTAATGATAATGGAAAATTAATTTTAAATTTACGCCACGTACAATATACACTATATCATACTAGAGGTAAATTTGAAAATCGATATGGCCCATTAGCATACCTAAACCCAGAAAACGACATAACACTAAGAACAACTAATTATTTTTGTTCATTAGATGATGATTTATTAATAGATTTATTTAATAAAATAGATACATCAAGATATGATATAACACCAGTTTGGGAATTTGTTGGTTTAGAAGATGCTCGTTTAGTTAGATGGGATAATAAATTATACGTGTGTGGGGTAAGACGAGATACTAAAACAAATGGTGAAGGCCGAATGGAATTATCAGAAATAAAAATTCTAGATAATAAAGTAACAGAAATAAGTCGATTTAGAATTCCTTCTCCATTTACTAACGATTCATATTGTGAAAAAAACTGGATGCCAATTTTAGATATGCCATATCATTTTGTTAAATGGACTAATCCAACAGAAATTGTTAAGGTAGATCCAATTAATAAAACATGCAAGCAAGTATTTTTAGGTAAGCCATATTCTACTAAACGCGATATACGAGGTGGAAGTCAAGTTATAACTATTGGTGATTATCGAGTAGCAATAACACATGAAGTTGATTTATGGCAAAATAAAAATAATAATAAAGAAGCTACTTACCGACATAGAATAGTAACGTGGGATAAAGATTGGAATGTAGTAAATACAAGTGATGAATTTGATTTTATGACTGGTTATATTGAATTTTGTTGTGGATTAGCTGTAAAAGATGATAATGTATTAGTTTCGTTTGGATATGAAGACAATGCTGCTTATTTACTAAACATACCTTTAAATTATTTTAAAACATTATCAGGAATATGAGCATTCAACAAGCATTAAATAAATTTATAGATGATCCGTATAATGATAAAGTTATATTTGATTTAGCTAATTTATATTATGATCAAAACCAAACAGCATCTGCTTTAACTTATTATTTAAGAATAACTGAATCAGATAGTGATTTAGTTTACTCATCATTACTTAGAGCTGGATTGTGTTTAGAAAAACAAGCTGATCGTATATTTTCAACTAAAGGATTATACTTACATGCTATATCACATTCACCAAAACGTCCCGAAGCTTATTTTTTACTTTCACGTTTATATGAATGGAGTAAAGAATATCAAGAATCATATACTATATCTTCATTAGCTGAATCTGTATGTCAATTTGATTTACCTTCATTAAACATAGATGTAGAATACCCAGGTAAATATGGTTTTAAATTTGAAAAAGCTGTATGTTCGTGGTGGATAGGACGTATAGATGAATCTTTAAATTTATTTTTAGATTTACATCATAATGAACCAATGATTCAAACCCATATTGATTCAGTAAAAAGAAATCTTACATTTTTATGGGGGAATGGAGATTGGGAGAAACCATCATATTATGATTCTACAAAATTAAATGACTTAAGATTTAAATTTAACGGAGTAGAAAAAATAAAAAATAATCAATCCCAAGTTTTTCAAGATATGTTTGTATTAATGGCATTGAATGGAAAAACAAATGGAAAATATTTAGAAATCGGTGCACACGAACCTATTGTTCATTCTAATACTTACATTTTAGAAAAGGACTTCAATTGGAAAGGAGTATCATTAGAAATTGATAATAATTTAGTAAACAAGTTTAACGGTATAAGAGATAATTTTTGTTTATTACAAGATGCTACGGTTGCTAATTATGATAAAATATTAAGTGATACAAATTGGGGAAATGATTGGGATTATTTGCAATTAGATTGTGAGCCACCTCGTAATACATTTGAAGCCTTACTACAAATCCCATTTGAAAAATATCGATTTGCAGTAATAACATACGAACATGATCATTATTGTGATGAAACAAAATCATATCGTGATAAGTCAAGAAAATATTTAAAATCTAAAGGATATGAATTAATTGTAAATGATATATCTACAGATGGTAAATCTTCATTTGAAGATTGGTGGATACATCCAGATTTGATAGATAAAAATGTCTTAAATACCATTAAGTCAGTAACAAAAACTACAAAAAAATCAAAAAATTATATTTATAATAAATAACAAAGTTATAAAATGAAAACCCAATCGTTAAAATTATTCGAATTACTAAATTTAGAAGCTGAATTAGCAGGTGCTACAAATAATCAAACAGGTGAAAAAATCATCGAAGGATTATTAAACCAAAAATTACCAGTAGTAACTAAATACCATTTAAACATTTTACTTTCGAATTTATCTTCTGAAAAGAAAACAATTGATTCTTTACGCGATGAATTAATTAAAAAACATGGTAAAGAGGATGAAAATGGTAATATTGGTATTTCTATGGTTATAGAAACAGGAGAATTAAATGATAAAGGTGAACCTGTTAAAGACATCAATCCTTCATATATCGAGTTTAACGATGAGTATGGTGAATTACTAGGTCAAGAAAGAGAAATTCAAGTGCCACAAATTAAATTATCTGATTTAGATAAAATTGAAACAAAAGATAATTATATCTTAGTATTTAAACATTTAATTGAAGAACCATTAGTTGAAGAAGTAAAATAATGAATAAGTTTTTAGAAATTGCTAAATCTTGGATTATAGGATTTAATCCAACAGAAGAACAGCAAAAAAAAGCTGATCAACGCATTGCTATATGCAATGAATGTCCTTTTATGAAACACAATGATGTAGGTAATTTTTATTATTGTGGAAAATGTGGATGTCCATTAAAAGGTAAAGTGTACTCACCAGTAGAAAAATCATGCCCAATGCATTATTGGCCCGTATAAAATAAAATTATGATAAAAGAAACAAAAATAACAGAAGAAGAATTAGCTGAAATTAAGCAGTTACAACAGGATTCTCAGGTACTAACATACCAAATTGGAGAACTTTCACTACAACGTGAATTTGCTCAAAAACAAGTTAAAAGATTAGATGATGAATTTAATAATTTTATATCTAGTTTTGAAAAACTTCAAGAAAAAGAAGTTGAGTTAGTTGAAAAATTAAAAACTCAATACCCCGACAGATCAATAAATTTAGAAACAGGCGAACTTTCATAGTTCGCCTTCGTTTTATAATATCTGTCATATATTTATTGTAGAAATACCCAAATTATAATCATTAAATAGCAATGGCAGAAAAAATTATATCACCTAATGTATTTGTTAACGAAAGTGACAAGTCATTAGTTACTAGAGGACCTGTTGTAACAGGAGCGGCACTTGTTGGACCAACAGTTAAAGGTCGCCCATTAATTCCTACAGTAGTTACCTCATACTCTGAATATGTTTCAAACTTTGGAGATCAGTTTAAATCAGGAAGCAATTACTTTGAATACTTTACATCATTAGCTGCTAAAGAATACTTCTCAGGTGGAGGTCGTTCATTATTAGTAACTCGTATTGTTTCAGGATCTGCAAATAATACATATGCTCAAGCATTTGTTAACCAATCAGGTTCTTCATTATCTACATCAGGTAACGCTTCATTTACTTTAGAATCTAAAAACTACGGAACTGAAGTTAATAACTCTTCTTCAATTTCTGCAGGTGGAGCTTTAGCTTCTGGATCTTCAGCAAACGTTCGTTGGGAAGTTTCAAATGCTGATTATTCAAAAGGTACATTTACTCTTGTAATTCGTAGAGGAGATGATACAACTTCAACTCCAAATATTTTAGAAACATGGTCTAACTTATCATTAGATCCATTACAACCAAACTTTATTTCTCGTGTAATTGGTGATCAAAAACCAGTATATGTTGCTGATAATGGTGATGGAGCATATATCCAACTTACAGGTTCATTTGCAGGTGCTTCTAATTATGTTCGTATAGCATCAATTACAACACCAAATGTTGATTCTATCGATAATGATGGTGTATTCAAAACAGCTATTTACAGTGGATCAATGCCTTCAACAGGTTCTGGTTCATTTGGTGGGTCATTTGCTGGTGGTGTAGCCGCAACTAATAGAGTAGGTTTATTCTTTGATGCAATTACTCCAACATCTACAACAGCTCAAGGATTTATTGATGAAGATTACCATAAAGCTTTAACATTATTAACAAATAAAGACGAATACGATTTTAACTTGTTATTAACTCCAGGTTTATTTGTTGGAGCTGATGCCCAAATTTCTAGTCCAAATGCTATAAGTACTGTAGAAGATAGAGGTGATGCATTTTTAATTGCTGACTTAGTTGCTTATGGATCTACTAAAACAAATGCAATTGCAGCAGCAGCAGGTTCAACTTCAAATTATGGTGCTGGATATTGGCCATGGGTTCAAACATTTAGTGCTAATTTAGGTCGTCCAGTATGGGTTCCACCTTCAGTAGTAATGGGTGGTGTATATGCGTTTAATGATCAAGTAGGTGCTGAATGGTTCGCTCCAGCAGGTTTAAATCGTGGTGGAATTGGTTCAGTAATTCAAGCAGAACGTAAATTATCAGCAACTGATAGAGATTCACTATATGCTGCAAATGTTAACCCATTAGCAACATTCCCAGGAGTAAATGGTGTTGTAGCATTTGGTCAGAAAACATTCCAAAAACGCGCTACATCATTAGATCGTGTAAATGTTCGTCGTTTATTGATTAACTTGAAACGCTTTGTTTCATCAGTTTCTCGTGAATTAGTATTTGAACAAAATACAGCAATCACACGTAATCGTTTCTTATCAGTAGTTAATCCATATATGGAACAAGTTGTTTCACGTCAAGGATTATTTGCTTATAAAGTAATAATGGACGATACAAACAACACAGCAGACATAATTGATCGTAATCAATTAGTTGGTCAGATTTATGTTCAACCTACTAAAACTGCTGAATTTATTATCTTAGATTTCACTCTTCAACCAACTGGAGCTGCTTTCCCAGCATAATAAAAAACTTAAATAATTGATATTTATAATAAACAAGATATAAACAATGGCAGTATTAGATCCTTCAGAAATTATGTTCACGGCTTTTGAACCAAAAGTTCAAAACCGTTTCATAATGTATATAGATGGTATCCCATCATATTTAGTAAAATCAGTTCAATCTCCTCAATTTGAAGCTGGTGAAGTAATTTTAGATCATATCAACACTTACCGTAAAATTAAAGGTAAAGTAAGATGGCAAGATATGACTATGACATTATATGATCCAGTAACACCATCAGGTGCTCAAGCAATTATGGAGTGGGCTCGTTTAGCTCACGAATCAGTAACTGGACGTGATGGTTACTCAGATTTCTACAAGAAAGACTTAGTAATGAACGTATTAGGACCAGTTGGTGATGTCGTTTCTGAATGGATTATTAAGGGTGCTTATTGTAAATCCGCTAACTTTGGTGAGTATGATTGGGCAAACGAAGCTGCTGTATCTATCTCTATAACAATTGCAATGGATTATTGCGTATTAAATTACTAAAAAATTAGATTGTGAATATTTAAAAACCTCTTGGCATTTTGTCGAGGGGTTTTTTGTTTTATATATTTATATACGCACAATAAAATTGTTATATGGAATCAAAATTTAAATTACCTACCGAAACGGTAACTCTCCCATCTAAAGGTTTATTATATCCTAAAGAAAACCCATTATCTGCGGGTGAAATTGAAATGTCATATATGTCTGCAAAACATGAAGATATTTTAACTAATGTTAATTATATTAAAAATGGAACTGTAATTGATAAGTTACTTCAAGAATTAATTGTTACTCCAATCAATTATAATGATTTATTAGTTGGTGATAAAGATGCAATTATGATTGCTGCTCGTATTTTAGGATACGGTAAAGATTATCCAATTAAGTTTTATAATGAACAAAAAGGAGCTGAAGATGAATTTATAGTAGATCTAACATCTTTAAAGGAAAAAGAAATAGATGAATCATTAATCGAAGAAGGTACTAATGAATTTGGCTTTACTTTACCTCAATCAAAAAATCTAATTACTTTTAAAGTATTATCACACATTGATGAAAAAAATATTGATCAGGAATTAAAAGGATTATCCAAAATACAACCAGATCGTTCATTTGAAACAACTACTCGTTTAAAACATTTGATAACATCAGTTGAAGGTAAACGCGAAAAGAAAGATATACGCGAGTTTGTCGATATTTATCTTACTGCGCAAGATGCACGTGCTTTACGTCAGTATTATGCGCAAGTTGCTCCGGGAATTGATATGTCTATTGATATTGATAAAGATGGTTACACAAAGGAGGGTGTATCAATGCCAATTGGCTTAAACTTTTTTTGGCCTGACTCAACCCTATAGATTATCTGTATTTTCTCAAATACATGAGATAGTATTTCATGGTAAAGGAGGATATACTTGGAGTGATGTTTATAATATGCCATTATGGCTTCGTAAATTTACATTTGAAAAAATAAAAGAATTTTACGAAAAAGAAAAGGATGAAATTGAAAAGAGGAATAAAACAATGTCTAATGAATCTCCTAATAAATTAGCACGTCCAAATATTACCCCTGACTATTCATATAAGGCGCCTAGAAAATAGGCGCTTTTTATATTTATATTATATAATTAATTTATAATGGCTGACGATTTAAGTAAAAAATTTGAAGAAATTAATGCTGATGCCGGAGATCTTAGAGGTAATTTAATCTCTGTTGCCAGAGAAATGAACCAATTAATATCTCAATCATCACAATTAGCAACTAATTTCGGAATAGCTAGAGATAATAATTCTGAAACTAGAAATTTAGCTAGAGAATTAGCTAGATTATCTGAAACTGATGTTACTAATAGAAAAGAAGTAAATAAACTTCAAAGTAAAGCTAACGACTTAACTAGAAAATTAAGATCAGATCAAGTTGAATTAAATAGATTAAATCAATTAAAACAAAATGCTTCTGGAACTGAAGCAAGATTTCTAAAAAGTATAATAAAACAAAAAGTTGAAGAAATAGCAGCATCTCAAGAAATATTAAATATATCTAATGATGTTCTATCAATAGCTAAAGAATTAAATGAACAAACCAAATATTGGGATAAAGCGTCTGAATTTCTTTCAAAGATCCCATTAGTAGGTCCTACATTAGCTAAACCATTTAAGGATATATCTGCAGCATTGCAAGAAGCTAATGTAAAAGGAACAGATCCATTAGTAGCAGGTTTTAAAGCTGCTGCTGGTAGTATAGCTACTTTAACTTTAGGATTTTTCATTCAGCAAGCATTTAAAGCAAGTGCTCAAGTAGCTGATTTGCAAAAATCATTATTATTAAGTAAAAACGAAGCATATGCTTTACGGGATGGATTTATTGAAGTAGCAGCTGCTAGTGGAGATGTATTCATTACTACAGATAAATTATTAGCTTCGAATGCAGCATTAAGTAAACAGTTAGGATTCAGTAAACGTTTTTCTGATGATTTAAATATTGGGTTTACTAATTTAACTAAACGAATTGGTTTGTCTGAGGAAGCTGCTGGTGGGTTAGCTAAAGCATCAATCATCACAGGTAAAAGCATGGAGTCTATTACTAATGATGCTTCAGGTGCTGTATCCTCACTTTCAGCTCAATATGGAATACAATTAAATGTTAGAGATGTATTAGAAAGAGCAGGTAAATCGTCATCACTATTATTAGCTAACTTTAAAGGCAATCCAGTTGAATTAGCTAAAGCTGTTGCTGAAATGGATGCTTTAGGTACTTCATTAGAAACAACACAGAAACAAGCTAATGCATTATTAGATTTCCAAACATCAATCCAAAATACATTAGAAGCTAGTTTAATTACAGGCCGTAACATTAATTTAGATAAAGCTAGAGAATTAGCATTAAATAATGATTTAGTTGGTGTTGCTAAAGAATTAACAAGTCAACAAATAGATTATAATACATTTAGTGATATGAACGCAATTCAACGTCGTTCAATGGCTAAAGCTTTAGGTTTAGAAACACAAGAATTATCAGATCAGTTATTAAAATTAGAAACTCAAGGTAAATCAAGAACCCAAATTGTAGCTTTGATGGGTGAAGAGGCTGCAAATAGAGCAATGTCATTATCTGCACAAGATAAATTTAATGCTGCTATTGAAAAATTATCTGGATTATTAGGTAATGTATTAGATGGGCCTATGGGTAAATTAGTTGATATGATGGCTACTTTTGCTAGTAGTTCTCTTGCAGTATATGGTACTTTAGGATTAATCTCTGCTCTTTCATTTGCTAGTGTAATTAGTAGTGTTATAACATTAGTTTCGGCATTAACAGAAGCAGCTATAGCGGCTGGTGCTGTAGGAGTATTTGCTAGCCCTTGGGCTATACTTGGTGGTATTGCTTTATTAGGTGCAGTAACAGGTGGTATTATGGCTGCTGTTGGTTCAGCTAAAGCAGATGACTTAATGTCTGGGTATGGTGACCGTACATTAGTTACACCAAATGGTTCATATGCTTTAAATAATAACGATACAGTAATTGCAGGTACTAATCTATTTAGAGGTAACGATGTATATTCAGGTCCTGCTGGTGCTATTAACATGTCACAACCTGAATTCGATTACGGTAAATTAGCTCAAGCTATGAGCCAAATAAAAGTAGTTTCAGTAAGTAAACCATCAGAATTTGCACCTTTTATTTCAAGGGAACAAAACAAAGCTATTGGAGTAAAAATATAATTTTAATATTTATAATAAAACACATTATGGGCTTATTAGAAAACATAAGTAGTATATTAGGATATGGTGGTGGTAAACCACGTTTTAATGCTGAATCAAAAACCTCAACATTGCATTACCAATCATCAATTAATAACAATCCTAAAATTGTTCAAAAATCATCTATTTTAGATGAAAATGATACATTTAGTAGTAACAAATTCAAAAGTGTTAAAGGTAGAAAATATACTGATAACCTTCCAAAATAAATAATAATATGGGAATCTTTGAAAAATTTAAAAAAGAAGGAACTAAACTTGTAGGTTCATATAAAGGAGATGTTAAAGGATCTGCTTTAGAATATTCTACTAGTGAAATTAACGGGGTAAGTGATGGGGCTGGACGTATAACTAATGGAGATACTATAAACTCTACTATAGCTAAAAAAGGATCTACACTTCATAAAGAAGCTTCCACGTTAAATACTCCTGAGGTTAAAGCAGTATTAACTGATAAATCATATACCCAAAAATACCAAAAAACAGCGTTAAATAAAGCCGTACCTGATGCTTCTACTATAGATGAAGGATCCACAGCAACATTTATTGCTCCTTCAAGCCCATCAGTTAAAGGAAGAAATATTAATACAACAAAAGAAGCTATTCCATCGTATTCGTCGGTAAAAACTTATAAATCATTATTTGAAAAGGATCAGTTAGTACTTCCTCGTTTTTAAATTTTAGAAGATGCCATACCCACTACCTGGAGATCAACTTCCCGTAGAAATACAAAACCCAAGAGGTCAAACACCTCCTACAGGCGATCCTAATGCTAGTAATCCTTTAATTCCAATAAAAAAAACACCAGGTCGTTTATTGTTTGATAAATTAGGTGAAACTAAACTTACATCATTAAAATTTACTGATGCTAGAGATGGATTTGGTAGACAAATTGATGATAATCCTATTATCATTAAATCTTTACCTGATGACCCATATGATAAAAGTAAATATATAGGTGTTGCTCCTAATGAAAAAGATGCAGCTTCTGAAAACCAAAAACGAATAAAAAGATTTTTTGAAACCCCAAGAGGAAAAGCATTTATAACTAAACAAATTGGTCTTCAATTATCTAATACTAGATTAGAAAGTGTACAAGGATTTTCATTTAATATAGGAAAAGTAAATGTTAGCCCTGGACTTATAGCATCTGTTATAAATGTTGGTAGAGATATATGGACTAATGGTCTTAATGAAAATAATGCTCTATCTGCTGTTACTGCTTTGAAACGTCCTGTAACTAGAGAAGCTATATCTGCATTACAGACATATAATCCTCAAAATACATTAGATCAAATAGGTTCAGATCCAAATACTGGATGGAATCATTATGATAGATTTGGACCATCTAATATTATCTTAGATAGTGATAAATATTTAAGTATTGTAACCCAGAATAATGATGGTGCTCAATCACCAAAAAATAGATTAGTAATACTAAATAAATCATTAGGTACTGGTCTTGAATCTGAAGAACCACTAACTAAATTTGCTGAAAAGTTAACAAACGGATTAAAAGTAGTTCGTAAATTTACAAATAAAGTAAATTCTTATTTTAATCAAGGATTAGGTTTAATTAATTCATTAGGATTACAAAACAATAATTCAGTTACTTCTATTACTAGTAAAATAAGTGAGGGTTTTAATTTTGCAAACAATAAATTAGCACTTGCTGATAAATTTGCTGCTCCTTTTACTAATAATATTATTGATCAGTATGAAGGAGGACCAGGTTCTATAAATGGAGTTGGACCTACTGTTATTAGACGATACGATAATACTTCAGGATTACAAAATCTACCTACAATTCTAGCAGCTGCTGATAGTTCATTAACCAAATCCCGCAATTTGATTGCTGGAAAGGCTAAAATATCACAGCAATATCAGGAAGATACAGGTGAAAATCTTTTTGGTGAATTAAATGATCCAAAAGAAATATCTAATAAAATATACGAGGGAAGAAATTATGAGTCAATTCGCCAAATGAATTTACCCACTCCCAGAAAATCAGTAGGTAAGGTACGATTAGATGAGGCTAGTAGAAAATATACTTATAGTATTGATTACCACACACCACAAGAAATTCCACTTAATAAAAACCCAAATATAAAAAATCAGTACTTTGGAGAAAGTGGAAAATTTAAAGAATTTGATCGATACACTCCACAAACCTCAGATGAAGTAAAAGATTATAATGAAACAATCAACCGCGTAATTTTTACTCCTATTAACCCATTTGATGGTAAACCATTCCAAGATATAATGGATAATGGTCAACCTGATTTAAATGGAGGGCGATTATTTTTTGATGCATATGTAAGTAATTTTAAAGATAATTTTACTCCTACATGGAGCGATATTAACTATATCGGTAGATCAGAAACATTCCACGTATTTAGTAAATTTAAACGAGATGTTTCATTCACATTGCAAATCCCATGTTTTAATCCAATTCAATTAAGAAATAGACACCGTGCATTATATGAATTAGCATCTATAAATGCTGGAAGTTACAACAATGGTAAATTAGGTGGTGTAATTACTTATTTAAAATTAGGAAATTATTTAGCACCTAATCAGAGTCGAGATAATGGAAGTGGTACTTATTTGATAACTGGAGAACCTGGTATAATAACTAATTTCTCAATTACCGTTCCTAATGATGCTAGTTGGGATATTGATGAACAATTAGCTCATTATTTAACAGTTGATGTTGGATTTAAACTAATACATAATACTCGTCCAGAACGCCAAAAAGGTGGATTTATTTCTACTATTGGTCCTTATTTAGGAAATTATGGACCCACTACTGATTTAGAGCTTCAAATGATGAGAAAACAACAAGCAGCAGCTCAAGATGTTGAAGGTGAAGCTTTTAGACAATCAATAAATAATGCAGGAAAAGGGCCAGGTAGTTCTTTAGAGAATTTTAGAAGACTTAACCAAGTAACAAAAGCAACAAAATTGCAAACTGGAACAACATTTTCTACATCTGATTTATCTAAAAACAAATCAATTTCTGGAAACTATACAGGTGAGTATAGTATTTTAGATAGTGTCCCTTTTGAAGGTACAGGTGATGGGTACGGAATTTAATTATTAATTAGCATATGAGATATAATAATAATATAATAAATAAAAATTCAGATGGTAAACGATACTATAAAGGTAAAATTTATCCTGATATTCCTTATTTAGCAACTGATAATTATATTATTACTACTGTTGGTGATCGTTTAGATACATTAGCTAATAGCTATTATGGAGATTCTGAATTATGGTGGATAATATCTATAGCAAATAATAATATTACAAAAGGATCAATATTTCCCACTCCAGGACTTCAACTCAGAATTCCAATTGATGCTAGATATGTATTGCAATTATTTGATGAGTTAAACAGTATATAAAGTTATGTCAATATTTAATCAACCTATCGACCCTTCTCTTGTTAAGCAATTAATCAAGAGACAGAGTTTAATGGAAAAGCAGGAGAGAAATCCTTTTGAATTATCCTTTTTAAATTCAAATACTTCATGGGTTAAATTACAATCTTCTGTTAATATTCAAGATAGTCCAGATGCGGCTAAGAATAATATATTATTTGGGGGTTCAGTTCAACTTACAAAAAATAATGCTTTAACAGTGCCTTCAGGTATATCAGTTGGAGACCAGAATATAAATACAGGACTTTCGTATAATCTTCAAACATCTGAGTTTGAAAGCAATGAATTAGGTTTAAGACCAATGCCTGGTATTACTTCAATTAGTGTTGAAAATATTGGTGCTTATGGTTCTACACGTAAAGCAACCGTTAATTTTCAATGTTGGGATGTAAAACAACTTGAAATACTAGAAGCATTATATATGCGACCAGGATATACTGTTTTACTTGAATTCGGACGTTCAAATTATTTAAATGACGATTCAAATAAATTATTTCAAGTTAACCCTAGAAATAATTTTTTTAATGAAAATATAACTAATCTTCACGATTATTTATCTGAATTATATAGATCATCATTACTTCAAGGGGGTCATTATGATGCCTTCTTTGGATATGTAGTAAATTTTAAATGGGCTGCTCGAAGTGATGGTGGTTATAACTGCATGACAGAAATATTGTCTACAGGTGAAGTTGTTGAATCCTTAAAGATAAACTATTCTTTAGGAGGTGCTATCAAATATGATGATTTAGCCGGAGACCCAACAAATGCTCAATTTAAAGGATTATTTTATTGGGATAATGCTAATACTAAAACTCTTCACCCTAGTTTTATAGTTCGATTTAATAATGAATATTCTGAAAGTATACTATCAGGATTAATATATGAATTATATACAGCATTTCGTTATGAACATGACGCTGGAACCTATTCTTCGGAAGCTATACATCAATCTCAGATATCGATACCTAGTCCAAGAACTAAAACTCCAATAACTGTAGATTTTGCTAGGATAATTTATCAATCTACATCTGATGAAGCTCCATCAGAAAATAGATTTTTATATGGATTTAATAACTACTATATTACTTTAGAATCATTTTGTAAATTAGTTACTGAATTTATTATTCCAAGAGCATATAACGGTAGTTCATCTAAAGGAAGTTTAACAGGAATATCAACTAATGATAGAATATATCATAAGACAAAAAACTCAACAGCTGATCCTTTATTATGTTTGTATAACACATTAATGCTATCAACAAATCCAGATGTATGTTGGATAAAAAATGATGAATGGAATAAAATAATAGGAAATTCAGGAGTCGCGATAAGTACAACTCCAGTAGCAGCGGCTACATATTCAAGTCCATTAGTTAATGAATCATGGTCTAGTGGTTTAAGAGATGACGTAAATAAGTTATTAGATGACATATTTGATAAGTACCCAGTTTCAAAAGATATTGAGTTACTACTTCAAGACATAAAAGCATTACAAGTTAAATTCTCTAAAGATACTGGATTTAGTGAAGATTATTTTTATAAAGCTCTTCAATCTAATTATCAATTAGTACGTGGAGGAATGAATAATAAAGTAAGAAATTGGGATGGTTTACTTAAAGCTACAGCAAATACTAAAAAATGGCTATCAGTTAAAAATGAAGCACAAACAAAAACATTTTGGAATGTATTAAGTGGTGTTTATGGAGATCCAACTACTGGTTTTTTTGATTTACTTACAATAAGCGGTGGTAGTAGACAAGTAGCAGGTAAAATCAAAGGAGTATCTGCTGATAGTAATTTAGATAAAGAAATACAAAAATATGCTGCTCAAACAGCACAAGTTCAACAAGCAGCAGCTACTGCTACTGCCGTATCGAGTAACATTAATAACATAGCTGATAATTTCAAAAAATTAGATTTCAAAAAAGATTTTAAATGGGATAAAAAAACACCTAAAGGTACATCAAAATCTAATTTTGGAGTAATTGGAAATATTTATATTAATTTAAAACATTTATATTTACTATCTAAAAACCAATCTTCATTATCTTCAGACCCTTCAGGCAAAAATACAATATCTTTAGGTAGATATTTTGATAGCTTATGTCAAAGTATACAAACATCTTTAGGAAATGTAAATAACTTTAAAATTCATATTGATCCAGTAGATGGTATTGCTCGTATTATAGATTTAAATTACATAAATAAAGATCAAGCAAATAATTTATTTAAATTTAATATAGGAACTAATAATTCTATAGTACGAGATCTAAAATTAGAATCATACATGTCTAATGATATGATGTCTATGATATCCATCTCAGCCCAAGCAGAACCTGGAAAGATGGGGTATGATAATACCACATTAACTACATTTAATGAAGGAATAACTGATAGGAATATGTCGAGTAAAGATACTCCTATTCCTTATGATGATGCATCATCGGCTTTAAATTTTATAAGTAATTTAGGATTATTAGTAAATACATATCTTAAGAATTTTTCAGAATATCAACCAGCTTTTACTTACACCGTAAATGGAGGAGGTAGTGAAATGGGAGGAACAAGAACAACCGTTTCAAGTGCTGAAAAATTTCCAGTATATAAGGCTGAACAGAGTAATTCATATTCTAATGCATTAAGAGATATTATAAATTTTATTACAGCAAACAAACTGTTTACTACAGATAATGCTAATAAATCTATACTAGCAACCGAAATTTCATTAACATTAGATGGACTAGCTGGATTTATTATAGGTAATCTATTTGAAGTAGATAATACCTTTATTCCTAAGTATTATAAAAATACATTTAAGAAAATGGGATATACTATTACTGGTGTATCTCAAGAATTATCAGATAATGATTGGACTACTACAATTAAAGCATTCCCTGTTGATTTAGGAAGCAATACTGTAGAATCAAAAGTACCTGATAAATTTGTTACTGTATATGTAGTTGTAGGAGATGGAAGTGGGACTAGCACCGGTGGAGGAGTAGGTGGTGGAAGTGGAGTTGGGGTAGTTAGTAGTGATTGCGGACAAGCCACAGAAAATATTATTCCTTTATTAACTAAACATGGAATTGGAGTTGGATCTAATATAAGTGGTGATTCAGCTTTAATTACTAAAGAATTTTATAGAGATTTAGATACTCAAATATTTCCATTATTTAAAACCAAATTACCAAATATAAAATTTGTAGCAGCATCAGCTACTAGACCTGGACAAACAAGTTATGCTCATAGTCGGGGAGTTGCATTAGATTTTCAAATTGTAGGAATCAATGGTCCTAGTATACAAGAAAGATGGAATACTAAAACAAACATAAAAGCAAAAACTAAAACTAGTAAATGGGGAACTTGGGTAGAATTTAGATCAAATGCACGTTCAGGAGTAAATATAAATTATGGATCTGTAAATGACAGCCACCCATATAATCAAAAAGAATTAGCAGATATTAAAGAAGTAGAAAATGCTCTTAAGGGGGGATTTAATGGAATACAAGACGCTAAAAACCCTAAAAACCCATATTTCTCAGAATTAAGTGTTGGAGGAAGTAAATATCAATTCATAAATGAAAACTTTGCACCTACTGCTGAAGCTTCAGGTCCCCATTTTCATATTGGAAGAAGATGTGGAGGGTCAGTTACTTCTGGAGGAGGTAACATTACAGCACCTAAACCAAAACAACTTCCAGTTAATAAACCTCAAACACCACAACCAAAAACAAGTACCCCAATTCCACCTTCATCAGCAACACCTCCATCAGATGCCCCTATAACACCTGTTACCCCAGTTGTTACACCAACAATAACAACAACAGTTACAACACCACCAACTCCTCCAACACCCCCAATAGTTACACCAACAGTAACTACAACAGTAACCCCAACAGTAGAAATTTTACCTGCTCCAGATGTTAATTCAACATTTAAATTTCCTCGTTATGTTCAAGTAAGATATACTGCTGATGGATCTAGAACAAATATTTTAGATGAAATGCATGCTTTTGATTCAACTAGTAAATTACGTCCTGATGGCACTAGAGAGATATTCATAGTAGGAGATGGGAATAGATTAGTAATGGATGAGTTGAAAAAATTATACGATGCTGGTATTAATCCTATAGTAACTAATGTTACATTATCATCAAAACATTTTGAAAAATCAGTATCAATGCATTGGTCTGTAGAAATTAATGAAAGTACTGATGGATTAGCATATACTGGTTTTACAAGTAGAGGAAGTGCAAGAAATGATCGCTCAGTTAGTACTACAGATATTTTTTCAGATCCAGAAAAAACAGAAACTGGTGTAAAAAGAGCAGTACTTAAAAAATATAAGTACACTCCAGTAAGTGTTAAATTAGTAGCAGATATAAAAGATGATGAATCTAATTTTAGATATCTAAACCAAGGAACACGTCACATTAGACAAGTATTTTACTCATACGCAGATCAAAACCCCGAAGGAATAAAAACCAATAAATAATATGGCTATAAATTATATTCCAAGGTCTCAAATAGTTGAGAATAAAAAAGCTAAAATTGGTGAATGGGTTTATAAAAAAACGGGTATACCGTTTTTAGGAACATATCATTTAGTTAAAGGAAAACCTTTTGTTGGTGCTACTTTTTCTCCAACAAAAGAATCCCAACCATTAGAAAAAACTACCGAAAGTAGACTATTTAAAATATTAACTACTTCAGGACCAAACTCACCTGCATATCTTATGGCTATAGGAAATCCAGGTGGGATTGGGACTTTAGTAAGTGTAGCTATTACGGCTGCCCCTATTATCAAAGGAGTATTTGCAGATGGTGATAGTGGTCCAACGACTGGATTTAGAATTTTTATTCAAAAATCAAACGAAGAACCAAAAACAATAAAAGAAATTAAAGAAAACTCCCCAGAACATATGGCAGTTTCTACAAATCCATTTTATAAAATTGTTAAAATAGATTTAAGTAAAGATCTAGAATCACAAATGGAAGAAGCAGAAAAAATAATTCCTGGAATTAGAATATTTTTAGGGAGGTAATTTCTTAATTATAATTAATAAAAGGTTATGCTATGTTTTATATTATTGAAAAACAAGATCAATTAGATCAGTTACATATTGGTGAAGATACATTCATTCATATTATTCCAACGAATGAAAACTATCATCCTGCTTTACAAAACATCAGTTTAATTTACGTTCGATGGATTAAAGGACATAAAGGATATATTTTATGTGTGAACCATTCAGAATCATTATCGTTATCAATCACCGATATACTTGACAAACTATCTAAAGTCAATAACATATACACATTAGATAAGAAAGCGGTGTTACACCACTTTCCCACGTTGAGTCCTCAATTAATTGATGTGCAACTAATTAGCTCATATTACAAGGTACAAGATCTTCATCAAGATATTAATGTAGAACAATATGAGTCAAAAGTTGAATCTGATTTTAAACGTAAGTATTATACAGCTGAGCCATCAACATTAATTCCAATTGCAAAACATTATGAAAAATACGAAAACGTATATGATCATATTGAGCAAACTATAAATAAAATTAGTGAAGATTTAGAACCATACTCATTTTTAAATCATTACGTTGCTCCATTATTTTATAATATTGAAAAACAAGGTATTAAATTATCCAAGGAACCATTTATTGAACACTTTAAAACATTACCAAACCCTAAATTTTCAGTATCTAAAGGTAAAATATATACACAATATAATTTGTATACATTAACTGGTAGACCATCAAACGCATTCAATGGTGTTAATTTTGCAGCATTAAATAAAACAAATGGCGAACGTGCTGCCTTTATTCCTGAAAACGATACATTAGTTGAAATTGATTTTAAAGCATATCACCCAACTATTATAGCTAAATTAGCTGGGTATGAATTTACAGGAAATATATACGAACAATTATCGCTCCAATTTCCTGGATCAACACCCGAAACAATTAAGGAATTAGTATTTCAGCAATTATATGGTGGTGTTAGAAAGGACTTCCAAGATAAGCCATTCTTTAAACAAGTAAATGATTATACAAATCGATTGTGGAGTGATAATGGTGTGATTGGTACACAATTCGGTAAACGTTTCACTAAAGAAATGATTGAAAACCCAACACCACAAAAGTTACTTAATTATATTGTGCAAAATACAGAAACCGTATTTAATGTAGTGCAATTTTCCGCAATAGTAAATTTACTCAAAGATAAGAAAACTAAAATTATATTATACACATACGATTCTATATTACTTGATTACGACTCGTCGGAAAATTTATTAGATAGCATAACTTCGCTACTAAAATTTAATTACTCCACGAAAACTGGACACAATTACGCAGAAATAAAATAAACCGTATATTTATGTTGGACTTAAGTTACGATTTATTTAATAATACATTTTTAATGGCTAATAAGCTATTCTGCACATTCACGGCTCCTGAAGAATTAGACAATACTCTAAATACTTTAACGACTAAATATACTATTTTATATTCTAAAATATTTGTATTAGAATCGCTGTCGACTGAAGAATATGTCTGTACTTATAATATAGATACATTTAATATGGAGCAACAATCAGTGTTACCTAACACAATATTGCTACATCGTAAAAAAGAGTCAAATACGTTATATACAATAAATGCATTGAATGCATTAATAAAGTCTTTAAACAACGGTATATTAGATACTAATTTCCGTATTACCTGGTTGGATTATAAAAATTCAATCTTATTAATTCAAAGTAATGATTTAAATATCATTCAAACAAAAATCCACAGAATAATTAATCTGTAGGATTTCTCAATTACATTTACTGAGTACAATTTTTAAAACTTAAATAGTTATATTATGGATTTAGCTTTGTTAAAGCAAAAATTAGGTAATCTTAACGCACCCAAAAACAGTGGTGGTAAGACTTACGAAAAAATCGACTACACGAAAGTGTTCTGGAAGCCTCAGGTAGGCAATTATACGATTCGCATCGTACCCGCAAAATCAAATAAGCAAAATCCATTTAAGGAAGTATATTTCCACTATGGGTTCGCTAAAGGTCCGGTATTAGCTCTAAACAACTTTGGAGAAGCAGATCCAATCATGGAATTTGCAGCAAAATTACGTCAATCAAAAGATCGCGATAACTGGGCATTAGCTAAGAAGTTAGATCCAAAAATGCGTGTATTTGTTCCTGTTGTTGTTCGTGGCGAAGAGCATTTAGGAGTTCGTTTATGGGAATTCGGTAAGGAAGTATACAAATCATTACTAGGATTTGCTGC